CAACTTGCAAAGACTTAAAGTGCTTCAAAAACGTGCAAGTAAAAAACAAAAAGGAAGTGCAAACAGGAAGAAAGCAAATTTAAAAGTAGCAAGGCTACACGAGAAAATAGCAAACCAACGATTAGATTTTCTACACAAAACAACTACTGCGATAGCCAAACAGTATGATACAGTTGCGTGTGAAAATTTAAACATTTCTGGAATGCTACGAAACCATAAACTTGCTCAATCAATAGCAGATTTAGGACTTGGCAGATTCTACACTTTGCTTCAATACAAAATAACAGAACAAGGTGGTAACTATTTAGAGATAGGAAGATTTGAACCCAGTTCAAAGATGTGTGGATGTGGTGCTATTAATAAGAATTTGCAGTTATCTGATAGAGAATGGGTATGTCCTGAATGTGGAACTATAAACCAAAGGGATATTTTAGCGGCAAAAAACATTTTAAAGTTTGCTTTAAACCCTAAAAATAAAACAACCGATGGTATGTCGGGGGTAGCCTATGGAGATGCTGGCGTTAGTCAGGTCTGTGAAGTAGGAACTATTTCTGGTCGCTCTTTGCGTCCTTAAATGGGGTACAACAATAAAATATATGGCGAATATGCCAATTCTTTAGAAATTAAATCAATTATAAAAAATAATAATTTAATTTTATTTCATTTGGGAAGACCTAATTTTTTAATTGGTAAAGGTGGTTGTAAAATTGATGAATTAAAAAAAGAATTATCTGAATCTTTTGAAAATGAAATAGAAATTTTAATTGTTGAAGATTTAGTATCAACAATTCCATCAAAATATAATTATACTTTTGATTATAATGATTATGATGACTATAATTAGTAAATAATAAATCAATGGTTTATTTTATCATAATATTTTAAATTAAAAGACATGAAAGAACAATTAGTATCATTTGAAGTTGCTAAACTTGCTAAAGAAGTTGGGTTTAATTTGAAAACTCATTATTGTTATTTAGATGAATATAATTTTAAACCATTCATTGAAAAAGTGAAATGTATGTCTGCACCAACACAAAGTTTAATTCAAAAATGGTTAAGAGAAACATATTCTATTTATATATCCATTAAAACACATCTAAATTTAGATGGGAAATATTTATTTTCTTTTAATTATTATTTAAATAATAAAATTGTTAAAAATAATAAACGTTTTAAAACATACGAAGAAGCGTTGGAAAATGGTTTAATTGAATGTTTAAAACATTTAAAGAAAAATTTGTAACATTTTTTAAATATTTACGTATATTTATATAGAAAGTAATCGTTCTTACTAAAGATAAAAAAAGCCAACCGAAAATTCGTTCTAACCAATATATATAAAAGGTTAGAAAAAGTGATTACGGCAATGGTTATTCACGGACAGTTCACCTCTGTCCAATAGGTGAGTGAATAAAACGACCCTTAATTAACGTATTTTATATTCTAATATAATTTACAAAATTAAGGGTTGTTTCTTTTTAAAAAATTTATTTTTTTGTAACATTTTTAAAAACATTTCGTATAATTAAATAAACAAACAAAACATTATTAACTTAATTAAAGGGGGAATTAAAAATGGGCTACACACACTACATTGTAAACAAAAAAGTTTCTGATGAAAAATTTGAGGAATTTTCAAATGCCTGTAAGAAACTTTATGAAAATTTACCCGAAAAAACTAATAGTGCGGGTGGATATTTCGCCAATGATAAAATTGAAATTGCAGGTTGGGATGGAAATGGTAAACCTGAATTTACTAAAGAATTTGTTTCTTTTAATGGTAAAGGTGAAGAATTATCACATGAAACGTTTTACTTAGAAAATAAAGAAGGTTTTAGTTTTTGTAAAACAGCAAGAAAACCATACGATTTACTTGTTGTTGCCTGTTACCTTGCTGCAATGCAAATTTTAGGAAGTAAATTTTCTTCTGATGGTTTTCTTCGTGATGGAACTTGTGACTATTTAAACGAAGGCATTGACTTCTACAATGAAGTAATGAAACCAAAAATACCAATAACACAAAAAATACTCTGGGAACAATATTTAAAAGATTAAAAATACTATTCACGGATTCTTGAAATCCAAATGAGGACGTTGTGAACCCTCACTCCTTTCAATTTTTATTGGTGTTTTGGTTTGCCCCCTGTTGATTTGATTTAACAGGGGGATTTTATTTAAATTAAAATATCTTTAAATAAAATATATATTTTAATTAAATAATAAAATTCTTTATCATTTTGAAACATAATTAAATAATATTCGTATAATCAAATGAACTTAGGTTGGGTTCGTGTTCAAAAAACACGCAGAGGGTATACTCCAATATACTTATTATCTTAAATTTAGATTTAATCTAAATAAAATTAATCATACCTATATATATAATATAAGAATATTCATCCTGATAAACAACTTTTTTTCTTTTTAATTAAAAACATTTCAATATTTGTTTTTTATATTGTCTTTAATTAAAACAAAAAAACATTATTTTTTTGTAACAATTTTAAAACATTTGCGTATTATGAAATAGAAAAGAAAAAATATGTTAAACTTTTAAATTTTAATACCATGAAAATTGATGTAGGAGTTTTAAATGAAAAAGAAGTGGTTACAACTAATAATGATGGACAAATTAATATGCGTTTGTCTAAAGATGCCACTACCATTGTTTTTCAAATGTTTACAAAAAATATTTATTCTAATCCCATTGGAACAATTGTAAGGGAAATTACAAGCAATTGTTTTGATTCACACATTGAAGCAAATGTTAATAAACCCGTTATTATTAGAAAAACATTTGATAAAAAAGATAATACCTATTATATATCATTCATTGATTTTGGTGTGGGTATTTCACCCGAAAGAATGAAAGAAATTTATAGTGTTTACTTTGAAAGTACCAAACGTGATGACAATAATCAAATTGGTGGTTATGGTATTGGTGCAAAGTCAGTATTGGCATATAGAAGAATTACAGGTTATGGAACAAATGAATATGACAATAGTTTTTATGTTATTACTACCTTTAATAAGATTAAGTATTATTATTGTATATATGAAGGTAAGGAAAGTCCCGTAATATCATTACTTCATTCTGAAAGTACAACCGATGGCAATGGAACTGAAATTAAAATTCCTGTATTGGAAAAAGATATACCTACCTTTGAAAGAGAAATGGTAAAACAACTTTACTACTTTGAAAATATTATTTTTGAGGGAATTGATAAAAATAATAATTATGATTTAAAACCAACTAATGATTATCAAATTGTTAAAGGAAAATCATTCTATTATAGGGGAAATGACTATTCTAAATATATACACGTATGTTTAGGAAAAGTCGCTTATCCCATTGACTACAATGTACTTAACTTAAATCAAAGTGAATACTATTTACCCATTGCCATTAAGTTTAATGTTGGTGATATTAAAGTAACAGTAAGTCGTGAACAATTGGACTATGACGAAAATACAATTAGGTTAATTAAAAAGAAACTTATTGAAGTTAAAGAAGAATTGATTAGTCTATTGAATAAACAATTTAAAAATATTGTTACTTTAAAAGATTTTTTTGAATATACACAAAACTATAACATATTGAAATTTGGTAATGGAAAATCTTTAAATTTACAAGGGTTGATAAAAAAAGAAGATATTGATTTGTCTAATTTTAGGTATAAAGAATTAAAACTTAATGCACTTACCAAAGATACTTCATTATTCAATTTCTTTTTTAATATAAGAAGATTAGGTGATAAGCCTAAAAAGTATGAAAAAAAAGAATTTTATGGTGAGTATAATTCTTTAATTTCTGATAAGAATATATACTATGTTGAAAATGAATTTAAACGTAAGCAAATTAAATCTACTTACCTTAAATCATTACATAAAACATACTATTTAATTACAAAAAGAAATATTTTAAATAATCGTTTGGATATTTCAGACATTTTTAAAATTGCTTTAAATAGCACAACCGATGAAAATGGTAAACCTGTGAAAATTGTTAAAACAATGTTAAAAATGCAAGAAGAATTTTTTAACATTGTTCGTGAAAATGCCATAAACTATGATAATTTGGAATTACCTGATAATTTTGTAATTAAAAGAATATCAAAAAAGAAAAATGATTTTAGTGATATTACAATACCTGTTAAATTTATTCATCATTCAATTAATAGAATTAAAGTTGAAAAATTGGAAAAATTTAATGGTGTAATATTTTATAGTAATTTGGAAGAAGAATATAAACTAAACAATTCTTTAAAAATATTTGAATTACTATTTGATAATAATCACCTTATTTGGGACTATAGTAAATATAATGATAATTTTAAGTCATATAATCATAATATTACCAATAACGGCATAATGTTTATTAGGGTTGCTCAAAACAATATTAAGTATTTGGAATCCTGTAAAAATGCTTACCATATAAGTCAATTTACTAATAAAATGTTATATCGTAAAAGGGATTTAGTAATTAATTACTTACAATCGAATGAAATTTTTTCAAAATATCAAAATTTAAGTCCACTTTATAAAAGATATGATTTTAACAGTATTAATGAAAAATATGGTAAAATCATTCTAAAAGTGAATGAATATTTTAAAAAATTGAATAATATTAATACTGATATAAAATACCATAAAGATGAATTAATACGTCTTTTAAATATTGGTGATATTGAATTGAATGATGAACAAAAAGATATTATGAAAAAACTGGAACAACTATACCAATTGGAAGAAAATAATGAAAAAATATTAAGATATTTCAATACTTACAACATTAATTATAATAAAGTATTGGATGATGTTTTAGTTGATATTCTGAAAAAAGTTATGGTTTTTTAAATAAAAAAGAAAAAAATAATTGGTATATTTATACAATGTACCAATTATTTTTTTTAATTTTGTAACAAAATTAAAACAATATCGTATTATTAAATGTAGTTAAACTAATATTAACCTTTAAATTTCGGGCAAATGAAAACAAACATTCAAGCAGTAAAAATCGGAAATACGATTAATGTTTCGATTAATGGCAAATTGCACAAAAAGAATTGTAGTAATCTTAATGATGCTAATGATTTTTATCGTGTAATATTGGATGCAAAAGAAAATCCAAGTGAAGAAAATCTACGAAAAATTTATTTTTTCTTAAACGAAAAGATTAGAATTGCTTACCTTTGTGGATTGGAAACTGACCCTGATAATGGTGAAGTATTTTTAGCGGGATTCAATACTCCAATACCCAATGAATTGGTTGAAACCATTAAAGAATACCATGAAAATGGTTTTCCAATGGATGCTATTATTAATTTTTGGAAACTCCTTATGATTAATCCTGATAAAAGGGTTAGGAAAAGTCTTTTTAATTTCATTTCTACCCATGATTTTGTATTAACCAATAAGGGCTATATGGTTGTTTATAAAGCCGTATATGAAAAGAAAAAAGGTAATAAATTAAATGAGTTTGTTGCTGAAAAATACCTTATGGTAAGAAAAGATTGGAAATGTAATCCAAATAAGTATGTTGTATATCAAAACATGGATGGTGATTTTGCCATTACCAAAAGAAAAACTTTTGAAATGTGGGATGAAAAGGAAAAAAGTGTTGTTGGTTTTGGTAAACTTGGTGATTTGTACGAAGATGTTGTATTATTTGGTGATTCGGAAGAAAATACCACTTATACGGATATGTACACAAGGTCAATGAATATTGAATTGGGTAAACCTGTGAAAATGGAAAGAACTAATTGTGATTCTGACCCAGAAATTGATTGTTCTTATGGTTTGCATGTTGGTGCAACTTCTTATGTTCAATCCTTTGCCAATTCCCATTCAAAAGTATTGGTTTGCCTTGTTAATCCTGCACACGTTATTGCCGTTCCTAATTATAACCATTCAAAAATGAGGGTAAGTGAGTATTTTCCATTTGCTGTTGCAAAATATGAAGATGGAATAATTGATATTATTGAAGATGGATATTATGAAGATGATTATTCCACCTATGAAATTGAGGAATTGGAAAAAGCGGTTGATATGGCAATAAGAAGTGAAATACCATATAAAGCAGCAATCGAAGCGGAAGAAGAAAATCGTCCAATGGAAGAACTTATTAAAATGCTCGAAACAAGATTGGTTGATATTAGTTAACCATAATGTTTCATCACAATTCCCTTGTTAGATTACAAGGGAATTGTTTTTTTTATAATTAAATTTATTTTTAATTAAAAACACATATAACAATGTTCGAAAATAAAACAGCAGAAGAATTAAAAAATCAAATGTCTTATCTTTTAACCAATGTAAAAAATTTAGATTTGTTTATTTCCAATAAACTTTACAATTTATCTTTAAAATACCCCGATGCCATTATTGATATAATGGAAATAGACGATATTAAATTTAAAGCAAGCAATTTAATTCCACCCAATAAATCAAAAAAATTTATACTTGAACTTCCTTTTGAAACACGGATTAAATATTTAAAAAATATTGAAAGTTGGATTGAATTGAATTCATCAATTAAACAATTGAAAATAAATTTTAATAATAATTAAATAATAAAACCATGAAATTAAATAAAAGTATTACCTATTATTATATTTTATTATACAACAATACTTTTAAATAAAATAAATGAAAATAATATCTAAAACTAAATATAATGACATGTTTTTATCCATTGTGGAAGTTGTTGACCCAATGGCAATCATTCATTTTAATAGAAGATATAACCTTATTTTAATTAAAGATAATAAAAATATATTTCCAAAGGATAAGCATAAATATTTTACCTTCAATGAAAATTCTAAATTATATCCTATTAAATCATCTTTAACAATCAAAACTATTTATATCAACCAATTATTATATTATAAATTGAAAATTTGTGATAAAACATATGAAGAATGTTTATCCTTAATTAAAGAATTTATTAGAGGTAATCTAAAAATAACTAAATTTTATAAAAATTTTACCTATGTTTAATATAACAATAAATGAAGTAAAAGGAAATCCAATTAATATTGAAAATAATAATGAAAAAATTATAATTGCACATATTTGTAATGAAAATACTTGGGAAAATGAATTTACTAAAACACTTTCAAAGAAATGGATTGAACCTGAAATTATTTTTAAAAAAGAAAAATTAACAATTGGAAAAGTACAAATTATTAATATTAATAATAATATTACTATTGCTAATATGATTGTAGAAAATTCATCCAATAATATAGAAGTAGAATATGGTGCTTTTAGATTATGTCTAAATTATGTTAATGATAAAGCATTTAGAACAAATTCAACAATACATATACCTTTACCTAAAAAATATACTACTACTAATATTAAAAATAATATTTTAAATATTATAAAAAACGTAATGTCTGTTAATATTACATTGTACAACCCTATTTTAACCTAATTTTTTTAATTAATACCATCATGAGTAAAAAAATACTAATGAATATTAATTTAAATCTGCCTAACCACGAAACCGAATTAAAAAAAGCAGAAGACATATTATTAGAATATGAAAAAAAATTTAACCAACATGTAATACAATGTACAATCACAAATAATGAATTCATTAATGAATATGAAAATATTATTATGATTTTAGATTATATCGGAAATCTATCAAAACCTGCCCTTAATGTTAGAAATGAACTCGAAGAACAATATTTTAAATCATATAGAAGAACTCCTGAACTAGCCAAAAAATTATGGATTGAACATTTTAAAACAATCAATAAACCCTATACAAAGTTAAAAGATAGATGTTTTGATTTATTGGATGAATATGATATGTTCTATCAAAGAATATATAATAAAAAACCACCTAATTGGAGTTGTAAATAATTTTAATTAATAACAATGTACAAACATAATATAAGAATGTATGACTATTTATATTTAAACCAAAAAATGAATAATAAACAAAAATTATTTAAATTGATGCATAAGGTGGCTGGAATGCCATTGTTTGAAAATAATAAAAAAATTAAAATTCTTGTTTCTAATAATAAATTTCAATTAATAATTAATAATGTATTAGTAGGTGAAACTAAATTTAATATTGAAGAACCAGATGAATTTTTTAATGAAAATTATGTATCAATTTACGAATTAATAATTTTTGAAAAATTCAGAAATAAGGGTTACGCTAAAATTTTATTAAATAAATTTTTTTGTTTTGTAAAAAATAAATTAAATTTAAATATTATAGTATTAATTGTTGATAAAAACAATCATAAAGCAATTAATTTATATAAAAAACTGGTTTTGAAGTTTTTATTGAATATGATGATTCATATTCATTGATAAAAAACCTTAAAAAAAATTAAACCACATTTTTCATATAATATATATTTTTTTATTTCTTCTTTTTGTAACAAAATAAATTATTCTTCGTATAAATAAACAAATTAACATCATGGAAACGAATAAAACCTTAAAAGAAGTATATAAAAATTCATCTGATGAAGTCAGAGAAATCTTAAGAACTAAATTTTCAAATGAAGAATTAGGAATTAAAAACATTGAAGAAGAAATTAAAAATGAATTTCTTGAAATATTATGAAAATATTCTAAAAATATAAGATTTTTAGATTCTGTTGGAATAATAACCAATTTACCATCACCACGATTTGAAATTTTAAATGAAAATGATGAATGGTTATTTGATATTTCATATGAAGAAAATAATAAACATTTTTTGTATAGTCAAAAAAGAATTCTTAATTTTTTTGAAAAGAAATATAATTATAATTTTTTAATGGATAATACAATAATTAAATCAATAATAAATGATTATTTGAATTTAAAAGAAATTAAACCTGCTAGTAGTTTAAAATATCATTATGATTGTGGTTAATAATAAATTATCATGAAAATATACATAAAATATAAATATTTTGGATTGGGATTTTACTTTGCAAAAGTTAATGCAGATTTAGGATATAAATATTTTTTTAATATTCAATTACTATTTTGGAGAATACACGGTTATTTTATAAAATCAAAATTTTGTGCATATGAAATGACAATTGATGATGATTGGATATCTAAAAAAATAAAAAAGTATGATAAAACAATAAATGAATATACCAATAAAATAAAAAAATAATGTTAGGCTTAAAAGATAAAATAGAATTAAGAATAAAAGAACTTGAAAAAAATATTACAGTCAATTATCATCATCATATGCCGAATCTTTATCTTGGTCAAATCATTTTCAAGAAAAAAATTTGCTTATCTAAAATCTGATGACTAAAAAAGTAGAATAAATGAACTTAAACCATTAATAAATATAATATAATGAAATGGATAAAAATAACATCAAAAACTAATAAACTTGAAAAAAATAATATTTATTGGGTTATGAATGATAATAACATGCATTTAGCATATTATGATAATCAAGGTAAATGGTTTAATTGTCCACTATTTTTTAATGAAAATGGAAAAATATTTCCATATGATATTGGTTATGAATTAAAAAATGTTACTCATTGGCAACCAATACCAAAACCTATTAATAAACCAAAAAATTATAATTTTTTATCATCATCTCTAGAAAACAATGGTTGGTAGTTTTATTATTAATAAAATAAATCTATGAGTAGATATATTGGAAAAAGAGTTTTTTATCATTGTGATTATTGTAATAAACCTTTTACAATAAATAAAAATTGTGTGGATGATTGGAAATATTCTGATAATATTTTCTGTAGTAGAAAATGCTATGAACGTTTTAAAAATTTAATCCATAAAAACAAAGAAAATGAAAACACAACAAAGAGTTTATGAAATTAGTGGATATGCTTGGGGTGGTTTTAAAAACCAAAAACTATTAAAATTTATTACAGCATCCACAAAAAAAGAAGCAATTAAGAAATCAGGATTCCTTAATGTATCTTTTGCTAAATGGAGAAAGGATATTAATCCCAATGATAAAATATTATCCACAATGTACAACATGAATTATTAATTAATAAACATAATCATGGAAAAAGAAATTATATTTAGAATACATCTTCAACATGTATTTACTGGTAAAATAATATTTAAAGAATTTACATATGGTGAAATATTTTCTGGTAATGCAATTCGTATTCTAAAAAATATATATTTTAAATATTATGTAATTGGTAAAAGTGAATTTACGGGAAGATATGATTCAAAAGGTAATAGAATATATGAAAATGATATCATCGATTTCGATGAAAAAGAATGGGGTAGTAATTCACACTTTCATATCGTAACTTGGGATAATAAAGAATCTAAATGGTGTTTTGGTGGTGGAACAGCATCTGACATGCATTATAGAACTGTAATTGGAAATAAATTTGATAATCCTGAACTTTGGAATAGTTTAATTCATTGAAATATGGAAGACTTTAAAATAGATTTTAGTGATTTAGAAAATGTTATAAATAATTTAACTTCTAATCATAATAAAAAAATGAAAAAAGAAAATACAGAAAAACAACAAAAAGAAGTTTTCAATAAACTAAATGAAATAAGAGAAATTGCCTTAAAATATTCTAAATTAATACTAGAAGAAGCAGGTATATCAAAAGAAAATAATCCATACTATTCCATTCGTCTATATGAAATGCAATTTAAAATATATAGCGAATTAAAACTATGCTTTTATATTAACACAGAAGAATAATATTAAAATATGAAAAATAAATTCAAAAATTTATATGATGAATTTAAACCAGAAGTAATTGATGAAGTTTTTAATGAATTATTTAATGATTTAAATAAAAACAAATCAAATGATACTATTATAATGAATCAAAATGAATATTTCAATAAAACAAAATCATTACTAACTAAAATTTATACATACTATTCACAAGGATGGAAACATATACCATTTAAAGAAAATGAATACCCAGATGAAAAAATATGTGATGAATGTACAGGTTCTAATTCATTCATTAATGATAATAATGAAACTATAGAATGTATACAAAATAGAGAAGAAGGAGAATGCTACTATTTCTATTGTGATTATGAAGAAATAGGTTTTAATCTACAAAATTGTATTAATGATATTTTAAATCTACTTTTAGTTGATGAAATTAATAATGAATAAATATTTTTAAATAATTTAAATTTATACTATTTTTGTTATAATAATATGTATTATCTAACTAACAACAATGTACAACATGGAAACAATTACATTTAATGAATTAATGATTGAACTTAATATTCGATGGGGAAAAAATTGGTTTAATGAAAAATCTGAAAATTCTGAATTCGAATTTAATTCTATATATAATACTAATATTGGATGGGGAATACAAAATATAAATAATAATTTTACTATTTGGGGTAAATATGGTAAAATTTATGATAGTGGTATTTGGGAAATTCGTAAATTAACTAATAAACCTAAAAAATGGATTCTTGAAAGAAATGAAAAACATCCATTATGGAAATCTTTTGAATTATGGTTTAAAAATAAATTTGAATATATTCCAAAATATAAATATCAAACTTCTGATGGATTAGAAACTGATATTATTAATGGAATAGAAAATGAATATATAAACTACCAATATATTACCCTAAATCAATGGAAAAAATTCTTTCAACCAAACAATGTGGATTTATCAATTATTAATGATACTGATTGGTTTTATATTAAAACAAAATATAGTGAATGGCTGGCTAAAGGAAATATAATTAAAAAAAATATAGATAATGCAATACATTATTCCATAAAACAAAATTTATTACATGAAAATGTAAATTTCTTAACATCTTCTATTGATATCATAGAATTACGATTGGCTACCAATGATGAAATAAAAAATCTATATGATTTATATCCTAAACTAAAACCAATAGAAAATAAACCAATAAAAGGTGAACTATATATATTTAAAAATACATTGGATGCCAAAGGATATATTGCTGAATATGCACTTACAAACCCTCATAACCAATATGTAGATGCTAATGGTGCTTCATGGAACTATTGCTTCCCATTATCCAATGAATTAAAAATTAATCTGAAAAAAGAAATAAATGATACAATAAAAAATAAAAACTATATTTAAAACAATGTACATAAAATAATAATATAATCTACTTAATAATTTTAATCTAAATATTAATACCAACCAATGTACATAATAAAAGTTTAAACCTATGAAAAAAATATTTAAAACACTAATGTACAACAATATCTTTGTTGATGTCAATAAACTTACTAAAGGAATATATGAAACAAATACACCTTTACTATATGAAGAAAATATTACAATGAATGATATGATTTATACAGTAAAATGTGTCCAAAATATTATTGGTAATGATAGCCTAATAACTGATGAATATTTCGATAACCTTAATAAATGTAAATTAGTCGATGTTGAATTAACTCTTTTAAATTAAAAAATATATCATATTCCCATTATTTTTGCAACGAATAATTATTCCATTCAACGCAAAATATGCAAGAAATAAATTTTATACTAATTAGTATTATACCATTAAGTATATTACAACAATGTACAGCATAAATGTCCAGATATTACCAAATTAATGTCCAAATATTATTATATCATCAATATCAATTTAATGTGCTTTAATTATAAATATTTTAAATGTCCAGATTTGATATTCTATAAAATTTAATATTTATAAACTTTTTATAATTTTTTATAAAATAACTTTTTAAAAAAATAAAAAGTAAGAGAAGATGTGGGTGTAGGGGCTACAAAAATACCTTTATTTTTAGTGGTAATTTGTGGTAAAAAATGGTAAAAAATGGAATTTTGTATTTGTCTATATTTAAAACATTAAGATATTACTGTATATTATACTGATAATCAATTGTATTATTTTTAGTTTAAGTAAGTATAATTTATAGTTAATTTAATAATTAATTTCAATAAAAAGTATAATTATAGTACAAAAAAACAGAGATATTTTTTTTATAAAAATAATGATATTATCTTGTCGCAAATTGCGACCACAAAATCACAATATAATGTTATTTTAATGTAATATCAATGTAATATCTATCATTAAAGAATAAAATCACAATATAATGTTATTTTATTATAAAAAACCATTTTCTTGATATCAGGAAAATGGTTTTTATATTTATATTTTGACAAATAGGGAAGTAAAAATAATCCAAATAATGAAGTTTATTTAAAATAACTTCTACTATAGTTCTACTGTAGTTCTACGGTAATATAAAAAATAATATTTTAACATGGACAACATGTCCATGTTAATGTCCATGTTAATAAGTTTAATTTCATATTATAATAAAATAAAAAGAAATATTATGTTTTTTTTAGAATAGTATAATTTATATTTTTTTTTATAAAGTGCAATATATTGCACATTTATTATGATTTTGTTCAAAATAATTAACATTATCAATATAAAGTGCAAGGTAATGCACTTTTATTCTTATTTTTTTATTATAAAATTAAAATAGTTTTGTTATATAATTATTTTAAATTAATTTGTCAATTAAATCGCAGAAAATAGTTGACATATTAATTATATTTATTTTTTAATAAGGATAATAAAATTATTAATATTAATATCACAAGAATTATAATTTCTTTTTAGAAAAATATAAATATTCATTTTGCAGGACATCTTACAGGACATTTTGTCTTGCAAGATATTTTTTTCTTTCAGAATTATATTTTACGGGACATTTTGTTTCTCTTTCAGAATGATATGATTACCATTGTATATGTCAGTATATGTCAGTATCTTTGTATTGTGATTCTCTTTCAGAATGATATGATTATCAGTAATTATCGTTTTCATTTTTTAAACCCATGTTGTGATTCTTTTTCAGAATTATTAGTATATTCACGAAACCATCTGTAAAGCATCTGTGGATATATTCGATGGTCGGCAAAACCATATAAACCACAAGAAAAAAAGTCATGTGCTTCCACTAAAAAAACTGTGTTAGTGTTTTTATTGATTCCAACATCAAGAGTATATGCGATTGGTGCTGATTTAAAATCAATAATCATTGCTTCAATTGCCATTATATTTGGAAATATTTTAAAATCACCGAGATAATGTTGAATCCCCACCAACTTACCATTATAAATAAAACATCTTCTTTGGCTATCAATCCTGATACTTTCAGAAAATTGATAATTATTCGCTGGTATATAAATGAAGTCATCTTTTGTGTTGCAATTTAATAAACTTATATACTCATTAATTTTATTGTTTGATTTTGCTATCCAATAGCCATTACGAGGTAAATCTTTTTCTGTACCATTGTATATTTTTCTACCCGCATAATGAAACAATTCTTCTGGTACATTTAATGGTTTGGGAACAACGCCATAAAATTGTTCAAGGAATGATGTTACAAATTCAACACTACCAACAGGTACATATTTTTTATGTGCATCATTAAAAATAAAAGTATTTTCGTCTGATTTGGTGTTAAAAAACTTATACTTAATTACGTCTTTAGATTTATGATACCATTGTTGATATCGAATGGATTCCATGAGAGTAAACGTGAAATCGTGTCTTAATTCTTTGTCGATTTTCTGAATTAAAAATTTCATATCATTTAATTAACGTTAATTAAAAAATTCTTTTTCCAATTTATCCAATTCATCAATTGTTTTAACAACAACAGAACCACAATAATTGTCAAAAATCATAATTTACTTTACATTTAGTTTTTTTAAATACCCAGAAAAATGAATGATATTTTCTGGCATGACGTTGATTTTTCCATTTATTTTTTGAAAAAGAATTGATTCTATTTTTTGCTAAAAGGACAAATAAATCAATTGGGTAAAATCCTATTTTTTGTGCCATATTCATTACAACACAATGAGAGAAATGGTTTTTACCGCTAGAAACAGTATCTTGTGTTTTAAAAACGAGAATACCATCATTTTCTAATAATCTATATGCTTCTTTTAAAGTACCATAGTAATGGTTTTTTAGTTCTTCAAAACTAAAATATCCTTCAAATCTTTTAGCAATAATACTACTACCATCATCATTATCTTTATATGTTTTACCAGCGATTACAAATGGTGGGTCAAACATAATACTTTTCATTGATTCATTTTCAAAGGGTAGATTATCACTACTTGCTTTAATCACATCTGGTTTTTGTGGGTATAAATCTGTTTTATGTTTTGGTTTTGGTAATTTTTTCCAAAAATTTCCAATAGAATAGGTACAATCGAGGTCAAATCTTTCGATATTATAAAGGGTCATTATATTTTTTATGGTTTCATCATTAGTATATGATATTGATGAAATTGGGATAAAATTAGAATCAGTATTATTTATTTCCATTTTAAAATTTTTTATTATTTTGAATTAAAAATATGTTGGTTTATTTATTTCAGACCAATGAGTAATGTTATTTACATAAGAAATTAAATCTTTATCTATTGTATATTCAATTATTTTCCAAGTTTCTTTTAAATCATTTGTAAAACTTCTATATCCCATATATACATTATTTTTATCATCCAATATCCAAACCATTTTTCCAAATTGTGGTAATGGTGAATTTTCTTTAAATTCAATCCATTCATTATTTTTTTTGGAGATATTAATGTTAATGTTATCGTTATAAACTAATTTATTTTTATCGTGTTTAAAATTACTAATAAAACGATAATCATATATTGGTTTACAATATTTCCATTCATTTCTAACTAAATCAACAAATAATCCATTTTCATTTTTATAATCATATTTTCCAAGAATTCTAATATCTTCATTTTCATTATTCCAAAAAAGGCATGTTAAATATTTTGTTGGATTAAATATAAATTTATACCACTGTTCAAGGGTAATATATTGATGGTTTTTTAATTCATGGAGCAAATTTATAGATGTATTACCATATGGTATATTACAATAAAAATATTTATCGTTTGAATTTTTCACATTCGATTTAAAATATTCGTTTTCATATATTTCCCACACTGGGTTATTAATATCTTTTTCAACAAACCAATATTGTGGTTGTGTTTTTAATTTACGAGTTGCCCATTTACCATTGTAGTAAATCAAACCGTTTTTGTTTGAAATTTTTTGACAATTTTCAGAAAAATTTATTGAAATATCACAATTTCCATTATTCAAAGCATTTGTATGAAAAATATCATTAAATGGATAATTTTTAATTTCAATTTCACTATTTTTCCAATCATCATTCCAACCAAACCTTGCTTGAAGTTCGGAAATAATTTCAATAAAACTTACATTATTTTCTTCCATTTTTATTTAAAATTTAGTTATTTAAATTATTCTAACATTTTATACAATAAAAAGATTTTTATGCTACCCACACTTCTTCTGCCCTATTTATCGGATTGGGTTACCATCAACAGAGTTCGGGGTTTATAGGTATTCACCCGACAAGTTTTAAGCATAAAAATCAAAAAACAAAAAATGATGAATTTAGACATACAAAAGTAATAATATTTTAATATAAACAAAATTTATTTATATAAATTATTAAATTGTGTTGTATAAACAGTTCCAAATACACATCCTGTTGATTGACCAATTCCATAGTTATAAATATATTCTGCCAATTTTCTATTGGTATTTATTGCTATTTGACAAATATTGGTCGTATTTACAACATTTTTCACCAATAAAATTTTAATTCTATTGGACTTATGTTTTGTTACTTCAATTTTTAAATTAGAAAAATCTAATTTTGGATTAATTTTAGAAAATTTATTTATGATATGTTCCTTTAGAATATCATTAATATTTTCATTATTAATGGTATAAAAATATTTATTTGAACCATTAATTAAAGAAAAAAATATTTTCATTATTTTCTTCATTATTAATATTCTTTTTTCTTAGAATGAAACCAACAATTATTTATTTTATTAAATAATTATATTGTATTTTTTTAAAATATCAATCAATTTACATCCATTATATGGTTTATATAAAATTTCATGAAAAATTTTATGCTCTTTACTTTCATATTGACCTGTGATACCTATAACGATAATATTGGGATATTTTTCGTTAATAATTTTAGTTGCTTCAATGCCATTCATAATTGGCATCATAACATCCATAAATATTAATTTAGTGTTATTATTAATAAGATTAATACATTCTTCACCATTTGTTGCTTCAGTTATTTCTATTGGTTTTTCTTTTATTATTTCTTTTATTAAGAATCGATTAACATCGATATCATCAACAATAATTACATTTGGTTTCATTTTAAAATAAACTTTATTAATATAAATAGAAAAAAAACAACAATTAATTAATATTAAAAAATTTTAATAAACTAAGATTTGCATTTTTCCAAGTAGGTTTTCTTGCTATAAATTTATTATTATAATCCCATTCATAAGTAATTTCATCAATAGAATCATAATTATAAATTCGGTATGTTTCAAAAAATCTACATTTTGTTGGATTTATAGAATATAAATTAACAATATCACTTGCTAACTGTTCTGATGCATTAGTAACAGATGTTCCATTTCCAATATCTTCAAATAATATATAAAACATATCTCCATTTTTTTCTATTCGAATAATGCAAGATGATTTATGAACACCAAAACCCATATATTCATATTCAAAATTTTCTATTTTATCCATTTCATTCATGTTTTCTTAATTTTAGATTTATTATTTTTTTGTTTTTTCTTTTCTTTAATTTCCAACTCACCATTTAAATATATTTTAACAAAATCTTTAATGGTCATGTTAAAATTAAAATTTTTGGATATTAATGAACCATTCGTTTCTATTTTATATGAATTGGTTGTAAATATATGTTTGGTATTTATAATAAATTCATTGTCGGATTCTTTTAATAAAAATGGTGATGCTTTTTCATTGAATGAATATCCAAACAAATAATTTGTATTATTAAAATTAAAAAAAATTAAATTATAGGAATCTTTTTTTGCTTCTTTTATAATTTTAAGTGTGTTTTTTAATTCTTCACCAAAACGAATTTTATTATAGGGCATATTTTCTAATTTTTCTTTATTTTATTCAATTATATATACGAAAAAGGAATTTAAATGTTACAAAAGTATTTATATTAAACAATTTTTACTAATGAATATTTTAAAAATAATCAATAAAATTCTTCTTTTTCTATATAAAATAGGTTTTAGAATTAAAGTTAAACCAATTTTAATTGGTGAACGTATTACACAATTTAAATATTGTTATCCTTGGGGTAGAACAAATACTGGTTCTAATCATGTTTATATTTCAGATAATAATGTTATTAAAAGAAATAACGAATATTCTCTTTTTGTAAAAAAAGAGCATGTTGTTGATAATGGATGGTGGAATACTAATAATATAGAATTTGAATACACTAGAGGTGTTTTATTTAGTGAAAACACCTTTTTATATGGTAATTTTGAAGCAGAAATTTACATTCCTAAAGGATATGGTTTGTGGTCTGCATTTTGGCTATTTGGTGCAATGGATGATAATAGTAGATTTGCAGAAATTGATATTTTTGAAGAATATGGTGATAAACAAAAATTTACATATAATACACATGCTGGTTCTGATTATAATCATAATATTTATGGTAAGGCAGATGGTATGATTTTAAAAAACATTGAGGATAGATGGCATTACTATAGATTGGATTGGAATAAAAAATATTTAAAATATTATATTGATGATTATCTTGTCGGTATTAGAAGTGCAAAAAATATTGATATTCCAATGCATGTAATTATTAGTTCGGGTATTGAAAATAAAGATTTGGATGTTATTGATAAAATATTACCAAAAGAAATGAAAGTTAGAAATATAATTGTTAACCCAAAATTTTAATTAAATTGTTACAATATTATCATCCTTAATTTTTACTTTTCTTTCAATTACAATGTAGGGTGTATATTCATATGCAAAATAATCTGGTCGCATATTCTTTTTTACATATGCCATGTACATATTAAATCTTCTTTTATCTTCCCTATTATATAAATCTTCATATTCATCATTTTTTGATGGTTTTATTAATATGAAATTGGGTTTATATTTATCAATAAAATCATTAATAATTTTAGTAATTGTTGACATAACTCTAAAATGTCTACCCTTATTTAAAATATCTGTTGGAGTTCCACCAACAACACCAAAAGATACTTCCCATTTTCTACTTATTCTATCCACAAGATTTATTAAAACAACATATTCGTCTTCTTCGGTATCAAAATGATAATTAACTTCATTAAAACTAACATTATCAAATTTAAATGGATATGGTTCATGGGTTGCTTCACCATATTCAACAATACTTTCAAGTTCTTCTGTTATATTATCTAAATCTAAATGGTGTAATCTATCACCAAATTCAGGAAAATTGGCTGAATATATACTTTCAATTTCTTCTCTAATAATATTTATAATATTCATCTTAAATAATAATTTTAATATAAATAGTTATGTTAAATTATTATTTACATAATTAATAACTTCTTGTGTTGGATTTTTTATATATTTAATTGTATAATATTTTTGTTTAATTTCATCGGCAGTTAATTCCAACAAAAGGTATAAAAATTAAGCATAGAATGTTTTATTAATTAATTCGGAAATATCCATATCAACATCATTAATTTTTATTGATTTTAATTTAATTGGTGTGTTTTTAAATAATCTAATTTCGTTTTCTTCATGAAAATTTGAATTCATATTCATTTCAAGAGTTTTATACCAATTAATATATTTTTCATCTATTTCAATTTCAATTAATGCTTCATTTTCTTTTGAATAATCTCCCCAATGAGTTTCAGCACTATTTTCATTCCATGTCCAATATATACCTAATCTTTTTCCCTGTGTTTTTAAATGGTTTAACCAATTATTATCAACTCTAATTGCTCTATATAATTTTATTTTATTGGTTTGATTATCTATATTATCATATATATTATCCATTGCAACATTTAAATTGGATTCTAATTCACTTTTTACTAAATCAAAAAATTCTTCCGATTCTAAAACATCATCATCATTACGATTATCTAAATTATTTTCATCTTTATAATAATCCAATAAATTATCAGCATAACCATTTAAAATATAATTTCTAACATACTTATCTGTTAATATATCATCAATTTTTATATCATGAAAAGAAATTTCGTTTAAAAAATCTTTTACAACGTTTTCTATAAGTTTTATTATATTACCCATTATTAATAATTCTCAATTGATTTAATGTTATTTTTTTTACAAATATAGTTTTCTATATTATCTTCGGTTACTAATATTGAATCAAAACCATTATTAAATATCCAATCAATAACACCTTCTGTACTTTCAATGGCATCCCATGTATTATTATTAGTTGGTGAATTTATAAATGCTTTTGCTGTTCTAAAATTTTCTTTATTAAAATCATATCCAATATCATCCCAATCTTCATCTACATTTGGGTCATATAATTTAAAACCGTTTTTATATAATAATTGAATATCGTTAAATTCTAAAGAATTAAAAACATTACCCAAATCTGCTTTTATAATTAATAGTTTATCACCATATTTTTTTGCAAATGTTGATGATGTTGATAAAAAAATTATATCATCATTTTGAAATTCTTTTTTATTATCAGAAGTACCATGATATAATGTCTTTATGTTATTAATATTTTCATTTATAACAGGTTTTAAATTTTTGATTTTATCAATCATCATTCTAATATCTTTACTCATGTTTTTATAAAATTTGTTTTTGATTAATTTTCGAAATTAAGATAATTATAGATAATTTTTTTATAATCTTTACCAAACAAATATTCTAATACTGAATATGGATTCCAATAATTTTCGTTAGTCATGGTATATAGAGGATAATCATCATCATCGTCAAAATCAATTAAATTTCCATCTTCGTCAACCAATGGTTTAATTAAAACATGCATAAAATCATCAGAATCAGAATTTTTGTTAAAATCTATAATAACATAAACCATATCGTTATGACTAAAAGCATACCAATCTCTATATGCTCTATCAAAACCACCGCCATAGGTAAAACACCATAATGAATTGCAACCAATTTTTTTAATCCCTTCGGGTGAATCAACCCTTACAATCATTTTATTATCATGATTATATATAATTTCAAAATCTTCTGTTTTTGATAATTCGATAATATCTTCTTTTGTAAATTCAACCCCACCAATTAAATTTTGTTTATCTTCAACAAAACTAAGTAATTCTGATAATGTTATATTATTTTTGAACATTTTATTTAGTATTTTTTCTTGCATTTTTTTATCTCTATTTGATAATAATGAATAGTGTGCAAAAAAATAATCTAAATTATGTAAATAAGTATCTAATTGGGAAATTATTCTTTCTTTACGAATATCATTTTTTAAATTTCTAATGGCAATTGATGGTAAATCTTTTATTTTTTGAATTATTAAACGTCTTTTATATAAACTTCTCATGATTACATCAATATCATTTGGATTAATATTAAAAACATCAAATCCAACAATAGGAAAAACATTTTTATTGTATGTTTTAACATCTTTATATAAAAATTTCAAATCAATAATTGAATTAAAATCTAATTTATCTAATTGTTTTGTTTTTTTCATTTCATAATAAAAATCAGAAATTATTTTAGTATAATTATCACCATTAGTAATATTTAAAATAATATTTTTATCTTCTTCAGTTAGTTTACCAGTATTAAAATAAACTTTATTTGCTAATTGTAAATTTTCAATTAACAAATTTTTATGTTGAAAAAAATCCACAACAATTTCATTGATAATATTTTTCATATAATTTTGTTTATATTTTTTTATTTCTACTATTTTAATATCATTTGAATTAAAAATAGAATAATATTTATATCCAGATAGAATATCCATACACCCATCAATTCCATTTTTTAATAAAAATAAAGATGCATTTTTATCACCATTCAATAAATGTGATATTTTTTTATAAATAAGAAAACCAATATCATGAAGGTTAAAATCTAATATCTTTTTATTGTTTTTTATATTTAATAAAGAATAATATTTATTACATAATTTATTAATTTGATTATTATTAATATAGTTAGATATATAAAACCAAGAATTTTTATTGTCCGTATCAAATACTTCAGAAAAGGTCAACATATTTAAATCACTATCTATTTTTACCAATTCATTCCAAATTTTATTTTTAAAATTTTCAATTTCTTTTTCTATGTTGTATAATAATTTAAAATTATCATAGTTTATTTTTTTTCTATTAATTTTATAATAAAGGGATGTTAATATGTTATATAAAATATTTGGTTCTATTGGTTTATTAAAGTCAATTAAATGGTAATGATTCTTATTATTGAACAATTTAACTTTATATATATAATTTCCATACTTAAGAGCAGTTTGTGGATTATCCACAAAATAAAAACCCCAACCTAAATGTAATTCTTTATTTGCTTTTATTTTATTTTCAGAAAACTTCAAAAAATGCTCATAACTACCATGATATGCAATTATTTCATTCATATTAAATCAATAATTATTTTAAATTTCGCCATTCTATAAAAAATTTTTAACCTTTGGCGTAATATAAAAATCAACTTAAACATTTATTTTTTATAAAAATACTATAAAAAAAACCAACATTATGTACTATGTTGGTTTGATTATTATTTAATTTTTTTGATTTTCTTTAAATATTTTTATTCCTAAAACTAAAGCACACATTGGTGTTAATAAAACATTAAAACATTCCTTATCAATATAGCAACAATATTAATAACCTTCACCACGAATAATTTGAATATCATGTTCTAATTGAAAATTTAATATTTCTTTTAAATTAAAAAAATTTTCAGTTAATTCAATTTCTTTATTATGATAATAATCTATTTTCATTTTTTTATTAATTCCAATAATTCTAAATAAACATTTTCAATTTCTTCAAAAGAATATGCATATAATCTATTTTCTTTATGAATAAAAACAAACGCACCTTTTTTTTCTGGTGTTTCTTTTTTTGCCATATAATAACTAATAATATTACTACTACTATTAAAATATAGTGGATATAATTCCTTACCAGTTTTTCTAAACCCAAACTCTTTTAGTTTTTCAAAAACTTTAACATGGTCGAATTTTCTATTTTTTGTGATTTCTTTCATTATTTTTATGATATTAAAAGAGTTGTTTAGCAATACGTTATATAGTTAAAGAAAAAATCAAAAGCAACGTCAAAGACCTTCTCTCACCCAAGGACAAAATCAAAAACCAAGTCTTACAATTTGATGATTAATAATCATCATATAATATAAAAATTTTTGTGAGAGAAGCGGGTTTAAAAAAAAAATGTTTGTCAAACATTTACCACTTATGCTAATGATAAAATTTAATTAAATAAAGAACGTATTGCTAAACATAAAGAATGGTAAACTCGGCTTGTGCTTTATTTACCATTCAACTCTATTTATTAATTATTCATTTCTATCATCCTTAATTTCAGATAAAAACATATCAATGATTTCTTGAAATCTTTCATCAACTGAAATTCTCATTGAAACAATTTCTTTAATTCTTTTTTGTCTTTCAATTTCAAATTCATTCTGAATTGTTTTTATTTTTTCAGTATATTCATCCATTGCAATTTTATATTCGGAATTCATTTTTTGATTTAATGCTTCTGTTTCAATTTGAATTTCTGTATTATGTTTTGCAATTCTTGCATTTTCATTTGTCACCAAATTTTTTACAATGGATTTAAAATAGTTAACACGTTGTTCATGTTTACGATGCAATGCCGATAATTTTTCATGAATATCAAAAAGTTTATCCTGTGTATGGTGAATTTCCACTTTAACAGGTGTTTTTTCACCAGATTTAATTTCCATCCATTCAACAGGTTTAATGTTTTTTAATTCATTTCTTAAATTATGCAAAACACCATCTTTATGAATAAATTGACCAATATGTGCTGCATATGCTTCCGATTCAAGATATTCATTTATATCTGATACGCATAATTGTTCCCATCCCCACCTTTCATTAACTTTAGGAAGAAATTTAGCATGAGAATTAATTAAATCTGGTTTTTTTGGTTCTTCAATATCTGATATATCAGCAGATGTTGTCATAGTTTCATTCAACATGGCATCTTTAGCCTTAATATTTTCCATTAAAAATGCTTGACAAGCATGTAATTTAGCCTTAAGTTCAAGCAATTCAATAATATTATCGGGCATTGGTGTACCATTAACAAGTGTTAATTCCTCACCATCTACTTTAATTTTTTTACTTGAATTGTTAATGCTATTTAACTGCATATCAATTTCACTTGCTTTTTGAAAGCAAAGATTAGAAATACTTTGTGCTTGTGATAAACTCAAGCCTTTGTTTGGTGTTAATGAATTTTTTTTCATGACAATATGTTTTTTATTGTTAATAATTTTTCCAAAATCTAAAAAACAAAATTAATGAATATTTTTTAAAAAACAAAAATAAAAACTATTTTTCGTTAATATGTTTTAAAAATTCTTTCCATTTTAATTTTATTCCATTGGGTATGTATAATTTCATTATTGAATTTTGTGGTTTATTGTAATATAATTTTAATTTACCCCAAAAATTTTTTTTTAAGTAGGCAATATCATAATAATTATTAATTTCTTTTTCAAAAATAGTATGATTATTTAATTGTGTAAAATGAACATCATTATTTTTTAAACTATTTTTAAATTTATTTAGATTGTACCAATCCTTTATAAAATTACCACTATCGAATGAAATTTTTTTATTCAATGAATTATAATATAAATCAATAGATTTATATATAAATTTATTATTTTTTTCTTCGTAATTAAAATTATAAATTGCCATATTCTATTTTTTTTGTAATTAAATATTTAAGAAACTGAAACATTCCAACTATTTTTTCTTTGATGGACATTTTTTCATTTTTAAATCTAAAATCATATATTAAACGAAAAAACATTGGGAATTCGTTTTTAATAATTTGATATGCATAATAATCAGCATCCCTTTCAGTATGCTTACCCATATTTTTAAAAGCAAAATGGTGACCCAATTCATGTAAATATGTTATAAAATAACTTATCATCCCACCTAATTTAATTCTTTCATTATCATATGCATTACATATTTCAATTCTTGGTAAAACTAAGGATTTAAAATTTTTGTTTGTTTTTGAATAGTCTTTATATTCTTCATCGTTTTTCGATAGTTTATTAATAATATCAATATATTCATTAATCTTTTCTTGATATTCATTATCATATGTATATATATATCTACCAAGAATTAAATCATCAAAATTTTCAATATCTTTATTTAATTCATTATAGGAATAATCATAAACAAATATTTTTTCTTTTTTACATATTTCATCCAATTTTTTGAATATAAATTCAATGATTTTAGGGTGTTTTTCTAATTTAAAAAATAAAAAATATGAAAATATTCTTTCTGAAATAAATATTACTCCAAATGAAATAAAAAAATAAATTAAAACAAATATTAATGCTTTAGTTGCCATATTTTAATAATTATTATAGGTTATTTCATCTAAATTTAACATATAAATATTATCACAATTATTGTTTAAAAATTCATTAGTAATCATAATCACAACACCATTTTTACTTATTTTTATCATATTTCTTATGAATTCAAAAATATTTAGTAAAGAATGATAATGTTTTAAACCAACTTTAATAATATTTTTATTTGAATTTATTATTAATGGTGTGTTTTTCTTTTCTTTTTTACTTAAAACAATTTGTTTTGGATTTATTTCTTTAGTTTCAATATTATAGTAAAAATATTCTTTGGATATAAATTTAATTTTATCTATTGGTACATTATTTTCAATTAACAAAAATTTAAAATTCTTTTTTAATAATATTAGTGTTTCAGAATTATTATCATTCATATTAACATAATCAAACTTTGTTTTATTGGTTAAATTAATTCCAATTATATTCATAATATTTTTTAATATTTTCATTATAAAGAATGATTTTACTAAATATTACGAATAAAATTAATAATTGTTACAAAAAAAAGAAAAAAAATGGATTATATTTTTTTTATTGTGTTTATTTAATAAATAAACCTATTTTCTTTTTGGTATGGTTTATTAATTGCTTTTAATGCAATTTCAACTTCTTTAAGACATTCATCCTTACCACCACCCATAAGAACGATATTATTATATTTTTTTAATTCATCCACCAAATCAGGAATATATATCATATCACCAGCCATATCCAATAATTCTCTAATTTCATTGGTATTTAAATTGGTATTTTCTTTTATATATTTTTCCCATAATGGTTTATTAATATCTCTACTATCAGTAATATCATTTTTTATCATATATCTTACCAAACTAACAATAATATCTTCTTCTATTTGATTATCTATGCAATATCTAAAAAAAGCATATCCCTTATCATAAAAAATTAAATTATCAATTGTGTTTTTTTCCATTCCAATATTATACAACCATTCAACGTAATCATATTCAGTAATCATTCCTAAACTATCATAACCATTATAAAGTAAAACAATATTATTATTGTCTATATTATTATTAATATATTCAACCCATTCATATATATTAAAAGTAATATAATTTTTATATTCTGGTTGAATATCAACACAAAGAAAGGTTTTATTTACGTGTTGTTGTTCATTTAGATATTCTTGAATTGTATTAATAATAATTTCTTTTATAATTTTCATAATATTATATTAATTATTATAAACCTTAATACCATTTATTTTTAACTCCAAATCAATATTATATCCAAATAATGCAACTGGAGCAAAATTACATCCTAAAATACTTGCAGCAATTAATCTATGCCTACCTTCTTGAAAACCATCTCTAAAATCATAAACAGGGATATCATATTTAATACCCCTTTTCATATTTTCTACTATTTTAAATATTTTTTCGTTTAACATGGAATTTTTATTATTTAAATGCCATTCTTTAGATTGAAATATTCCATTTTCATCATGAATTAGTTTGAAATAATCATCAATTAATAAATTAACAATTTTATATTCTAAATTAAATTTATTATTTCTATTATGAATTATATCATCATAAAATGCCATACCAGTAATATCTTTTTTAAAAAAATCATGCTGTTTAGATTCTTGTTCGTTTAAATATTCTTGAATTATAGAATTAACTATATTTTTAATGTTTTTCATATTTATAATTTGATATCACCTAAAACCCTAATTTCACCTAAATTTTTATCAACCCCTTCAATTATTTTTACATCATTGGGAATTTTATTTTTGTGGATTTTAATAATTCCAATATCCTTATTTATTATATTATCTTCATTAAAAATAATAATACCATAATATGGTTTATCATAAAAATTTAATGAATTTCTACTTAATCTAATTGCCATTAAAGCAGCAGTTTTAAAATTCATATAAACATCAATTGTTCTATTATATTCAGTTAATATAAAATTTTTTCTTTCCCCATCATCAATATTATTTATTATTTTTAAAACTTCTTTTTCATTTTTCGAATTGTTAATATTGTTAATTAAATTTAATTCATTATAGATATTTTTTGCTATATTTATATCAGAAACAAAAGAAACACCAATACTTTCAGTACCACCCAAACCACCAGAATCTAAACCAGATTTTGCCAATAATATTCCAGATTTAATAACATCATTATAGTTTGTTGTTACATGATATAAATAATTAGGTAAAATATCTTTATTTAAAATATTTCTATTTTCGTTTAAATATTCTTTAATTATAGAATTAATTATTTTTTTTATGCTTTTCATAATAAATTCATGGTATTAAAAAGATATTTCCCCATTATCCCATTTTTCCCAATCAAAATTTAACAAATTTCCAATATCTATCGTGGGTATTTTATTAATTCCTAATTTTTTATATGCTGTTAATCTATGACCACCATCATAAAATTTATTATTATTCAATAGTATAGGGTCTAGTTGTACATTATTTCTTATTTTATTAATTAAATGGTTTAAATTAAGACTGCTAATATTCCAACCAATATCCAATAATTCTTTATATAATTCATTTACATTTTTATATTCTATTTTAAATGTTGGTTGAATAATTGAATCTTCAATCATATCTCTTAATGCTTCACTATTCCAATAGTTGTTTTGTAAATATTTTATATTATTCCTTAGATTTTCACATATATCATTTTTAGTTGATAATGTTAGTTCATTCCAATGAATATAATTATTATTTTGTTTATCATTAAAATGAATATCACCATCAATTTCTTTTATTGTTTCAAGTATGATTTTTTTTAAATTATTAATCATTAAAATATCTTTATTTAAAATATCTCTATTTTCGTTTAAATATTCTTTAATTATAGAATTAATTATTTTTTTTATGCTTTTCATAATTATAGTTTAACATCTATTGAATATTTTAACGGTGCATATATGGCTTCATTATAATCACCAGTTGGTGATTTTAAAACATCCCTGCCATTAACTTCTAAAGATAATATTTTTCCATTTCCATTAAAATACCTATTATTATGTTCAATTGCATATTTTTTATTTATAGTAACCCAATCACCTTCACGAATCTCATTATAATTATCATTATCAACTGCCCTATAAATTGTAATACTTCCACTATATCTAGGTTCATTTTTTGTGTTTATTATTCTACTCCATCTAACTGCATCAGTGGCATCTGAATATAACAACGATTGATTGTATAATATCCACCTATAAATATTTTTAGGAACATCTGTTGGATAATCATATTTATCATTTAAACCCTTTGGTTTTATATTTCGTTCTTTTTGTTTATTTTCACCATAACTATCACCAGTCAAAAAATATAAAATTTTTTGTATTTTTTTTATTTTATTAACAATTTCATCAAATAAATCAAAATTTCGTTTTTTTCTTGCTCTTTCTAATTCTACATTTTCTAAATAATTTAATTCTCTTTGTAGTTGTTTAATTTCATTACTTAAATTTTCATTTAAATATTCATGAATTGTATTATTTATTATTTTATTTATGTTTTTCATTTTTTAAAAATTTTTGACTAATTGTTTTTCTGTAAATTCTTTTAATTTAAAAAGAATACCATTCATTTCATTTATAATTTTATCCAATTCATTTTTTTGGTATATTATTATTGAATATCGTATGATAAATTTTTTCCACTCCCTTTTTAATTATTAAAAATGTTCTTTTATTATAAAATATTAAATTCTTTAGGTTATTTTACATAAAATTGATTTTTTTTAAATTATTAATCATTAAAATATTTTTTTATAAATACTAAAGAAACTTTATGATTATAATAAACAAAAAATCCCATATGTTTTTTTTATATGGGATTTAAATAATATATATATTTAACTTTTATAATACAATTTCAAACCTATTTTTCATTTTTTCAATTGTTTCTTCTGGTACATCATGTATATTTTTTCCCTTATGCCTATTTTCAACAATAATAGTAAAAATATCATATCCATATATATTAGCAAGTTCAATATATGGTTGCATTTCTTTTGTTGTTGTATTAGTATTGGCAATGATAATTTTTAATGCATTAATTTTCATAAATCTTTCGCATTTTTTAATACACCAAGCATGAGCATCATATATTTTTTCTTTATCCCAACAATATTCTCCATTATGCATAAAATAATCATCAGCACTACAAATTGCTTTTCCAATTAGTTTGCTAAATGTAGTCTTACCTGAACCTGGCAAACCACGACATATAATTAATGTTTTTTTCATATATTAAATTACGAATTAAATTTTTAAATGTTACGAAAATTTTTATAAATTTAAAATATTAATTTAATATTCACCAATTTTAAAATAAAAAAGGGATTTAATTCACATAATTTACTTTTTTTATTTATATTTAGCAAAATATATTTCATCAGGAAAAAAACCCAAAACATATTTTGTAACATTGCACAACCAAACCTTTAAATTAATATTATTGTTCTTATATTTTTCAATAGTATAATCAGCACCATTAAACCAACAATTTCTTTTCTTTTTTAATAAAGAAGCACCATCAAAATTTTCATAATGAATAAAAATTTCAACAGAATTTGAATGATTTGAAATAATATCCAATAGTTTATCTGCACCACAAACCATTTGTAATGCAGATTTTTTACCCTTCCATTTAGGTAAATCAATATACCATTTACCATTAGATTCTTTATTAAACTTAAGTATTTTTACAAATTCATTCATTTTAAATTACCAAATAAAATTATTATAAAAAATATATTGACAATAATAGATGATATTGGTTTAAAAAATAATGATTAGAATATATACAAAATTTAATATTAATTTAAAATAAAAACAAATTTTTAATTTAATGTAATATTATCAAGTAAACCATTTTCATCATTTCTATGAATAATAAAATCTACTTCATCATTTTTCACCAATTCATTGTAGAATTCGATTGTTTCTTCATCAGCAAGAATAAATTCTAAATCATCTACAACATCATTCAATTCATATTGAGAATCATTTCTTAATTCATCCTTTAAATTTTCAAAATCATTTTCATTGGGTTCTTTCCACAAACCCAAAAAATGAACAACAGGTATTTTACCATCCTTTTCTAGTTTTGGGTTTAATACCAAAATACCGTGTGTAAAATTTTTTATTTTCATATTTTATTTTAATTAATTAAAACTGTTGCAGATATTGTTGGTCTTGTTAATGCCACATATTTTATTTGATTTCGTTCTTTTAGTAACCAATTATCATTAATATCATTTTCCATAACAAAAACATGGGTATATGTACTTCCCTGTGATTTATGACCAGTTATTGCATATCCATAATCTAAATCTTTTATAATTACATCATAACCACTTCTCTTATCACCATTCCTATATTCAGTAATTGTTTTCATTAGTAAATTTTCACGTCTAAAATCATAATATTTAGACCAGAATTTTTTATTGGTTTTAGAAATATCTCGTAAAAAATCATGCATTTCTGCATATTTATGTAAATTATCGTGATTATTGGAATCTATAATGAAAACATCTTGAAAATTAAACAATCCCTTACCCAATGTTTCTCTTAATTTAACACGATAACCCAAAATTTCATACCTATTTTCTTCCAGATTTGATTTACCAACAACATGATAATCTGCACTATTTTCAATAATATTATATTTTTGACTTTCATTGCTAATGCTACGATAACCCATTATAATATCATTAACTTCAATAACATCACTTTTATCACCCAATAATTCTTTTCTAATTATTGAATTGGATTTCATTACAGTATCATTTTTCCATGCAATTACCTTACAAAAATCCGTATCTTTTTTAAATTCATCATCTTTAAATTTTTCCAATATTAAATTTCTAAATTTACGTTTGTCTTTTAAAAAAACAATACCCTCACCATTATCATTTATATTACTTATTCTTTTAAAACCACCATCCAATTTATTTAAATTGTTTCTTAATGCATCATATACAAAAGTAATGGGATTGGTATCATTTTGCCTTTCAATTTTACTTAAATGATGATAAGTTTTATCATCCATTTCTTGATTAAAAACAACGCTTTCCTTTTCACCAACAGGTGGTATTTGTGCGGGGTCACCAACAAACAATACTTTGGTTTTAGAATTTAAAACATTACTATGAATAAGTTTATATAATTCTTGATTAATCATTGATGCTTCATCTATAACAACAAACGAAAAATCAGTTATTTTAGGTTCTGCAATTGGATTGAATTGCGGGTCATTTGGATTAAAATCATCCAAATTTACATCGGGTCTTAAACCAAGTAAACTATGTAATGTTTGACCTCTTTTACCCGTAACATTGGCAATGACTTTTTTTGCTTTATGTGTTGGCGCACTAACAACAACATTACCATTATAATTATCTAATATTTTTTTTAATATTGTAGATTTACCAGTACCTGCATAACCAGATAAGGTAAAAAATAAATCACCATTCATTAACCAATGCTTTATTTTATTTAAAGCATCTGTTTGTTCATTATTGAATGTAATTAATTTACCATTGGGAAGTAATAATTGATTATCCTTCACGTATATTTCGTTTAATGATTAATAAAAGTTCTTTTAATTCATTTAAATTGGTAATTGCAATATTTTTTTCAAATTCAAAGAATGATATGGTATAATTACCATCATTTTCATCCGAAGCATCGCTTATAAATAAACAATTATCACCAATATCAAAAGTGTAAAAAGTAAATTCTTTATTACAACCAGATTCTTCTGGTGTTACTATATTTTCCTCAAAACCTAAATTAATTAAATCTAAACCCCTAATATTTTTCATAAATATTCTATTTTAAGAAACAAAAATATTAAATTTATTTATTAAAAACAAATCTAAGTTTTTAATAATTTCTTTTTTAAATTCCAAATTCTCATATTACCCAATCTAAGCAGTTTAAACTGTTCATCGTTTGTTAGTTTTCTAGCACCTTTTATTCTTTTTGATTTACGAATTAATTTTACATAAATATGTTTTTTTGTATTATTTCCAACATATTCATCACACACAATCACACCAGCATTATTTGGTATTAAATTTTTACAATTATCATATATTTTTTGTGGTAATGCATAATAAAATTCACAAATTCTATTATCTATATCTATATGTTTATGTATTTTCTTAAAATCTGCTTTAAAATCAGATTTACTTATTTTAATTTCAACCTCAATAGCATATCCACTTTTTCTAACTATTAATAAATCACATTCATGTATATTAAATCCCCATGAAACGTTAGGAACTATTAAATTTTTTCTAAAATTAAAATATTTTGCAACAGCAAATTCAATATCAGATGTTTTCAAAAATATAATTATTTTTTATTATAGATTGATTTATACTTACTTTTCAATAATTTAAGAGTTAAATATTTTCTTGTGTCGTTATGAAGTTTTTCATAATTTTTCTTTTTTAACTTAAAAATAGATTCCGCATAACAACCATCAAACACTTTAACAGCATCCAATTTCCAATCACAATCTTCATTATTTGAATTATTTAATGTTTCAAATAGATAATTTAATGTAACTCTTAATATATCACTACCTGAAATATATTTTATTCTTCCTTTTGTCCATTGATTTCCACATTTATTACAATGATTAATTTCTTGTGTTTCAATATTATTTTCTATTTTATTTAAAGTAAAACCAAAAATAATTGTATTTGTAGTATTTGTTTTACCATAAACATATGAAATTTTATTTACAATATTTTCACAAGAACCACAATTAGGACATTTACTATCATGTTTTTTTTTAGTTTCTTTAAGTTCAATATATTCTTTTTGTGCAATACTATTACATCTACTTAATATTAATTTAATATCATCATCTATTATTTTTTTTTGTTTTTTATTTAATATATGTAATAATAAATTTAATTTCATTTTACAAAAATTAATTAAATTTTAAAGAATCCAAATATTCGTCTTCTGTTGTTTCAATCCATGTAACAACATAAAATCTTTCTGTTTTTTCATCAACATGAACAACATAATGAAAAGCATAATATTTTCCATCGTCAGATGGATATATTAAATAACTTGAATATATTGCAATATTACCATTTTTCAATTCATCAGATTTTCTAATTTCCTTTGCTTCATCATGAATATTTGAAGCAATTTCGTTAAAAATGAATTGTAGGTCTACATTTTTTATGTTAGAATTAATATTCATAGATTTTTATAATAAATACCAATAAACATGTTATTGATTTAAAAACTTTTTTAAAACTTTATCATAAGAATATATGATTTTATCATTAACTTCTGATTTATTTAATATTATTCCATACTTTGAAAATATACTAATTATATCATCAGGAAAAATAGAATTTTTATCAATTGTTTGTTTAACTATTTCTTTATAGATATTTAAATTATCAATAATAATATTTTTACACCTTTCCTTTTCTTCTTTCAATATTTTTTCAATAATATCATTGGTTTTATCAACATCATAATTATATTCAGACATCATTGTATGTTCTTTCATTTCAGTTGTTATTCTGGAAACATATTCATCCATACCATAACAACGAATATATTTACCAACCATATTGGTTGCTACAGATATATCGCCAGATGAACCATTTGATTTAAATGAATCACCAAAAACAATTTCTTCTGCAACCAAACCACCAAACAGTATTGCAATTTTATCTCTAATAAAAGATTTATTATCTATTGTTACGTGATTAATAATAAATCCATCACCAAGTCCCGTACTATTTATATTTATTTGCTTTGGTGGTGTTTTAAAAAGTATTGAATAAACCAAAGTATGTCCAATTTCGTGTACTATTGTTAACATTTTTTCGTCAACTGTTTTATTTATACGAATATTATCTATTTCTAATTCAATTTCTTTTTCAATTTTATTATTATTAATTCTAATAAATAATTTATTGTTTTCACTCTCAATTTTTGTTTTAAAAACATCATTTAATATTAAATAATATAGAAAATAGGGTAAATTATTTCCCAATAATGTATTAATAGTTGAAATTACTGGTCTAACACCTTGTGCTGGAAATACACCATTTCTATAAATAATATCATAAATTTCATTAGATAATTCAATAATAATATTATGTTTGTCTTTAATTTCATCTAGTATTTTTTGAACATTATTCTTTATTATTTTTTTATAACTCTTTTTATCTAAACAAGGGTATATTACATGATTATTACCAAATCTTGCTATTTGTTCTGGTTTAAATTGTTTTAGTAATGCAGATTTAATATCAATAATATTTATTCTTTTAGATAATTCATGATAAATATCCGCATCCATTTCAACATCATCAACATCATTGGACATATTAAATGCGTTATCAAGATTACCCGAAATAAAAATTAATAACTTTTTATATGATTTACCTTCATTAATACCATTACTCTTTAATGCTTCTTCCAACAATTTAATACGTTCATTAACACTCATTTCCATAATAGCACTTGTTGGAATTTTTAAATTTAATAGTTTTTTCATTCTATTGGCAGTCCAAACAGTGGTTTTATATTTATTTTGTTTCTCTTTGGGCTTTTCACTTAATTCTTTTTTTACTTCATCCCAAAAAAAATAAGATTTTTTTTGTTTATTTTTTATTATTCCATTATCATTTTCTTCTGAATTATTTTCATTTTCATACCAATAAAGTTCTTCCATTAGCATTTCCATTATTTTACTTTTTCTATTGGATTCGTTTTGAAACTTACCATCAGATAGTAACATCCAAACATCATTAAAAAATTTATTATCCAATAAATTACCATCTTCATCAACAGTTCTGAATCTTTGAATTTCATCCAATAGTAAAATGGATGGTTCTGATGAATCTACACCACTATTTTCTAAATATGTTTCAATATTCGTTAAATATTCATTCTGAACATCCATTTGAATTTCAATGAATTTATCAGTAAAATTTAAATATTTAACAAGTGTTCTAACTAAATCTGTTTTACCAACACCAGTAATACCCCATAATGAAATAATTAATGGTCTGAATTGAAATTCAGGGGTTAAATACCATAAAGAAATATTATTAATAACCTTATCAATTACATTATCAATACCAATAAATTTTTCTTTTAGTTTAGTTTTTACTATTTCAAGTTCTTTTGTTCTTTTTTCAATTCTTTCTAAAAATTCACTTTTCATATATTTAAATTCGTTTAATGTTTATATTAAATTCTATTCCTTATTATCAATCAAAAATTTATTTGAAATTGCTTTAAAACTCAATCTACCCTGATTTTTCAATTCATACTTAACAAAAACCAATCCTTCCCTTTCCGTCTGTGGATTTAATTTACTTTTACCAACGGCATATTCTAATATTTCTTCCATTGTGTTTGGTAATTTATAATTCCAATCAATAATAGGTACAGTTTGTAATTTCAATTCATTAATTAATTCACACATTTCTTCATAGGGTAAATATTCATACCTATCAATATCAAAAATTCTAAAAAATCTAACCGTTTGACCCTTTAGTTTATATTTATTTTTTTGAATATTTTCACCAATAACTTCTCCTTGAAATGCTAAATTCCGACCTAAATTTCTAAATTTATTTTTTAAATCATTTTCTTTTGCAAATTTCCACATTGTATTTGTTTCAGATTCAACATATTCCCATTTCCTACCACAAACACCAAAATCACCATTATTATAATAAAAAGAACAGGAAGAACCATCCAATTTTTCGGTTACAATAAAACTTTGACCACCATATGTTAATGGAATATCTGGTAATATTTGAATTCTATCTTCATCTGTTTTTTGAAAAAATGATGGTAATTTACCTTTAACTTCACCCGACAATTCAGCAGGTATTGGTGGTTCATATTTAATAATACCAAGTATTTCTGTTACATCATAACCAACAATATTTTTAGTTTTATGAATATATTCTTGAATTTCGTTTGGTAGTATTGCCAATGAAAAACAAATTCCTTGTGATATTTGACCCCTTAATTTAACTGTTCTAATTCTAAATTTTGAATTCCTTAAAAATTCGAATTCTGGTTTCTCTGGAAGTATTGAATCAATCTGACAATATACAACTAAATCATTAACATTATATTCGCCTTTTTTTATAACAACATTCCAACCAAGAATACTTGCTAATTCAATTTTATCTGCACCATCAATAGGAGCAATTTTTGTAATTCGTTCAATTGTCGCTAATTTTCTCATAATATTTAGATTTTTTAAAATTTACGAAAAAAAAATAAAATTGTTACAAAATTAATAATAAAAAAACAATAAACCAAATCCAATACATAAAATCTTGATTATAAAAAAAATATTTATATATTTGCCCAAAATAAAAAAAGATATGAAACGATTTTTAATTAAAATATTTCTATTTTTTATATTATTTTTTTCCTTTATTAAAATATCAGAAAATATAACATTTAAAATAGATGAACGATATATTCTAATCTATGATAATGTTTGGGGAAGTATCTATAATCCTGTTATTGAACAATGTAATAATAATCCAACAATTACGGGTGATGGTTCAAAAATTAATATAGAAAAAGCAAGTGAACTTCGTTGGGTTGCAATTAGTCAAGATATGCTATATTGTATATATAGACAAAAATTAATTAATGATTCTACTGATAATAGATATAAAGGTAAAATTAAATATGGTGATACTATATGGATTGACAGTCCATATAATAATATTAATGGTATTTGGATTGTTCATGACACAAAAAATAAAAGATATTCAGGGAGTATTGATTTTTTACAAACACTAAATGATGGTAGTTTATATGACAACAACCCTCTTTGGTCTGGTAAATTTGAAAATATTAAAATATATAAATATAATAAAAATTTAATAAATAATTTATCGTAATGGAAAATAAATCTTATGGTCATTTAATGATTGATTTAGAAACAATGGGAAATGTTAAAAATTCAGCAATTGTATCAATTGGTGCTGTTGAATTTAATATTGAAAATGGTGATATTGGTGAAGAATTTTATGCCGTTGTTAATTTACAATCATGTTTGGATAAAGGAATGGTTGTTAATGGCGATACAATATATTGGTGGTTAAATCAAGATAAAAAATCCATAAATGAAATATTAAAAGAAAATTTTAATATTGATTTGGTTCTCGAATCATTCACAAGATTTTTTGATAATTTAAATTATCAAAATTTACAAATTTGGTCAAATGGTAAATATTTTGATTTACCAATATTAGAAAATGCATTCAATTTATGTGGTTTAAAAAAACCTTGGAAATATTCAAATGAACGTGATGTTAGAACATTATTATCATTATATCCTGATGTAAAAAATCTTGAATATTGTCCTAATGTCATTAAACATCATCCTATTGATGATTGTAAACATCAAATTAGAGAATGTAGTAAAGTTTGGAAATACATAATGAATAAAATATAGTTTGATAATATAAAATATATAAAATATTGTTTAATATGAATGATATAATAAAATTTTTAGGTTTAATTCCAATTATAATCTACTATTTATTGGAATCCTTTTTATTTGCAATTTTTACAAATTTTACATGGAAATTTTTTCTATTTGATTTGTTTAAAATTGAAATTAAATATATGCAATGGGTTGGAATAATTTGGATTGTAAAATTATTATATTTTAATGTGTTTGCACTAATACCAATTGCAAATAATCTAAAAAAAGAAAATAAAGAAACTAATAATGAAGCAAAATGAAATACATAAAAAAATCACCAAGAATAACAGTTAAGGTATATGATAATGATACTGAAGAATTATTAATTACAACAACCGACAGAAATTGGATGAATTTAGGTGAAATTTTTACACAACACCATATAACCAAATTAGTTGTTGATTCATTAAATAAAAGAAAAAAAGCAATACCATCTAATATACTGGTTATGGTTGCCGAAGAATTTTCATTGGAAGAATAATTTAATTATTTGTAACATTTTTTAAAAAATATCGTATTATCCATAAAAATATATTATAAAATAAAATGAAAGATAATATTAAATTATGGAATGATATTACATTCAAAACAGTATGTTATCAAAAAAATCATGATTTTATTAATGATAACGATAATATAATAACTGAATGTGATGGGGAAATATTAAAATTAAGAATCGAAGAAAAAAACAAACCCGAATTAATTGGTGAATATAATTTTTCAATATGGAATATTAAATTATGTAAAGACTTAAATATTTCCATTAATGAATTAATTAATTTTTATGATTTTGAAGATTCATATGGTGAATTAAAAAAAGAATTAAATAATAAATCAATAAGTTTAAATAATTATGAGAGATTTATTATTATACATTCTTTAATTCTTAAAGAAGAATATAGAAAGAAAGACGTTACCAAAGAATTTATGGAAATGATTTATAGGAATTATTATAGTAACAATACATTAATTTTAGGATTGGTAAAACCAATACAATACAATAAAATCGACCATTTTTTCTATTTAAATCATAAAACAATATACATAAACAAAAATAAATCTAATGAAATTAAATTTAATGCCTTTAAATATTATAATTTATCTAAATTTGATAATAATTTAGATTTTGAAAAAAATATATATAAACTTTTTTCTTTAGCAAAAAAAACTGATTTTGAAAGAATTAATGATTCCTTTCTTTTTAAATTTACTCCATTAAATATTCTTAAAAGGATAAATGAGAAGAAAAAAAATAAAACAATTTCTGAATAATAAAAATTTAAAACTATTTATATCTAAATATGATTAATAAATTATACATAAAAAAAATAAAACCAAAAAAAAAATGTTTCTTTCGTTATTCCTACAATAACAAAAAAACACCCAGAATATTAAAAAATTCTGGGAATTTTAGTTTAATAGAGTTATTAATAATCAATAATATCATAAAAAACAACAACCTATTTAACTAATTATCAATAAAATAATCATTAAAACTTAGTAATTATGAAAAAATATAACTTAATATTAATATTATTAATTAATTTTATTTTTTTTACTAATTCAAGTTCTACAACAAATACAAACGATAAAATTAATGTAAAAACAAATCCATATGAATTTGTTGATGATGTTATTTTTGGAAATTTTAACTTATTAGATTTTTATCCCGACCAATCGCCAATTAAAGACATTAATGCTAAAATAACGTCTGGTTTTGGATTAAGAATGCATCCAATTTATAAAAAAATAATATTTCACAAAGGTGTTGATATTGGTGTTAGAATAAATACTAATGTTTATGCACCAATGAATGGTATTGTAACTAAAGTAGAAAAATCTAAAAATGGGTATGGTAATAATATAATAATAAAAAATTCTGCTGGTTTTGAAATATTATTAGGACATTTAAGCAAAAATATATATGTTTCTGAAACAGATATTGTATATAAAGGTCAATTAATTGCAAAAAGTGGAAATACTGGTATGTCAACAGGACCGCATTTACATTATGAAATTCATAAAAATAAGAGAATAGAAAATCCATTAAAATTTTTTCATCTTAATAATAATTTAATTGTAAAAAATTGATAATATGAAAACAAAAATAAAAACAATTCACGAAGAAAATTTTTCAAACACTAATAAAAATATTGGTGTTCTATATAATTATTCGATTGATGATAATTGGTCAAATACCTTAACATATTATTATAATGACAATATGTACATTTTTTTTCATACCATTATTGATTTAATAAACTATCTTTTATATGGTGAAAAAAAAATGAATAGAGCATATATGAATGAAAATACTTTCGATGAATTCTATGATGCTGAATATATTAATGGTAAGTTTGAAGAAAATTTAAAGTGGGTAGATAAAACATAATTAATTATTTAATTTCATTATTAATAATTTTCTTCAAATCATTGGGAAGATATTCATATTTATAGAATCTAAATCCATCCCAATAATCATAATTTTCCAATAATTCAATTCTTTCATTTTCAGAAAGACTATCCCAATATTTTTTTCCATCGTTTTTCATTAATTATTTAATTTGCTGATAATATTATAAATTATAGGGTTATGTTTGTCGAATTTAATCTAAATGTTGTAATACCAGTATGACCAAGAATTTGATTAATCCAATATTTTGCTTGCTCAACATCTGTACCATCAACCAAAGGTGAAGCACTTACAATATTAGTTATTTTTGGACTATTAGAATACTCAGCAACTCTGATTGTTGCTGGTAAATTCTATTATCACCATAAAAACTAAGATAAATTAACTCAGTTCATTATTCAAATCCCCCAATAATATGATATTCTTTTGGGGTAAATGGATATACTGTTGTAGCATTACCCATTTTTGTTTTTAAACCAAAACCAAATAATGTAACACCACTACCTGCTTTAAATTCACCTTCAGCATTACCTTTTTGAAAAATCATTATGGACTTAGTTATTCCAGAATTCAAATTAATGTCATAATTATCAGTTGAAATATCTGAAAAATACGTGTTAGAACTTTCATCGCCCCAAGTTTTATTACCGCTAGTTTCTAATTTTTTAAAGCCATCATTGCACATACCATTCATCGAACCTTTAATATATATTTTAGCACCAGAACCAGCATCTAAAACACCTATTTGTTTAACTTCTGCTTTAATTAAATCACCATCTTCAAAAATTTCAGTTTCAAATTCAGTAATTGAACCTTGTGTTGTACTTGCACTTACAATAATTTCACCGATATTATACCAACTATCGTTTCTTTTTACTTTTAAATCTACAATAAAATTACCACCAGTTGGTTTTTCATTAAGGACGAGAGTAATTTTTTCAACAATAAAACCTCTTGTTATATAAATTTGAACTGTTTCACCTGTTGTAATTTCGCTATCTTCATCAGTTAATGCAAATGCAAGGTCATATGGTGAATCCAAACCCGTTAATTCACTACCATCACCAATAAATTTACCACCATAATAAGTTTCACCTGTATATATATTACTTTTTATTTGTTTAGCATTTATTGGACTTAAAAAATCAACCATAAGATTTATTATGTTATGTATAACAATTTATTTTTATTATAAATACCTAATTCAACGAAAAGTTAAATTGTTTCTACAAAAACAAACAAAAAAAAACGAATGATTCATCATTCGTTTTTTGAATAGAAATAAAAATATTATATTTTTAAATTATTCTTAGTTTATTTATTATTTGAATTATAATGTTTGTTTGATTTGCTGATTGTAATGATATATATTCTAATGTTTTTTCTTTATCCTTCTTTATATTATCCCAATAATATTTAGATAATTCAAATGGTGTAAGTAATTCTAATTTTCTTTTTAGATTTAGAAAATTTATTATTGTTGATAATGGTGTTATTTCATATTTACCGTTAAAATTCCATAAATTAATAATATCAATAACACCAGATTCCCAAGGTTTAATTGTTAAGGCTCTTTTTAATATTAGAGGTAATTTATTATTAATATTATTAATGTTATTAATGTTTTTTAAATATCTTTTAAATAAAAGAGGTATGTCATAATTAATAATATTGTAACCAGAAAGTATAGGAAAATATTTTGGTTGTGATTTCATACCATCACTAGATATTTCATTTAAAACATTAAAAAAACCATCAATTACAATTGATTCTTCATCATTTACAATTTTATTTATATAACGTTTTAATTCATTATTTTCATTATATACACCACCAAATGTAATTGATATAATTTTATTGTATTCGGGATAATATATTGCATTTTCTAAATAATAATTATTAAAATCAATAGTTTCAGTATTAATATTTTTTTGTTTGCATACTTCTAACCAAGATTGAAAAAGTAATGGATTTTCTTTTTCTAAAATTTCTAAATCAGGATATTCTAAAACACTTTTTACATTAAAGAAAAACATTTCATAAATAACCGATTTATTAAAAATATCATCAAACAACCCCATATTTAAGAAATTTATTCAATATTAAACAAATAGTATAATAATTTTAACAAAAATGGTCTATTTTCTTTTTTTATTTCTTTATATATGTTTCTAACATCATCCAAAGAATATGATTTTAATTCTTCTATTGAATATTCAGAATATTTAATAATATACTCTATTAATTGGTCTTTTTTCTTTTCATTTTTTTTTCTTTTTATTTCAATTTCATCCAATAAAAAACATCCACTTTTTTCGACTTCATTAATAAAATATTTTTTTTTATTGTTTGTATCGGAATTTAAATATTTTTCAAATTCATTATACTTCAAATTATCATCATCTGAATCAATGGATAATATTTTATCATTTAATTCCATGAAACATTACTTTAATTCATCATTAACTATTTCTTCTTCAATGCTTTGAGAGTCAATTTCTTCATTTATTTGTTTTTTCCTTATTGTTTTTCTTTTTGTTGTTGAAGATTTTTCATCTTTATTATTTTTTAAATCTTCAGTATTTTCTGTTGTAGAAATAGATTTTTCAAAATCTTTATTAATATTTTTAAAGGAATTAATTTTCAATTCATCAAGTTCTTCATAAAATTTTTTTGCTTCTTTTTCTAAAACAGATTTCATTTCTTCCATTTTAGTTGTAAATTCCTTTTCTTTTTCTTCAATTTTTTTGTTTGTTATTATGATAATATTTAAAAATTTTATTAAATCATCAATAATTACTTTACTATTTTTTGGTTTTATTTTAACAATATTACCAAGTTCTTTTTCTTGTAATAATTCACATTCAATATCTTTATTATTATTAAAAACCCAACCTTTTGGTAATCCAACTTCCAATTCCCACCAACCATCAATTGTATTTTTCTCAAACGATTTTAAATATTCGTCTGATTGTTTTAATATTTCATGTATTGTCATTTCCATTTTTTTTAAAAAATATATGAAAGAAATATTGTTAAAGAAACCCATAATATCAATTTCTCAATATTGGTTAGAGTAAAACGGGTTTCTTTTTTTAATTTAAATCTTCCATAAACTTTTATAGATAAATTAGTTATAATTTTTATTATAAAAATTATGGAAGATATAAATAAAATTTGATATATTTCGTTAATAATTTTCATTATTATTCTCCATGTGATTGTCCTTGATGAATACGTTCTTGTTGTTGAACGGGTTTTTGTTGAAGAATTTGTTGCTGTTGTGGTTGTTCATCACGGAAATATTGTTCAATTAAATTTATTTGATTGTTATACAAAGAAATACGACCTAAAATGTCTTGCATTTCTTCAATTTTCTTTTTATAAAGCATATTAGGGTCTGCTGCTAAACGTACTAATTCTAATTCATCGTAATACTTGTCATTTTTAATTTTATTAATTAAATCTAATTTTAAATTTGCCATATTATTAAAGTTTTTATTAGTTATTTTTTACAAAAATATACATTTTTTATATAAATTCCAAATTTATAATATTATTTTTTCTGGTTTATTTTTATTTTGAAAATATTCATCAAATATTGAATATATTTCCATTAATAATTTCATACTATTTTTATCGTTTTGATTATCTAAATTAAATACATTTTTCCAAAATAGAAAATGTTCATTGTTTTCAATTTCATTATTTTTATAATATCTATGATAATAATATTTATAAAAATATTCTTTTAATTTATTATTTTTTGTAAAATCAATTTCCTCTTTTTTAAAATTTTCACAAGTTTTATTAAAACACCAATTATAATGATTTTTTATATCATTGTCGTTGGATAATGTATCTTTATCAAGATAATAATATATTATATGGGATAATAAATTAATACTAAAATCCCTATAAAGTTCATTTCTTTGTCTTATTATATTTTTCAAAACAATAAACTATTTTAACGATTTTAACATTTCAATTAATTCTTTTTGTGGATGAACATCACTTTTATCTTGTCTATATGAAGAATGTGACCATATACCTGAAACACCATTAATTGCTTTTTCTGAATATGTAAACATATCTTCATTATAATCTAAAGGTATATCATATTTTTCATTGAAAAAAATAAGTAATTTACGTAATGATTCAATTTGTTCATCGGTATATTTTTCAAACCCATAAAAACCACGATATTGTTTATCATATATTACTACATTTTCAACTGGTTTTAAATTAGTATTTGGTATATTTTTCTTTTTTACATCATCCCATTTTGCAGGATACCACAATCCATTTTTTTCAATTAAACCACCCCAAGAATCTATTTCAATTCCAATGGAATGTTTATCTAAATTTGAATTACCAGCACCCAAATGATAAGCCCAATACTTGGATGAAAAACATTGAAATATTTTACCATCCCATTGAATTATTAATGCCGTGGCAATACGTTCTGCTGTCATTAACCACCACTTAATATCACCATCAACGCCTTGACCAGATACGGTATGATGTAAAACAATTTGATTTTTTTTAGTTTCTTCTCTAACATATTGATTATATGGAAAATCAACCAAAATAATTTCTTTTAAGTCTAATTTTGATAAAATTTTATTTTCTTTTTCGTTTTCTTTTTTTGTTTTCCAAATACCATCCATAACAAATAATTTATTTAAAATAATTTTTAGATAATTTATTATATTCATCTGTATTAATATTTAATTCTTTACATATTTTTTTTATTCTATAATTATTCATTAAAATTGCAATTGTTAATGAAACTATAAAAATAATCAATAATATTAAATAAACAAAAATTGAACATAAAATAATTTTTTTATTTAAATTAAAAATAACACCAAAAAATCCAATTAAAAAAAGAATAATAAATATAAACGTATATACATTTTTTAATTTTAATTCTTTATTTATATTATTTTTTGTAAAAAAACTATATATAAAAATTATCCACCTATTAGGTGGATAATTATAATACGTTTCCAAAAATTTTTCTTTACTAATATTATTTGTCATATATTAAAATCCTCTGTTTTTTTTAGTGCTTTTCGTATCAATAAAATTCTTTGGTTTATAATTTAATAAATGTTTCATTTTATTTAAAATTTTATTGTCTACATTTAAATTTTCATTAACAACATTTTTTTCTTTTTTTATTTTAAAAATACTATTTTTACCATCAGTATAAAATTTATAGTTTTCCATTAAATTTATAATCTTATCATTTTTTATAATTTTATAATCAACCGTTTTGCTATTATACTTATTACCAAAACCAGTTAAATCTAATTTAAATAATCCGTTTACATTTTCAGTGGTTAAAACTTCATGAATATTAAAATCAATAATTCGTTTTTTTCCTAATATATCAACATATCTTCCAGTAATCATTGATTCATTAATATCCTTATATTTGTTATATTGATTCATTTCATTACCATCATATACAGGTTGTGATTCTTTATTATATAAAGGTTGTTTTTTACCATCTTCTAGTTGTTTTTTTCTTATTTCATAAAATTTATCACCCATATCTTTTTTCATTCTGTCTTTAAAACGTTTACTTGGTTCTATATCAAATTTAACGGAATGTAATCCTTTAGTATATAAATCCACTTCATTTTGTTCTTCTTGTGTTCTATTACGTTTAGGTATTTCATTACCCTTATCATTATCACTATTACCTACATTTTTTAGATGTGTATTACTATTAGCATTAGTTGATTTAATTTCTTGCTTTTCAATATCCACACCTAATTTTTGTGGGTCTTTAATTGTTATTTGTTGGTCTTTCCATTCTAATTCTTTTTGAACATCAATTATTTTTTTAGTTCCGCTATAATTTAAATCTTTCTTAAAATTAGATGGATTTTGATTTATAATTCTTTGCCTATCCACTTCTGTTGATATTTTTCTATCTTCATTCATGTTTGATAATATATTATGATATTTAGAAATTGCTTCCAATTCTTTATTTACTTGTTCAATAAATTCAGATTCATTTAATCCACCACTTTGTTGTGTTCCTGTTGGAACTGATGATGTTTCCATTTTATTAGACATTGAATCTTCTCTTGATTGTAATTTTGAAGCATTTACCATACTTGTTGCATCTTCATTTTGTTTAGTATAATATTTTTTACCATCTGGTTTATTATCGCCACCAAATAACCAATCCTGAACATCAAAATAATATGGTTGACCTCTATGTTGTTCTATTTTATATAGAATACCTCTTTTGGTTTCTTCTTTTGACATAAAAAAATGAGTATAATCAACTCTTTCTAAATAATATGGAATATCATTAACGTATATTTTTATTCTTTCACCATAAAATTTTTCTGATTCCAATTCATTAACATATTTTTCAAAACCAGAAGAATCTGTTAAATATTCACTTTCACCTATTTTTGTTTTTATATTCCTCTTTGCTTCATAAAAAATACCATCAAATCTATCTGCACGTAATCTATCATCAACAGCATCTTTTACTGAATTAATTAAATCATTATAAGTCATACCACCATTTTCATCAATATAATCCCATAAAGAATTAGTATCTCCCAAATCATCCCAATCTACATAACCAATCATTTTATTTGCAAATTTTAATGCAACATCATATAATGCTTGACCTTTTAATTTAGGAATATCATTTTTTGTTAATTTTCTAGTTTTAAGTAATGCTTGTAATTGTTCTGATGTTTCAATCATTTCATTATCATTAATTAAATTTTCATTTTCTTGTATTATTTTACCACCACTCCAAATTGGTTTTCTAATAATTTTGGATTTTTTACCCTTCATTAAATCACCATTACCCCATGCCGATGGTGTTGCATAACCAACATATCCAACAGAACCACCTGCACTTCCACAAGATGTTGTTTCAGAAACATCATTATCCTTTTTACCATTAATTAATCCTTTATTTCTCATGGTTTCCTCACCTGCTTTTTTTATTTGATTAATACCACTTTTATCCCTTCTTTTTTTCTTTTTTGGTATCGCTCTTTTATATTTTAGAATATATTTTGGACTATTTAATACATAATCATTAAATATCATATTTTGAATTGTTTCATTGTAATGATATCCATATTTTTCTTCACCATTTTCAGCCATTTCATCATAAATTGCAGACAATTTTGGGTCTGAAAAAACCAAGGCTTCCATTTTAGGTAAACTAAATATTTTCTTTTTTAATGATTGTTCTTTTTCTGTTAATAATGAATCAATTTCATTTAATTTAATATTCAACCCACTCATATTTTTTTTAAAGTTATCTTCCAACCCTTTTGATTGTTTATTTATGGGTTTTTTTAATGTTGGTTTAAAATTAGTATTCTCATTCATAATTATTTAATATCAGTTTTCCAAAATTCACGTTTTTGCCATAAAACTTTATATACGGCTTCTAATGAATCTTTTATTGTTGAAATCATTTCATTTCTTGATTTACTATTGTTTTGTTTTAACAGTTTTGCAATTTCTTTATCTAATAAATCAGATACAAATTTATTCAATTCATCTTTTACTATTGACTTTATTTCACTACTATTCATTATGAAACTATTCTTATTCATAAATACTTAAAGAAAACGAAAAATAGTATAAAGGATTAATTAGATATTAATAATGTTCCAAGAACACCAACACCCACACCAATAGTAGTATAAATAACCGAATTTTTATTTTTATAATAAAAATTTTGAACTTTTTGCCATCCATTTGGATTTAAATGCTCTTTTGTTATATTAGGTATAACATAACTTTCAATATTTTCTGTTTTAAAAAAATCATTACTGTTTGTAATACTGAATGATACTGGATAACCCATTTTTTTATCATTTTTCCATTGAAAATCAATGTATTGTTTATTTGGAAAATAAAGTGAATCTATTAATAGAAATGGTGTTTTTTCAATACTAATTGGTTTAATATCATATACTGTAAATTTATATGTAACGAATTTGTTTTTATTGCTATAATTATCTTTAAAGACGATTTTATTAGTAATAGTATCTACAATAGTTTCACCATCATGTAAAAAAGAATCAATTTTTAAATTTGTTTCAATCAATGCAGCAGCAATAATATTATTTTTATTTTCTAAATTATTAATTCTATTAATTAATTCTTTTTGCATTGAATTTAACTTACCACTAATTTCATTTAAATTTTTTATAGTTTCTTGCATGGTAAGTTTTTCAGAAACCAATTCGTTATTTTTATTTCTATATGTTGAAATAGTATCTAATAAAGCATTTTTTAGTTTAATTTCATTTGAAATTTTATCATTTAATTTTTCAATTCTTTTATTTTGTAAAGTAAAAATTATGATAAAAATTATTATAAAAAATAAAATAATTTTAATATTTTTTAATATATAATCTAAAATTTTATTCATAATATAATTTATATTAATTTATTTGTTTAACACCTCATTTCTCCAATATTCAGAAAATTTATTATAATAATTTTCAATTCTTTTAATAATTTCATCATATTTTGGATTATCTGGTGAATATTCTTCAAGAAAATCAAACATTACACCAGAACTATTTTCTTCTTTTGTTACCTGATAAGTAAATTCAATAACCCCATCAACAACACCACCCCAAAAAATAAGATTATCATAAACATATAAATCAAAAAAAATAACACTTACTGTTTCATTTTCGGGCATATTATCAAACAATGCCAAAAATTTATTTTCTTCATTTTTTTGGTCAATAGTTGTTATTTTATTTAAACCAATTTCATTTTCTTCTTTTTCTTCATTTAAAGAACGTGTTATTTTTAATAAATCACGCATTGTATATTCTTTTAACAATATTTTTTTTTGATTTTTCACATCATATCCATTACGCATACGATTAAGAAAAATTCTCATTTCGTTTGATGTTGTTGTTTTTTTCATATTAATCTAATCTTTTGTGTCTTTCATTTTTAATAAATAGTTTTTTTATTGAATTTTTCTTTTAAATTCATTAATATCAAACATTGGATTAAAATAAGTAAAATCATCAATATAATTACTCATGAAAACAATTCCAATATATTTATATATATTTTTGTGATAATGTTGAAATTCAATAACATTTGAAGGAATATTGTGTTTTTTTAATAAAAATTGACACAATAAAATTAAATTATTAAATTGTGTTTCAGGTATTTTTTCCCAATAAGAACAACTCAACCATTTTTTTTCTATAACACTATCAAAATCACAAACCTCATTTAATTGATTAATAAATTCACCATTAGGAGATTCAACCAAACCGCCCATATTTTCTAAAACAATGGATATTATTTCTTTATTGTTTTTTCCATCAATTAAATAATTAGTATAATATTCATCATTATAATGTTGAAAAACGTTACCGTTTCTATCTATAGTAAACGTATTCCACATCTTAGATTTACCCATTTCGTTTTGTTGTAATCTAAGAATGTGGTAATTTTTTTTTCTTAAACTAAAAGAAATGACAATTTGTTTTTTTTCTGTTTTTGTTTTTATATAATTATTTTCATTAATTGAAAATGTTTTATCATCAATATTTAACATAGAAAATTATAATTTCCAATATGGATTTTTTTTTAATTTTTTTGCATCTTCAATAAGAATTTTCAAATCTTCATTATTATAAAATTCTTCAGGTTCAAAATTACCCAAATTATCCACAATAGTTAAAGACTTTTTTAATAAATTTGCTTTTATTCTTAATATTTTTTTTTCGTTTTTATTCATTTTATTTCATGTTTTCAAGAATTCTAAACGCACTATCATAATTTTCAATTAATAACATTGCATCATTATATGCCATACCAATATATCTTCTTTTACCAGAAGTAACAAAAACACCTAATTTATCCATTTCTTGCAAAAAATCATCAACCATTTTATTTGAATTTTGAATATTGGTTCTTTCACTAATAATTGATTTTAATTCTAAACCAGGAATTACTTTATCACCAACATTCAACTTACCTTCATTATAAATGAACATTAATAAAGAACGATATCTATCTCTTTTTGTATATATTTTTTCAAAATAATCTTTATTTAAAAGATAAAGATTATATTCAAAATATTCTCTAAAATAAACACCACCAATTATTATCAATTCATTAAACACAACAATTATTATAAATAAAAATATGATTTTAGAATCTTCTTTTTGAATATCATTTAATTTTATAGAAAATTTATCGTTTTCTATATTAATTGCCTTTTCTTTTTCTTGTTTTAATTTATCAATCCTGTTTGCAATTTCTGTTGATTTTTCAGTAAAAGCATCCCTTTTATTACTATAAACAGTTTCACGTGCATCATTAATATAATTACTATATTCTATAGTAAGATTTTCTAAAATAGGGTCATATCTTCTATTAATTGAATCTAATTTATTAGATAATTCTTTATTGACAACAATGTTACTGAAATGATTTGTATCTGCCAAATTTTTAGAACCAGATATAGAAAGATAAAAACTTAAAACAACAACTGATACTAAAACAATAAACCATGTTATTATATTAAATTTAATTTTATTTGCATTTATAATAAAATCATGGGAAAAATTTCTAACAATATATCTTTTTATAATTTCAAACATTGTTAAAAAAATCACAGTAAATAAAAATGATAATATATTATTCCAAATACCATCAATTAAATTCACTTTAATTGCTTTTTGTAACGATGGATATACTAAAAAATAAGCAAAAAATATTGAACCAATATTTCCAAAAAAAGAAAATCTATATAACCATTTATCTAATGATTTATTTTTACCCTCAAAATCCTTTTTGTTTATTTTATTTCTTAATGTATCATATTTTTTTATATCCATATTATTAGTTTTACAATAAATAGTTTATGTTTTACTATTTTTATGTGATTTTTAATGACGAAATACCGTTATCGTCAGCAATTACGTCAATAATATAATCGGGTTCAATATTAACTTTATGTTCAATGATTAAGACCCTTTTCGTGTAATTTTTTATTAATTGTAATATTTCTATAAATTCTTCAACACTATCTTCATCTAATTTACCCATAACTTCGTCTAATAAAAATATGTCGGGTTTTGACTTAATATTAATTTGATTTAAAGCAAATTTTAAAACAATACTTGCAAACGTTCTTTCCTTTCCACTCGCACTAATTGTATCAATTATTGCTGTTGGTCTTGAATTATATGCCAATTTTGGTTTTAAATCATTTTCATCTAGCCAAACTTTAAATGGTGATACTGATAGTATATTTTCAATAGTTTTATTAATTTTTGGTATTAAATAATTAACCAATAATTGTTTTGGTATACCATCCCTATGTACACAATTTTTATATAAACCCATCACTTTATCACGATATTCTTGTTTTTCAAAATTAGAAATTAATTCTTTATTATTTTTAATTTGAATTTCTTTATCTCTAATAAAATTTTTAATAATAAAAATATTTTCTTTGATTTTATTTTCTTCGATTTCAAAATTTTGTAATTTTTCTTTACTTAAAATAATATTTCTTTCCGTTTTTTTGTTTTCTTCAATTTGAAGTAAAGAATTTTCATATTCAACAATTTTTTGTTTTAAAATTGCAATTTTTAGTTCTTCGTTTTGTATCAAAAGTGGAATACTATCAAGTTCTTTTTTTATTTCATTATATTTTTCGACATCATTTTTATCGTTCGTTAGTTTACCAATTTCAACTAAAACAAATTCCATGTCAATAGAATTTTTAGTGATTATATTTTTTATATTTATTACCTCATTTTTTAAAACTTCAATTTCATTTAGAATATTATTTTTTTCTTCAGTTTCAATTATTTTTATTTTTTTTGCAATATTAAACATCTCATTTTCTTTCAACTGAACCAAATTTTTTATTTTTTCTAAATGTTCTGGTTTATTTATTGGTTGACCACATAAACTACATATTTTACTTTTTTTCAAATCAGTAATTTCTGTTTTTAAATTAGAACCATCATTTTTTAATCTAAAAATATTTCCATTCAATATTTCAATATCATGTTCTTTTTCACGTATTTTATATTCAATGTCTTTAATTTTAAATTTATTTTCGTTTTCTTTTTGTTTATGTTCATCTCTTTTTAAAATTAAAGATTCTAATTTTTTTTCATCATATGTTTTTATTAATAATTTTGCATTATCATTTAACAATTTTTCACGTTTTTTTATTTCTAAGATATTATCTTCCCCATTTTTTATTTCATAATTAACATCTTCAATATTAAGATTATATATTTCTGAATTGATTCTATATAATTTTTTTGTTTGTTCTTCAATATACTTTTTTCCATTACTAATTCTATTTTGAATATTTGGTAGTTCAATAGTTTCAACGGCATTTAGTTTATTATTTAATTCATCAATTTCTCCACCCAATATTCTATTTTGTTCTTCAACAGATTCAACATTACAGTTTATCCTACCTTTTTCATTGATTCTCTTTTGATACAATTTAAAAACGTCTAATTTTTTATCAAAAATATCTAAACCAGCATCAAATAAAATAGAATCAATAAACACCGCCATATCATTTGATAATATTCTATTAAGTGTATCTGATGTGGTCATAACAATACGAATAAAATTATCATAATTACCAAGAATTGATTCAATCTTTTTTTGTGTTTTTAATCTATTATCATCATCTAATTTATCAATAATATTTTCATCATTCATATCATCATCTGGTGTAGAAAGTAAATAATAGTTTAATGTTGTTGAAACATTAATTATTTCACCTGATTTATTTTTATTAATTTCAGTTTTCCTTTTTAAACCATAATATTCACCGTTTACATCAATAACCATATAACCACTACATGAAGTAGCATCGTTTCTATTATTAACATATCTAATATCACCAAATTTCTTTTTTGTTTCAGTTTCTAATGTTTTATTATATAAAATATATGATATTAATTTCATTATTGTTGTTTTACCATGAGTATTCATTCCTGTAATTTGATAAAGACCATTCATATCTTTCCAATCAACATCCAATTTATCGTATGACATAAAATTAATACCACCAAATTTCACAATATCCCAACTAATGTGATTGTTTTCGGTTGTTTTTATTTCATTACTTATTTCATTATCGAGATTAATCACATCATTAATTGTTTTATCATCCACACCAATCTTTTTTAAATATTCTTTAAATATATTTTGTTGAATTTCAATATTATTAATATCATTTAATTCAACATCATTATTTACATCAATTTTATCTTCTTCAAGAAATTGATTTTTATGGGAAATGTTTATAATTTGACTATCAGAATATTTTGTTTTAATAAAATTGATTAATTTTCTTTCATTTTCTTTTGTTCTTGCTTGAGGTAATGTTAACCACAAAAATCTAATTTTCATGAAATTAGTATGATTTTCAATTTCAAAATCTAAATCATCAAAATCAGTAAATGGTGTTATTTTAATATTTTTAAATGAAAATTCATTTTCAATTGGAATTTCTTTATGTGTTTTATTTATAATATCCCATAAAATATAACCATGAAAATTATCATCACCTTCACTAAAATCTTGTGCAATTAATGAACCAGAATATGCTTTTGTGTTATTTTTATCAAGAAATTGCATTTTATGTATATCACCAAAAAAAGAAAAATCCCCTTTAAAATCCTTAATTCCAAAAAAAGAATTGCTTTTTAATTCAAATCCTGTTGTTGATTTAGAACCTGTTATGGGGTCATGAAATAAATCAATGTATATTTTATTAGAATCCCTATTCTTTAAAATATTTTTCCCTTCTTTAAGTAACCAAGGATTGTTTTTTAATTCACCATGATGCCAAACACACCAAATAACATTTTCATCTTCATAAAAACCAGTTTTATTATAATAAATAATTTTATTATTATCAAGTGTTTTTACAATTGCTTCTATTGAATCAACTCGTTTTAAATTTTTTTTACGACAATCATGATTACCTCTTACAATTCTAACGGGTGCTATTTCTGATAATTTTTTTAAAAATTTATTTGTCAATATTAATTGTTCACCCTGTAAGTCAAGATAATCATGTACTAAATCACCAACAATAACTATTCTATCTGGTTTTTCTATATTTAATGATGAAATTAAAGAATTAAAAACATTTTCATATTCTTCGTTTCTAGTTGGAATTTTACGAATGTGAATGTCTGCCAAATGACAAATTTTAGAAATTTTATTATTCATAGTTAAAGAATTTTAATTTTTACAAAAATAAAAAATTTTTTTTGATTTCAAAAAAATAATTAATTCTTGTCAAAATGGCACATTAAAATATAATTAACTGTAATTTTGTCACTTATGAATTATTGGTATTCTATTTGAAAGTTTGTATTTTTACAAAAAAATAACATTTATTAAAAATTTATAACTATGATGATAAGAAAACGAAATTGTAATCAAATTAAACCATTTAATTCATTATTCTTTGATTTTTTTGATGATATTTTATTTATGCCAATTAATGAAACTGAAAAATCACCAAATTATGATATTATCGAAAATGATAATAATTATGTTATTAACGTATCATTACCAGGTGTAAAAAAAGAAAACATTTTAATTGATGTTGAAAATAATAATTTAATATTAACAGCAGAACGTAATGAAAACAACGATTTGAAATATAATTATAAAAGAACTTTTTTTGGTAAATACGAAGAAATTTTTACACTTTCAAAAGATGTTGATAAAGATAATATTACCGCATCATTATCAGATGGTATTTTAATAATTACAATACCTAAAAAGGATTTTGAAAAAGAAAACAATAAAAAAAGAATTGAAATTAAATAATAAAGGGATGATTAATCGTCCCTTTATTTATTCATTAATAATACAATTTTTTATTTTTGTTTTTATATAATTAACCCTGTTACTTATAGTATTACTACTCATATTAAATTCTTTACCAATTTCACAATACGAATAACCCAACACATATTTCATTTCAAAAAATTTAGAATCTTGACATGAAACATCACTAAAAATATTATTAATTGTATTTGTTGTTTCAAAGCAAATTAAATTAGAATCATTATATTTCTCAAAATCAGTATAGTTTGAAGAATAATTATAAATTGTATCTAAACTTATTGTTACATTTTTATTATTTAATGAATATCTCCATTTATCAATAACGTAATTATTGGCAATACTAATAACCCAAGAACTAAATTTAGATTTATTAAAATCGTAACTATGTAAATTACAAAAAACACGCATTAAAATTTCAGAAACATCATCTTCAATATCAAATTCTGAATAAAAATTTTCTTTATTTTTTTTTCTTAAATAATTTTTTAAAAATGTTTTATATTTACAATATAAATTATTTTCAGATTTTTTATCACCATTTTTTATATTTTGAATCAATTCTATATCTTCCATTAAAATTTTTTTTAAGAACAAATTGGTCATCAATTGTTAAATTTCTAGCACTATATAATAAATCAACAATTTTATTCGAACCATTATTTTTACGATATTCATCAATATCTTCATTTGTTGGTAATTTTAATATTTTTATTTTATCTTCACATCCCACATAAATATTGTATAATGAATAATATAATTTCATTGTATTTTCATATGCATCTAAGTCTAACAATAATATAATATTTGGTTTATATTTTTTTAGTGTTAAAAACAATTTTGTTGAAATTTTTTTACCTAAAATTGGTATAGTATTAATTGGTATACTTAACATATCAAAAACACCTTCAACTAAATAAACAGTAGAATCCCAATTAATATATCCTTCATTAAAAATAATGTTATCTTTATTAATTTTTGGATTTAAATATGAGATAATTTTCTTTTTTTTATCATTATCATAATTTCTTGCAATAAAATAATTAACACCACCTTCTTTATTAAAAGAAGGAACAATTATTCTTTTTCTATATTTACCTTCTAAACAAAAACCAATTCTATATTTTAAAATTAAATCCCTACTAATTTTTCTTTCATTCACCATATAATTATATGCTTCAAAATGTTCAAGATTAATAGGATTCATTTGTGAAAAATAAATCATTTCTTCTGGTAATTTTAATTCAAATTCTTCATCATCATTAAAATTATCACTTTCTCTAGTTTGATAAGAATATCCATATGATTTATATTCCTCATAATCAATTTTCGTACCATATAATTTAATTAATCTACCTAATGAGCCAGAAAAGTTAGGATTATCACATTTCCAACACTTAAAAACACGTTTGGCAGTATTAATTTCAAGATTATATTTACCATCAGGATATGGTAAACCTTCATATTCTTGACACCTTGGACAACATACTTGTAACTGTTCAGATTCTAAATATCCTTTGACATCCTTAAAAATTCTATTAAGGATTGGATGTATTTCATATCCTTGTATTGTTACCATATGACACAAAAATAAAAAAAACATTCTATAAAAAAAATTTTTAGAATGTTTTTTTGTTTATTTAATATATCCAAATTAATATTTTTTGAAATCAATTAAAAAGGGAAAAAAGGTTATTAATCTATTTAAAAACCCTGGGCAATATATCCTAAAATTACCAATACCTGTATTTGGGTCAACACCCAAATTAATATGATTTGTTTGTATTTCATTGAATAATTCAATTACTTTACTTTTAATTAAATTATCATTATTATTTTCCGAATTTTTATATTTCTGAAATTCTTCATAAAGTTTTGAATAATCTTCCTTTATTTTTTCATTTTCGGCTAATAATTGTGATATTTGTTCTTCTAACCATTCAATACCCATTTTTTTATCATCATCAATTATTAACAAATCATCATCTTTTTTTTCTATAGAAAGTGGTATATCTTGTAATAATTCTTCAACCTTTTTTTTAGCCTTTAGTTCACGTTCTCTATGGGTTGATTTTTTTACAACACTTTTATTTGATGGTGTGTTTTTAGAAAAAACATTTTTTTTCATAGTTGTTGTTTTTTCTTTAGCCAATTTCAATAATTTATTATCCGATTTTGCCATAACTTATTTATTATCAATATTTACATTTAAATGTGCAATTAATCCATTTTCATCATTCCAAATGAAACCATCTGCACCTTTTATTTGACCAATATATCCCTTTTTGTGTAACCATTCATCTGTTCCTGTTAAACTGGATAAATATCTAATTGTAACACCTAATTCTTCATTTAAATTATTATTCTTATTAATTTCATATTTAATAGTTTTTTTTCTATGTTGATGCCCAATATGCCATTCATGATACTTTGTTTCACTCCACATTTGTTTAGATGGAATATCACTAGCCATAATCAAAGGTAAACTACTTTCTTTTTCTTCACTACCATGAGTAAAACCTAACAATACATTACCAAACTTATAATATTTTCTTGGTGATGCATGTGTATCAACAGTAACTTGTGTATCATTATTAAACCAAGCACTAATAAATTTACCTAAATAAAAACTTCTCTCATAATCATGATTCCCTGGTATAACCAACACATCAACAGGTACACCCGTTTGTTTTAAAAAATTAATTGCATCAACAATTAATCTACTACCAATATCAAATGTTTTTTGCCAACGTAAATCTTCGTCTTGTCTAGTACCTTTTGTTGTAGTATTATATATCGTATCTGAATTAAAAAAATCACTACCAATTGGAAATAATATTCTTGAATATGAAAAACCAACAGACCTTGCTAATAGTTGTTTAATTGCTCTTAAAAATCTACTTCTTGCAATTTTAGTGTCATAATTTTCAAACGTTTCACCACCCCATGCCAATTTACCAATATGTAAATCAAAAATTGAAATTTCTAATAAATTATTTTCTTTAAAATCTTTATTAATATTATTAATTTCTAATATTGGTGGTTCATAATTTTTTATCATATCAATAAACAATTCACCAATTTTTCTTTCGTGAAAAATTTTATTGTTCCTTATTAAATTTGCTTTAACTTGCCAATTTTGAATTGTTTCTGGTTTTTTTTGTTTCCAACTAGTAACATCCCATTTGTTAATTGTATAATTATTTACTTTCCATAATTCCAAATCAACATTTGCTTCCTTAAGTAAATCATCCAATGTTTTTATGGTTTTTGTCGTTTTTATTTTACCATTCCATTCAATAATACTTAAATTATTATCATCAGAATATTTAACATCGATTTCCTCTTTTGAATCTTCTTTTATTTCTTCATTTTCAGTAAAAAAAGTTGATTGTTTAATATAATTCAAATAGGCACTATTAAACAAATTAAAGGAATCAACATCTAATTTATTTTTTTTATGTTTTTTATAAACATCTGATTTTACGTTTTTTACATATGTGCTTGCAAAGCCAAAATCTAATGACGCTTTTCTAAGAGAAATTTTATTTTCAAGAGCATAATTAATAATTTCAATTGCTTTTTCTATTCTTTCTATTGTCATAATATTAAAATTTTTCCAAAAATATAAATTATTACAACACCATGCAAATTTTTTTAAATGAAATAATTACCAGATTCTTTTAAAATCTTAATATTTTCTTCAATTTTTTTACATTCATCTAAAAAAGATAATTCAATATCTAATGTTAAATTAAACCATTCTCCTTCCATTCTTAAATAAGAATATTTTCGTTGTAATGTTTTTTCTATCAAATTTGCAAATTCTGATTGGTATATTTCAACCAACTTTAATTTTAAAGAATTTCCTGTTTGTAATTGATTCAATCTTTTATTTGGATGTTTTGATAAACCTATCTTATAAAAACCATCATCTAACGATTGAATTAAATAAATATATCTCATTTAATAATTCCCAACTTTTTTAATCCAGCAAAACCAACAGCATAACTATCAGACATATCAAAACAAATATCTTTTGGTTCATTGCCGTTTTTTTTATAAAACCATTCAATTTCGGGTTCTAATTTACATACTTTTTCCCAGATATACAACTTTTTTTTCTTTTGATATTCTGGTGGAAATGATAAAGTTTCAACTAATTTATTTTTTATTTTTTTTGTATGAACCAATTCTGTACAAAAAAGTTTTCTTGATTCATAAACACTAATTTTCATTGGAAATTTTTGAAAAATATTATATAATATGTATCTACAAATACCATTAAACCCAAATAACAATGCTACCGTATTTGCATTATTGCTTCCACCTAATGGTTCTTCAACAATAATATGTTCTATTTTTCCATTTAATTTCTTTTCAATTTTTTCTTTATATTCTAAAGCATATTTCTTAAAAATATCCGCTTTATGTAAATCTCTATTATCAACTTGAATATTTTTATCAATTTTTAATTCAAGGTGTTTTAATTCAATTAATTTACCCTTATCATTCCATAATGCACTACCAATATTTGTTGTGCTTATATCTAAAGACCATATGTATTTTTCCATTAATATTAAATTTCTTTATTATCATCTATTAATTTTTGTATTTCTTTCGGTCTTTTTAAATATAAATTAATTAAATCTTCAACAATACCACCAATTTTAATAGATTTACCCATACAAAAATTTTTAAATTTTTTATGTAGTAAACCATTTATTATAATTGATTTGGGTTTTATTACATCGTTAGCCATTTATTATAAAATTTAATTTTAAAATTTATTTTTATAATAAATACTACGTTTTTATAAAAAAATGTAAATTTTTAGTATTTTATTAAAAATCAAGTGCAAATAATATTGTTTTTGATATTGTTGAATCTTTTTGTATTGGATTATTTAGTTTACCAATAGCAACCAAATTTTTATTTTCATCATATAAACCAACTTCACTAATATATACACTTGATGTACCATCCCAAGTTAAATTATTTGACGAATTAAATTCGTTTAATGCTAAATTAATTGACATGTCTAATACATAAACATCTGCCTTTATATCAGCAGTTACATTACCCAAAAAAAATGTTTCCTCACCAAACGATAATTTATCCGTTTCGTTTTTAGATGGATATTTTAATTTATATAATATATCTGGATTATTAAGTGTGTATGATGGATTATTATTTTTTAATTCAACTCTAATTTTTTTATTATATAATTCATTACCAGTAAAATATTTAACAGTTCCATGTCCAGGAATTTGATTAGTTACGTTTTTATATTTCCAAACATTATTTCTTGGTTGATTTTCTTTTACTGTTTGATATATGATATATAAATCGGTTGCACAATAACCAAAACCATTATTAAAATCATTTAAAAATATAAACTCATTTTTATCAAATTCAAACAATAATTCATATGTATAAATATTATCGGTTTCAACTGTTATTTTATTAATATAATTACAGTGAATTGCACTTGAATATCCATCCTTTTTATTAATCAATGCATATGTTACATAAATATCGTATTTCATATTATAATATTATATTTTAACTAATTTTAAAATTAGGTAAAGTCCAAGACCTATTTGATTTATAAGATAATGCAAATAATAATTCTTGGTCTTCAATAACAAATATCTTTAAATCGGGAAATACTTTACCCACAACATTATCCCAATTATCACACAAATCATAATAATTAATATTTAAAGATTTAGTATCACCAGTTAATAATTTTAATCCATTTTTTGGTGTTAATGTTAATCCTAATTTTGGTGTTATATTTTTATGCCACATTATTGTTGGTATTTCCAATTTAACATTATCTAATAAAAATCCCTCACCATATACATTTGCGGGTGAATTATTGGTATAATGTATAACACCTAATTTTTTATATGTTGGATTTTGATTTTGAATATAAGATACAAAACCACCCATTGATTTGTTTTTAAATTTCGTATATTTTAAATTATTAGTCGAAATTCCAATAATTTCTTCGGTAAAAATTATTGACATATTCCAAAACGGAAAAACAATTGTTGGACATTGACAATTTTCTAAAAAATTAATTACACTATTATCAACATAATCAGTTTGCGACATATTAAAAACAGAACTACCACTATATGTTAATTTGTTAGGAAACACAATTACTTGATTAGTTTTTCCTGTTATAATACTTGAACTATAACCACTAAAAATTGGTAAATCCCTATCAACTTTAACAAAAATATAATCATTATTATTTTCAAAAATTTCTTCAATTTTGTAAATTAATATTGGATTTGGTGTGTTTTTATTTATATTATCTGCTGTTGTTGTATTTACTGACCACATTATTAATATATAATCATCAACCAACAATTCATCATATAATATACCATCATTTCCTTTATATAAATTTAATGAACTACCACCATTTATTTCAGATGGTTTTACAAACAAATCACTTCTTTTTATATGATTACTATCTATAATAAATCCAGTGCAACCACTATTAAAAAAACCAATAGAATCAATTGAATTTTCTACAGTATAATTTGTTATTGGAATTGATTGTATTTCATTATAACTATCACCATTAAAATTACGTGGTATTGATGATATTATATTTGGGTTTTTATCAAATGCATTTAATATAACAGAATCAAATCCACTATAATCTGAAGAATCTTTATTTATTTCATTAATTAACCTATAATCAATTTCACTATCACCAACAACAAAATATTTATAATTTAATTTACCTTGTGAAAGTAATTCCCTACCCTTAGACGTTAATTTTATATTAATTACTGTTGGGTCATTTTTATCAATAAATCCCATATTATTTATTTGTTTTAATATAAATACATTAATTATTAAATTTTAAAAAAATATTAAAAACTACTACCACCAGAAAGATTTGCTCTAATTGAAAACTTATTTTTCCCAACTATTCTTATTGGAATTTCTGTGCTTCCAATATAACCTATAACTGATGTTAGTTCAATATATCCATTTGTATTTCTAAATGAAACACCCTCATCTTCATCATCAAAATTATAATTAAAATTAATAAAAACATCTTCTAAACTTTTTATAGTAACACTACCTTCTTTTGGATTTGGTATTGTTTCGGCAAAACTATTATATTGTGTATTTCTAATTGCAGTATAAACCGAATCCTCAAAAATTTCATCGTTTTCTTCTTCATTATTATAATCAAAAATTTTAAGTTTAGTTTCATTATCAAAAGTATTACCAGGAATTTTACTATTTTCACAACTAACCTCTAAATGATAGTTAAAATTGATTAAAAAACTATTAAAAACATTATAATCACCAAGACTACCAACATAACTAATTTGAACACTTGACCTATAATTATCAATCTCTCTTGCATTTATTAGTTTAATGCCGATATTGTTTGTTGTTTTAACTGTTTTAATTTCCCCATATCCAAAACCAAAAGGATTTTTTGCATATGCTCTATAGAATACGTTCGTATTAGGTATTAATTTTTCAATATATAAATCAAATAAAAACGGAATAGTATTAACAGATACATTATGTTTTGATATTACAATATCTTTTTTGGTTTGATAAAATAATTCATTTTCATTTCCTAATGTTGGGTTTTGGGTATATATTAATCCATGTTCAAAAACTAATGATGGGTCAAATCCACCGCTATTTGTTATTGTGTTTCCACTAATATCAACCGACATATCCCCAACATTTTTTGCTTCACCAGTTAAAATAGTAGGTATTTGATAAATTATTCGTTTTGTTAGTCCACTATATATATTATCACCACGATATTCAACACCATCAATTATAAAAAATGACCTATATCTATAAAAACTATTTGGTGTTAAACCCGTAATGCTATATGAATATTTATTTTCGCTTAACGGTCCTGTCTTTAATGTTGTTCCACTCCATGCCATGATTAATTATTTTATTTAATATACCGAACAAACTATTGATTCTAATGTTTTATCATTACCTAATACATATCCACTACCACAAAGGGATTTGATTGTAATTTTTGAAATTCCAGATTCTCTTTCTTTACATTCACTTATTGCATGTGTCATAAAACTATAACAATCACCATATCTAACTACTATTGGTGGAATAGTATAATTACAAGAAATTTTACAACCAAATTTATCACATATGGTTTTTTGATAATAAGTACATCCATTACAATAAACAAAAATTTGTGGACCTAATGAACCTAAATATATACTATCTCTAAACATACAATAATTTAACACAAAACAAAATTCATCATCGGGATTTTGAACTGGTGTTAAATAACCATATTTAGTTACTCCAATATAAGGACTACAACAATTATCTGGATATCCTACGCTTGGAATAAAATAAGTAGTAATTCCTGTTATATTAATTTCAACTGGTGGTATATATTTTTCTTGATATATTTTTATTGTTTTCGAATCACCAATTGTTGGCGTATATATAAGGCAACCAACACATTGATTATTTAGATTTATATTTTCTTCAATTATTATTTTTTGATTAATTCCTGTTGGACTAGGATATGTTGGTTCATCCGCAATAACCCAAGGTGTAATAATATTTTCACAACATATTTCATATGTATTTGTATATTCACCATAAATACAAAGATTAATACAACCACCAATTGATGGAATATGTATATAACCATCAGAACATACCGAATAATTAATAGGTTCAACAGTAAAATTAATATCATTTGAACAAATATATTCGTATTCCATACCATAAAGGTCAATTTTATCATAACCAATAATACAACAACCACCAGCAGAAATAATTTCTGTTTGTGTGATTTCATTATGTTTTGCTGTTAAACCACAATATTCTGGAATTTCAATACAATAAATATTACCTACAGCACAACGTAATGGTTCACATACAATTGCTCTGTATTCAAACAAAGCATTTGGTGTTATTTCTATTTTTGGTATTCTATAGCAATTAGTTGTTAAACTATTATATTCTATTTCTTCATTCCAAGTATCCGAACCCAATTTTCTATATTGAATACCATATGCAACAATATCACTATGACCAGATATGTTCATACCACCAGAATTACAAATATATGCTTTATTATCACCCATAAAAAAACATTATAAATTATTTAAACCAATTGGTTCTTGTGTTACCATATTTTTATTTTCACCATCATAATAATAATCATCCTCACTATTTGTTGCTTTTATTGTTTCAACATATAATGATGGTGTTTCTAATTCTTGATTTATTTTAAACATAGCACCATCATCACCAAAATATTTTAAAAACCCATAACCTCTTTTATCAACATAATTGTTATTATTATTTATACCCCAATATAAATTAACACCTCTTTTATATGTAAATTTTTGTCTTGTAAACAAACTATTACGAACAAGCAATCCATTCTTCTTTAGAATTATTGTTGCCGACAATATTTGGTCAATAAACCTTTGAAAAAACGCATTATATTTGTTTAAAAAGGGATGAAGATTTCTAAAGGTATATCCATTAGATAAAAACGGATTGTCTTGACTAAGTTTTGCTCTTTTAAGATATATTTCGTATATTTTTTGAACCGTTGGATACCACCCACCTTTTGAATTTGTTACAACCTTCCTTGTTCTAACATTTATTAATTTTCTTTGAATTAATTCTAAAAATTCAAGAAATGATAATTTACTAATATCACCTAAATCAAAACTATCTGAAACAATTGGAGTAAATAATTCATCACCACCAACAAGATAATAAACACTAATAACCATACCAATTCTTAAAAATTTTGGTAAAAATATTTCATATGGATTCATTATGTTTACATCATAATCTTTATACGGTTCTAATGCAACACCGTCAATTAATATTTTGATTTCTTTAGCATCTTTTATTTTATAGTTAAGTTTTAATACACATTTATTAGCAGATTCATTCATATAAATTTTACTTGTATTAAAACTATGTATTTTAATTGTTTCATTTTTTAAATTAACAGTTTCACCTGTTGATGTAATATATGAATTTAAATTACCAATATTAACATTAATATATGCAATCTGTACATCGCTTTTATTTTCTAATACATAATTATAAACATCTTTATTTGTTATATAAATCTTATTCGATTCTTCATCATATGTATAATCACCCTCTATTCCAATACCTTTTTTTGTTAAAGCAATACCATTTACTGTCAATTGAACATCCCCTGATGATTTTGTTGGTAATTTGATGAATTTTTTATTTGAAAATTGTTCAATATCAATATTAATTTTAGTAACAACATAATCAACAACAATATTTATGGGATTTGTTGTTTTACCTGAATGTACAAATGTTATTTGAACAACGCCATCAAAAGAAGTAGAACCTGTTAATTCATTTATAACTAATTGATTATTATTATTAATAAAATAATCAGAATATGTATTTACAGTAAAACCCGTTGAACCAGTATTTCCACTTTTTGGTGGGTTTAATAATATTCCATTATATCTTACTTCAATATCACCTTCATATGTATAATTAATTGGTAAATCAAATATACCATTAGCGTTTTCGTTTAATACAACATTAACATATGAATATGACAAAGCATATCTTGAATTATTTGCAGGAAAATCGATATCTTTAACATATGTAAACACATCATATTCAATACCTCGTGCAGTATCTAAAGCAACATCAACTTCTTTTGTGTTAATAATCAATCTATTATCTTCTTGATAATATTGTGGTGTTGTGTTATGAATTCTTATTGTTGAACCAGTTTGTATCCATGATTTTTTATTATCAATTGTTTGTTTTAGATTAAAACCCGCCATTCGAAAAACATCCAAATATTTTTGCCCAGAATCCAAATCACCAGAAATTTGAAAATAAAAATCATTAGTTTCAAGTGGTGCTTTTGGATACCCAAAATTATCATAGGGTAATGAATTTGTTGGAAAATCTCTTTTTGAAAATGGTACTGTATTTGGATTAATTTTTCCACCAACAGTATAAACATATTCTGTTATATTAATAAACGGTTCTGGTATTCCAATCAATAAAAACATTGATTTTATTGATTCACGAGTTCCTTTAGATTTCCAAAAATAGTTAGTATTATTTAAAATTCTATGCCATAATTCTAAATCAACTTCTGCTGGTAATAAATCTTTATTTAAATTTCTTTCGTTTTCATCTATCGTTAAAAAACTTTCCATTAATTCTTTTTCATTAACCAATGAAAAATATTCCCAACCTAAAGTTTTTGCCATATTTGCAATCAATTGATTTGGAATTGAATTAATTTTATCGTATGAAATTTTATTAATATAAACTAACGAATCAATAAATTGCCTAATTTGGTCAAATTCCCAACCATATAATCTAAGCAATTTAATCATTTTTTTATTTTCGGTTAAATCATATGTTTTTAAAGAACTTGGAGTTAAAAATCTATTTATTAAATCTGTTTTTATTAAATCATATTTACTACCAATACTTAAAACAATTTCCAAAAATTTTCTATATAAGGAATTATCAATATCAATATTATAACCATCACTAGTTGACCATAATATTGATGTGTTTACATAAATTATCTCACCATTATCCAATAAAGTTGGATTTTTTAAAATAAAACTAAAACCATCGTCTTCAACACGTTCAGATAAAATATATTTTTCATATGGTTTTAATTTTGCTCTAAATTCTTCAAATTTTAAATTATTTGGTTTTATATGAAATTCTATACTACCATCTTCATTATTATTTATAATATTTAAAGGATTTCCTTCAACAGTTATAGTGATAAAAAGTTTTGTTTTTGAGAAACCTGAAAATCCAATTACTTTATATTGTTTGTTTGATTCTGTTGTTGTTATCACATAATCATTATACGATAAATTTAAATTTTTCAATATATTTTCATCATTTACTTCATTATTATCGGTTGAAATTATTAAATTAAATAAATTGTTAATTGAACTTATCGGAATTGAAAAAGTAGATTGGTTTAATTCTTCATCATAGTTACCATTTTTATAAGTAGTGTTATTTTTTTTATTATTAACATATAAACTAGCAGGATATTTTAATATTATATTTTCAATTGAAACACGTAAAAATTCATAAGTTGAACCAAATTTAACAAAGGTATTTAAATTAGAATTATCTAAATTAAGAACTAAATTTGTTGATATGTTATATAATAATTCGGATTGTTCTATTGTTAAATCCATTGTTTCTAATGTAACTGGTCGAACAAAGGTTGTTAAAGTTTTTGAATAATCAATAACTTTTCTATCCTCAAAATTTGATGTTACATTAAAAGAACCAAATGAAAATACTGTATTGGATGGAGTATCAGTAAAATTACCACCAGTTAAATTAGAACTTAAATTACGATTAACTACTTTTACTTTTGCCACAAATAATAATTTTATTATAAATACGATAAACAAAAAAATCCCAAACAATTAGTTGGGATTTAAATATTATAATAAGAAATTAAAAATTATTGTATTTCACTAATAACATCATCAAAATTTTGACTTGCATCAATATTTGTTCTCTTTTCTTTAACTTCAAATAATGAAACATTTCCAATATCATCTTTTATTTCAAAAATATTAAATTGTTTTGTAATCACCCTATTTTTATCATAATATGTTAAAATACCATTATCGACATCTTTAATTTGTTCACCACCAATTAAATCGGATAAAGTATCTATTGTATTTTCAACAAGTTCAACTTCAATAACAACAGGATTAAAAAAGGTATTTGATATTATAATATCTTGATTAGGTATTCCAATATATGGAGAAAGATTTGGTTTAATATCTGTTGAACTACTTGGGGTTAATTGAAGAAATAACAACGAACCTGTATCATCAAATTTATATCTTGTTGCTTTTTGACTAGTATTACCAACATTTTCATTTATTGGTACAACCCTATTAGAACTAACAATATATCTAACAACATTTCTTATCTTATTATTGGTTAATGTGTTTATATATTCAACACGATAACCTTGCATTGCATTATTTCCTCTTAATCCTTCGGGTAATTTGTTAACATCAATAATTAATCCTCTTATGCTTGGTAATGCTGATAATGGTGCAACATCACTTATATTAACAATAAAACTTTTTGGTTTTATATAAATTGTATATATTCCCAACTGATTAAATATTGTTGCTGGTAATTTTAAATTATATAAACCTTCTAAAATATTATTATGTTCATCATCATCATATTCCCATTCTTCTTCAGGTAAATAATTATATGATAATAAATCTGAAGAATTTAATCTAAAAATATTATTGTTTTCAGTTTCTCTATCAGGAACATAATTATAAAAAATGTCAATATCATTAATATTAACATCTGCTGGTCTTGTTATTCCATATACACCACAACCCATATTAAAAAATTAATTATACTTATTATTATCAACAATATTAAAATATTTTCCACTTGCATATGTTAATAAATCTAAAAGATTATCAATAAATTGAAGTTTATGATTATCAACAAATGCTGATTTTTCTTGTCTTTCTATAAATACATCATTATATATTTTTGATTTATTTATTACATTTTTCTTATTTAAATCTTTATAATAATTTTTATCAACATAATCATTAAGATTTGTTTGGGGTATATATTCAAAATATGTTGTATTTCCTGTTAAATTATCTATATATTTTATACTATTAATAAAATAAACAACCGAAACACCAGATATTGAATTATTAAAATCAACACCATCATTATTTAAATTACCATTACCAAAATATTGTTCTTCAAAAATATTAGTTAATCTATATTTTTTCAATTCATTTAATCTGCTATTTTTAGTAATACCTGTTATCATTATAATATTGTATTGATTCTATTAAGTAATTCGTCATAATTAAAATTTAAAAGGGTTTTTAATCTTTTTTTTATGGTGTTAACATCAACATTTTCAAAATTTTCATCATCAATATTTATTTCCAATCCTTTTTGTCTTAATTTAATGTTATTATTATATCTTAAATTTTCTTTTAAATGATTATTATAATTTAATAATAAATATGGTTCTTTTTGTTTTTCTTTCACCGTTTTTATCATTTCATCTATATTTCTATTAAATTGAATTTTGACATCAATCGGTAACATTGAAAAAACATACATTCCATTCATATCGGTATATAATACAATATTTGAGTTTAAAAATGCGTTTGCTAATAATATACTATATACCAAAAAAATTATTTTATCAGAAATATTGTTTTCGATATTTTTTTCTGTTTTAAAAACATATAAAATATTATAATCCATAGTATACTAATTTTTTTAAATATTTTAAATTTTTTCTATACATTGGTTTTTTATCCAATAAATTATTTGTGAAATTATTTAATAATTTAATTCTAGAATCAATAGTTTCTATATTAAATTCCATATTAAAACAATCAACCAATTCCATTTCTTGATTGTTTTTATTAAAAAAAACATCTAAAATTAAATTATCGTTTAAATAAAATAATGAATGTTCTTCAAATAATTTAATTTTAACATTACTAAACAACGATTTAATTTCATTGAATGTTTTTTTCTTGAAAATGACAATATCAACATCACCAACCACTAAATTTGTGTCATAACCCAATTTATTAAAGTGATAATAATCAGCAATACCACCAGCAATAAAAAAATCGTTAATATTAATATTATTTACCAAAAATTTTATTATTTCAATATGTTTTTCAAATATTTTCATTTATTATTAAAACTTTTTAAAAATTTATTTTCGTCTTTATGTTTAATTGTCATAAAATCAAAATCATTTAATGAATTTTCAAACATTTCTATATTTTTTTTATATTTTGGGAAATTTTTTATTATTTTATTTCTTATTAGTACAATAAAACTACCAACATATTTATTTTTACCCAATAAATGCGTATAACCATGCATATTACCTGTTTGATTGTATCCATATTTTAATATATCGCTTTCTGGCAATACTTCATATATTTTTTTATTTAATTTTTGAGATAATGAATATAATGTAAATTGTTCAATATAATTTGATTGATTTTTTATTTTTAAAATTCCTTTATTTATCAAATCAATCATTTTTTTTACATTAAGAAGATATTCATTAAAAAATTCCATATTTCTAAAACCAACAACACCACAATTATATGATATAATTTGTGAATATTTTTCATATGATTTTTCTATTTTCTTTTTATCAATAAAATCATGTTTCTCTAACATATCAATGTTTGAGAAATAAAAATTATTATAAAATAACGATTTTGATGTTTCTATTGATTGTACAATACCATCATATGTTTTATTATTTATATATTCAGATAACAAATCTTTAAAAATAAAAACATCACCTTCAATATGAATAAACGGTTCTTTTTGTTTTTCATAAACATTAAATTTAAAAAAATCCCATTCATTTAAATAATTGTAGGAATTTATATTATTGTTTTCATCGATAATAATATTGTTATCGTATGGTATATATTTTAATATTTTATCATACGCTAATTTATTAGAATATATTTCAACGTTTCCATAAAGTTTTTTTATTGTTAAATAACTTAATAATAACGAATAAAAATTTAATAAATATATATTACTATCGTTAAAATTTTTAGTATCTGTTTTCTTATCTATTTGATAATATGTTTGTATTATTTTCATAATAAATTGTTTAATCCAACTGGTTCTATTGATTCTGTTTTATTATTTTTATATCCATATTCATAATAATAATCATATTCATCATTAACAATTTTATCAGAAACCACATCAAAAAAACCTAAATTTTCAACATCTTGATTTAATAAAAATTTTATATTATATACTTTTGTTAAATCTGGTATTATAATATATGTATTCCCTGTAGAACTTTCAGTTTTACCTGTTGTTAATGCTTGTAATATTTTTTTCTTTATTACTTCCACAATCAATATAATTAAATTTCCACATTTTTTCTCATTAAAATTTTAATATCTTTTTCTGGATATTTTATTTCAAACATTGAATCTTCTGATGAATATATTGTATTATTAATCAAAAGAATTTTTCCTGTTTTAACATCAGATATTTCTTGTGATATTGTATTGTGTGAATAACCATTACCAACTTTATTGTAAACACTAATGTCTATAACATTAACAACACCTGAAACCGAAAGTATTTCTGTTTGTAATTTTCCAATAAAAACATCTTTATTCATTTCAGAATTATTAACATCAAAATATTTTTTCACAACATTAATAACACCATTAGCAATTTGATTGTCGTTAATATTATCAACATATATATCAATATCAAATGCTAAATTAAAAATTTTACCATCTTTAATTTCAATATAATCATTAATCATACGAAATTGTGAAAGATATTCAGCAATATTTTGTTTCAACAAATCGTTACTTTTATTTGAAAGTTTACCATCCGAACCAATATTAATAATTGAAATAATCACTTTATTATTTTCTTTATATGCATTTAGTCTAAACGGTGAACCAAATTTTCCTGGCATTTTATAAACTTGTAACAAATAATCATTTAATGTAACATCTCTATATTGACTAGAAAAATTATATTTTATTAAATTTCTAATTTGTTCAACAGTTAAACCATCATTACCACCAATTGCTGGTATTGGATTATTAACTTTAATACTATCACGAATTTGTCTATTTAGTGTTTCTAAACTACCATTAACAACTAAATTATAGTTACTAATTTTTGTTAATACGTTACTCCCAATATTAGAATTACTACCACCACCAGTTCTATATTTAACAAATAATGTATAACCACTTTTTAGTTTTTCACCTAACGATGTATTATTTAAAAAATTTTCAAGAAAATATTTGTTAGTAATACCATCTTTTAATAAACCATCACGAAATGCATTATTTGTAGCATCGCCTGAACCAAAAGTTAACTTACAAAAACCATTTGGTGTGAATTCTTTTATAAATTTTTTAGTTACATCAATCCATTTACCAATCTTTAAATCTGATTTTGGATTTGAATTTTCAAAATCTTCAACAAATACTCTTTGCTGTGCTAAATAATCAACCTCATAATATCTAATTATTGAATTTTTAAAATCGTTATCTGTAACCTCAACATTAGTACCTTCCATTAATATAACACTATCTATACCAATAATATTTGAATCTGGTAGTGTTATTGAAAAAAATGGTACAACATCACTTGATGTAATAACTTTTCTATAGATTTGTGAACTACCATTAAAAACAACATCTCGTTTTGTAACATCGTAATTAATAATAATACCATTAGAATCTGTATTAGGTATAATTCTTCTATTTTTAGGTAAACTCCAATCTATTTTGTTTTGTGTTTCAAATATTTTACCACCACCAATTAATTGTGCGCCTGATTCTAAAATAGGATAATAATTTGGGTCTGGTTTATCACCAAGTACAGGTATTGTCACAGTAAAATCAACTACTGTCACTGATGGTCTTTTGGGTGGTATATTAAAACCCATATTTTTAGCAATATTAAGTATTGATGATATTTGTTGAGCATTATCCAATTGGGTTTCTTGAAAAACTCTATCGGTATTAATTGCTAAATTATTTGCAACACCAGCATTAATATCAATAAGCATAGAACCAACACTAGAATCACTAAAATCACTAAGAACATCAGAATATGATTGTTTTATCATTGAAATTAAATCTTCTCTAATTTCACCAAATGTTCTACTCCCATATTTAATTATATTATCACTCATAATTTATTTATATTATTATGTTAATATTACCTTCTTCTTTATAATAACCATTATTATATCTAAATTCAATATTTATATTTAGTTGATTATCTAATACTTTATTTTCATCATCACCATCAAAATCAAAACTAACATTTGTAATTTCAATTTCAGGCATATACAATGATACAGTATCTCTTAAATTCTTTTCAATATTATACGCAGTTGTATCATCATTAAATTCAAATACGTGTTTCAACAAATTAGTACCAAAATTAGGGTCATAATATCGTTCACCCTTTTCTGTTGTTAATAACAAAATTAAATTAGAAATATATGAATCTTTAGTTATAATATTTGTTTTTAAAAATTCGTTAGTGTTTTTATTATCTTCAAAAGGATATTTGATATTAAGAGAATTCATTGTTTTTATTTTTTTATAAATACTAACTAAAAAAATCCAAACATAATGCTTTGGATTTAAAAGGATAAAAACTAATAAAAAAATTATTTAATCTTATATTTTTCTTTTATTTTAATTATTAGACTATTCAAATTTTGATTATTTTTTATTTCTTCATTATACTCATTCTCAATATTTTTTAAATATGGTATTAATTCATTATTAATAATATTTTCTATTGATTTATTAATATTCAATAAATTTGCAATTATTTTATTAAATAAATCATCTTTCTTTATATCTTTAATTGTTTCATCAAATATTTCATTCATTTTAATATCGTTTTCATCAATATTTTTTACACCAAATTTATTTAATTTATCAGATATTTCATCGTTTGATAGATTAATATTAATTTCATCTGCCATTTTATTAATTTCACCAATTTTTTTTGCTGCATCTGAATTAAAATCACCAGAATCTAAAGCATCTTTTAAATTTTTTAAAAAATCCATATTTCCCATAATTATATTTTTTTTATTGTTTCCATTTCAATCCCATGAAATTTCCAAACTTCATGTGTTTGATTATATTCAATTCTTTTTATAAAACTATTAATGGTGAATCCAATTAATTCACCATATTTGTTTTTAATGTATACAGATTTAATATTTACCAATTCATTAAAAATATTTGAATTATTATCAACTTCATTTATTTTAAACTTTAGGGGTATAAAAAATTCCAATTGCCTTTCATTAAAGTTAATTTTTTTTACATGTAAAAATTCTGTTATTTCTTCAATTTTATTAATAACATCTTGTTCTGTTTCACGGTATATTGTTAAAGGAAATTTTCTGTTTTTCCATGATTTTTTTAATTCATAATCATCGTTAATTTTTTTGTCTAAAAAATTAGCAGATTGGCTTAATCCTAATTCAATTGGTGTATTATTGAATATATATAATATTTCATAATCATCATCATTGGTTTTCCTTTCAACCAATTCTAATTCTAAAACCTCACCCATTGTTTTACCGCTATGTTTATGTTTTTCATCAAAAAATCCAAAATGTGCATACCTTCTACCATGTTCATCTTTAATATTCACACCATCATCCTTTGAATTTCTATCTTTAAAAAATAAATGTTTATCTGATAGTACAACAAATCTTTCCTGTGATGATTTTAACATGACATCATCAGATTTTTTTAATAATTCATAATATTCTTTAATATATTTACTATCACGTATTCCAACGTAAAATTTTTCTAATAATTCATTTCTATGCCTTTTACGTTGAATTTTTTTGTCCTTTTCTTTTGTAATATTAGGGTCTGCTTTTAATAATTCAATTTCAGTATTAAATAATGCAATGCTTATTCTAATAAGAATTGAATAAAATTTTAAATATAACCAAAATATAAGTTTTTTAAACATTCTTCTTTATTATTTTTAACTTTTCTTCCAATTTATTATTTTCTTCAATATATTTATTAATATCCAAAGATAATTTTTCGTTTATTTTTTTCAATTTTTCTATATTTTCATAACTATATTGTTTTTCTGTATGTTCATTAATAATTGATATTATTTTATTAATAGTTTCATTAGTTGGCAAAATAATTTTATTATCCTTTTTATTAAAAAAATCATTAATATATGTTATTTTCATAAATGATTTAAATAAAAGACGATATTTTTGTTTTGTCATCCCATCTTTATAATATTCTAAAAATTTTTTAACGTTATTTCTACGTTTTCTATTATCATTAATTCTTTTAAAATAATTTAAAATTATTTTCATAATTATACACCTTTTATTTGTTATTTTTATTGATTATTCTTTTATAAAAATCTGCACGTTTTTTTGTAACATTTGTTAAATGATATTCATCCTTAAAATCATTATATAAATTTTCACCCAATTCTTTTCTTAAATTTGGGTCTAAAATTAATTTTTTTAAGTTTTTTATCCAATATTTACGTGCATTTTTTTCTGGTGGTATTAATATACAATTCTTCATATGTTTCCCATGAATATTATATGGTGGTATATCACTACAAACAATAGGTAATTTTCTACTCCAACATTCAACTTGTTTTAAATTTGATTTTAAATGATTGAATTTATTATCTGATAATGGTGCTAATACAATATCCGTTTCATCTAATACTTTAGCATAAATATTTGCTTTTTCAGTCCATCTACGAGCATAATTACCTTCATTATCATACTTAATATTTCTTTCAAAATTCATTAACCACGATAAATAATCTTCATTCTTTATCATATTGTGATTATCGGTTAAAATTTTCTCATATTGATAATATACTGATTCTTCAGACTTAATACTACGTTTACTTTCATTAAAAATTTTATTTCTATATTTATTTTTTAATTCATTTGGTATTGGTAACATATCAACATTACCTTTTGAAGAATTAATTGCTTTAATTATATTTGATGTCCACAATCCCCTTTTTTCAAGTTCAAATTTAAATTCATTATTGAAACTATATTCAGTAGTATCTCCTTCAGCATCCCAACCAGCAATAATTACCTTAAATTTATCTTTTAATTCCCAATCATTAGATAATACATTTATAACACCCCTTAATTGTTCAATATCACCCAAATGTGAATTCCCACACCAATAACTTTTACCGTTTCTTCTAACATATATTATGTGATTTGGAACATTAACACAATAAATATTTCCTTTATATGTTTTTTTTGAAACTTTATAATAAAGTATTTTTGGACATTCATTTACACATTCGGTTTCAATTAAATTTTTTTCTCTTTTAAAATAAAAATTTGATTTTTTATTAAAAACTTCTGACATTTCAACTAATTCAAACCCAGATTTTAAATCAAAAGAAACGTACATTTTATGATTTGGTGTTACTGCAAAATCAATAGCACAATCTGAAGCATAATACATATCACCATCATATGGTTCATTTATATATTCAGTTGGTTTTTGATATTCAATAAGATTTGTTTCTGGATTTAACGTTGCAACTTGTTCTGTTTTATTTAAATCTTTAAATAATTTCCAACCATCTTCCGTTAATATTTCTGTTTTGTCATCATAGCAAGAACCTGCCATATATGTTATTCTAACACGACCATCAGGGTCAGGTTTCCAGTTATTTTGAAATTGTTTCATCCAAATTGGATTTATTGAATTATAAAAAACCTCAACATTATCTTTATTTGTTATTTTTTTTATTTCAGATGCAAACAAATCTGTTGTTGTTGTTACATAATCAGCAATTTTTAAATTTTCAATAATTGGAATATGTAATTTTCTTTCACGACTTAATGTATAAAAAGGATGTTGTTGTGGTAAATACCAATAATCATCAATATCTGCTATTAATAGCACACCAGATTTTTTTAATTCTTTTGATAAATTATTCATAATATTCAAATTACCATGTAATTGACGATGATAATGTATAATATCAAAAGATTTTAAATAATCTAATGTTTTTAAATCATTAAAATCTATGTGTGGATTAATTTCAATATAAAAATCATCTGAATGATTTTTTTCCAATTCAATTGCAGGTGTTTGTGTTCTAAAATAATTAACACCAGCAGTATCAGAATTATAAAATAAAATTCGTATTTTGTTATTCATGTTTTTTATAAATTTTTACAAAAAAATATAATTTATATTTAAATACGTAAAAATATATAAAAAAAATGAAATATGAAAAAATATTCTTATTTTTTATTTTTTGTTTTTGTTTCTGAAATGGTTTTATTGTCTTTAGATTCTACAATATTGTTTGTTGTTTTATTTTTATCTTTTTTATTTTCCTTTTCAGTTTTTTGTAAAATTTTTTTATTCGATTTCTTTTTTTCATAAAGATTAATATCATAATCATTCACTTCAATTACAGAAATTAAACCTTTTATTCTTAATCTACGTATTGAGATTGTTAAGAAATTTGTTTTTAGAAACAAATCTTCCTTTGGTTTAATTTCTGTTTTTTTTTCGTATATACCATCAATATATTCAATGATTAAATTTTTATTATAATTTAAACTATTTTTATCCAATAAATGTGTTATATTGGTTATTTTAAATGTTTTCATGTTTATATCTCCTATTATTTTAAACCCCAAATTATGTTATTTAATTTAATTCCATCAAAACCCAATGATTTTGCTTTTAATATTATTGCTCTTTCTTTAATTCTATCAGAATTAATATTTGATTCTTTATTCAATTCTTTAAAATTCACATTTGGAAACCAAAATTTAGATAAAATATCAACTAAATTTTGACCATTTTTATATGAAATACCATTATTATCCATATCAAACAAATTATCAAATTCAATTTGATATTTATCAAAACCATCAATTGGTGAAGATAAGAAAAAATTACCATTTTGTGAATTTTCTTTAATAGGTTTTTTTCTATATCCATACAAAACTATTGGATTTTTATCATATTCCATATTGGAAGATTCTAAAGAATTTAAAAATTGTGTATCATCATCTTGATAAAAATTAATAGTATCTTGAGATACAATTTCTTCTAAATTTTGCAATTCTTTATATTCAAAAATATCTTGTATTTTATTTAAAATTTTACAACTATCTAAAAAATCTAAATTAAGTTTAATTATATAAACCATTGAATTATTTGATAATCCATTAACCCATTTATAATGACCATCCAAAATGTTTAAGTCTTTATCAACCCAAATTGGGTTTTTTTTATCATTAATAGTATTATTAGAATATTTTGAAACAATATATGGTTTTGTTGGTTTTAATATGTTTGGATTAATATCCATTTCATTATATTGAATATTATTATTGTTTAATCCATCAATCATTATATTATATGGTGTTGATATTTGTAAAATTTTATTCATTTTTATAATTCATATATTAATAAATAGTGTTATTTTAATTTTATAATTTCTTCATTAATTATATTCAAAAGATTATATTTAGATTCAACTAAAATAATATTTTCATCAATAATTTTATAAATATTAAACAAAATGTTATTAGATATTTCTTTTTTTATATTTTTATAAGAAATTATATCGACATCCCTATCGTCATAAACGCTAATTGTTTTTAAATTTGGATATTTATTAATGTATTTTAAAATTCTATTACCTTTATCTAAATCATTGTTTTTCATATCTAAATAATCAACATTAATATTATTAACATCCAAAATTTTTTGAACATAAGGTCTTAATCTTTCAATTCTTGAAGTTAAAATAATAACATAAGTATTTGGTTTATTTATTGCATCTTTTAATTGATTTAATACTGATTGAATGGGTTTAATATCAAAAACATTTAAATCTAAACTTTCACTTCTACCCCACCAACCTAAATATGGATATTCTTTATTATAATATTCAGACCAATACCTTTTACCATATTCTGGTTCTGGTGTTTGAAATAATGTACCATCAAAATCAAATGCTTCTAAATTTTCTATTAACATATAATAATATTATTCAAATTTTATTTCAGTAACTCTACCAACAATATTAAACGGTCTTTTAAGTAACTTCCAATTTACTAAGTTGTTTGATAATTTGGGTACTCCATCATTTTTACGATTTACTCCTAATGTTATGTGTGGTATTTTATTTTTACTAGGAAAACCACTTACTCCAACAGCAATAACTTTATCGTCCATTGCAATAGTATTTACACTTAAACGTACAGTCATACCTAAATATTTTTCATATTCGGGACTAATTTCACCAAGATTAATGGTCATATGATGTGCAATAATTTCCCAATCTTCAGGTATTTCATTTTTAAATCTATTAATTAATTTGTTTCTTGAATTTTCATCAAGAACAACTGCACTATAAAGAACATTACTCATTTATATCCATTCATTCTTTTTAATAATCCGTAAAAAGATTCATTTAATTTATTTTTATTTTGTTCTAAAACATCAAGATATTCATCTTCAACACCCAAAATTTTTGCAACATCTATTGGTGCAACTTTTTTTGCTGGTCTTAATTTAATATTATTATCACTTTCTGTGACAACTTCCAGTTGTTTATTAATATAATTTAATAATAAATTAACAACACCAGTTACCGTATCAAACACTCTAATCATTGCATCTTTATCAGCACCCCAAATTGCAACATAATTGAAAGATGTTGTTTTTAAATCAAAACCATATGATGCCAATATCATCCATGCAGATAATTCTGCTTGTTGTTCTACTAATTCACGACCTTCAGAAGTACCAACAAAATATCGGGCAAATTCAGATTTTTTATTTTTTAAATATGTTTGATGTAACAATTCATGGCTTATTTCATGTGCTAATGTTTTAGTAATACCAACATCATTACCTTCATTTTTTAATAATTTAATATATCCACCACCACTAGAACCCCTAGCACCACCCAAATCATCCACCATTCTTATTTCAATACCGTTATCATTACAAAAATTTAATAATGCATTATAAATGGGTTTAACTTCTTCAGAAATCATATCTTCCTCAAACCATTTAATTTCATTAAAATTTTCATAATCACCCAATAAATTTTCTTTACCTTCCATTTGTTTTGTGTTAGATACATCATAAACAGGAGTATATTCAAAATTATGTTTAACAAATTTACCACGTAATTCAACACCCAATCTTTCTTTTTCACCAGCATTTAAATCTTCATATTTTTTCTTATTAACAGAAATTAAAAAATTTTTAATAATTTTAACCTTTTCTTCTTTACTATATTGTCTTAATGCACTTTTAGCGGGTGAACAAATTATCATTCTTTTAGTTTTATCAATAATTTCCCTATTAAATTTATTCCAATTATATTCACTTTTTACTAATCTTGCTTCTGGGTTTTGTAACCAAATAAGTATTGAATTCCTAAAACTATATTGATGACCTTGTGCGTTTTTAAAACTACTTATAATTTGCATTGTTTTTTTAAATTCTTCATCATTATCAAGATTAACAATTGTTTCTTTAAATCCATTAAGTTTATCGATAATTTTCTTTTTTTCTTCATCTGTTATAGTACCATCTTCGATATTCGATGATGTTTCTGCTGATTTTATTTCACCCACAATATCATCTAACGATGCTATTAAAGATGCTTTGCTATCATCTTCCGATGCCCCTTCCAATCCATGTACTTCTTTTAACGCTGGTTCAATAAAACGCTTGTAAACATTTCTCCATTGGTCTTCTGTTTTTCCAATATACCAAAACCAAAATTTTCCATTAGAATCCCATTTAGCACCATGTTTTTTAAATATATCTTTATATTTAAATGTTTCTGTGTTTTCAGGTAAATTGGGGTCTATATATGCAATAGGATTTCCTTTTAAATCATACTTTTTACTAACTTTAAATGCTTCATTTAGAATTTTTTTCATTAATATTAATATTTAAATCAGTGTTATTTTTTTCGTTTTCAAAATCACTATTCATAAAATCATTGTAAGTGGTTTTTAAACTTTCATCAATGAGAATACTTTTATATTCTTTTTCAACACCTAACACTTTTGCAATATTTAAAGGTGTAATTAATTTTGCTTGTTTCATAATAAATACTTTTAATAATTATTTAACTATATACGAAAATAATAAAAAAATGTTACAATATCAACCTGTTGATTCAATAAATTCAATTTGTTTTACTGGTATTTTTTCTGGTGTTTCATATCTTTTTGATGATGCACGATGTGTATAACAAAAAAAGCCCCTTTTATCCGCACCTAATGAAACACCATTAGATTTTTTTGTTTTATTTAAAAATTCTTCAGGTTTATTCAATCCTAAAACAATACCACCATAAGAAGGAATTGTTTTATATGTACTACCACCACCCAAATATTGTAAAATTCTTTCTTTCATTTCTTTTGATATTGTTTTGGATTTTAATATTGATTCTTTTGTTCTACTATATTTAGATTTTTTTTCTTCATTCAAAGAATTTAAATTTAAAATATCTTTATTCTTATTTTTATCTGAATACACCAATTTATTACCAAATAATGAATATGTTTTTTTTAATTTTTTTATGTATTTTTTTCCCATACCCCTTTTCACATAAGAAATTGTCATATGTGGTTTATAATCTGAATAATCTGATGTATGTGGAAATTTTTTAATAAATTTATTAATTTCAACTAAATCATCAGAATCAACATCAAATTTCACAACATCATAATCAGAATTTTCAAAAATTGAAATTTCATTTATTTTTATTTCTATTGGTTTTAAATTAAAATTGTTTTTTATTTCATCAAAAAGAACATTTGGTTTAACATCATCATGAAACCCATATAATATTGTAACATGTGGTTCATTTTCAATACCATATCCATCTAAATCGTAAATATCTTCTTTTTTTATTAATGATGTGATATAATTCCATTTAGGTATATCAAAAAACAACATTAAACAACCATACTCAATGTTATCATTTTTTTTGACTTCATTAATAAATTTCTTTTGTTTTAAAAAATCAACTAATTCTTCTTTATTATTATTAATTTTATCAGAATAAATATTTAATAATAAATTCTTCATGGCATTTCCAATTTCAATACCTTTTAATCCTAAACTAATTAAATCATTACCATTTATAGCAAGTTCAATTGTTGTTTTAGGATATTTACCATTTAACAATTCTTGACATGCATTTTTTAATATATCTGGTATAATTTGACTTTTTAATGTTTGAGGTGAAATTACATACATATTATGTGCAATCATTCTTGCTTCTACATTATTTGTAATTTCTTTTGAAAAGGCTTGTTCCAACCCTTTAATTTCTTTATATGTGTTAATATCACCCTTTAAATCATTTTTATAAAAATCAGATGCTATTTTAGTTGAATTATTAGACAATAAAAAAATAAATTCACCAAGAGTTTTTACATTATTCCATATTTTATCATCTTTACGATATATTTTAATTTTACCACTTATATTACCAAAAATTTCTTTTAACAACCCACTTTGTTTAAGTAATAATGCACCAATTTTACAATCACCTTTAGTTACAATTTTTTCAAGTTCAATCAATATTCTTTCTGGACTAATTTCCTTAATTCTACCCACATTATCCCTAATCATTTTCATTGTCATTGGTTCTATTACATATTTAAAACGACTTCCAAAACTAATCATTCTTAACATTCTAAGTGGGTCGTCTTTAAATGCATCAGGATTTGCAGCAGAAATTTGTCTATTTTCAATATCTTTTAAACCACCCAAAGGGTCAATAAATTTACTATTATTAATATTTATTGCCATTGCATTAAATTTAGCATCACGTCTTATTAAATCATCTTCAATTGATAAATTAGGATTGCTTTGAATATCAAACCCACGATAACCACCTTCACCACTTGGTCTTTCTTTTCTAGGTAATGCAATATCATAATCAATACCACTACCATCATTAAATTTAATAACACCAAACGATTTACCAACAATATCAACTTTACCGAAATTTTCTAATATTTCTATAATTTTATCGATAGATAAATTACGAATAACTAAATCTATATCCTTGTTTGGTTTATTTAATATTAAATCTCTAACAACACCACCGACTAAATAAACATCACCACCATTATTAATTAATTCTTCTATAAATGGTTTTTGTTTAATTTTATTTATGAAATTTCTTATTTTCATTTTAATTTATTGATAATAATTTTGCTTCTTGTATGTTTTTTATTATATTTAGATTTGATTCTTTCATACTTTCATGTATGTTTCTTATTGATTTGTTTGAAAACAAAAAGAAATATAAATCTTCTTTATTTTCATCCATTTTAAAAACATAATAATTATTATGTTCAGAATTACCAATATCACAATATATTTGAGATTCTGGTTTTTTTATTGTATTAACATATCCACCCAATATAATTTCTCTAAACCTTTTTTTGTTCAATGTTTGAATATCTAATATATCACCAAGACTACCACCAGAATTAAAAACTATTCTTGTATAACCATCATTAATAGCCATATCGTATATTTTTTTTGTTTCATCAAAATCATAATTATTTTTATATTTAATACGATATATATTCAACATTACTTGTAAATGACCACCTTCTATAAATTTACCATCTGGTGTAATCCATCCAACATGGTCACGTATTGGTACTAAAATTTTACTATCTGTTAAATTCTCATTCATTGTTGACCCACTATATCTTTGTGAATAATCTTTTCGAATATGTGGATATTTTTTATAAATATATCTTAAAATAGAATCATTTGTATAACCCAATAATCTTCCAATTATATAGGCTTCTTTTGGTGTTTTATCTGAAAGATATCCACCATGTGATTTCATTATATCATGTAACATATTTGCTTGTTTTTCATACCCATCACAATATATTATTGATGTATTTGCATTTTGTTGTTCTTGTTTTACAGGTATTATATTTAAACCCGAATTAATCACAAAATTTTTTAGATTTTGGTTCTTATGAAAAGACACCAATCCAACATTTCTTTTTCCATTAATAATTGTCATTATCGCACCTTCAACATCATATGCTTCACTTGCATCAATTTCTTCATTAATATTATTGGAAAATCTATAAAAAATTTCTTCAATTGGTTTAATAATTAAATTGTTAATATCGCCTTGATTACAAGCAATACTTTTATTTCCCAAACCACCTAATTTACATTTCTTTTTTACTTCAACACTACTACTATCCTTCATTGCAGAAATTTGCCTTTCCGATAATTCATTAGTGTTTCTTATGATATTATTATCTATTGGGTCTGAACTATCAATTTGATTATATGTTGGTTTATTATCATCACTCACAGTATTTGTTGTAGAATATAAAGAAGAACCACCAAAAACTTCATCAATTTCAATATTTTGTAAATTATTAGGAACTAAAAAACCATCACCAAAACCAATATCAAAAAAACCTAATTTTCCATCTTTTTTATATCCTAAATTTTTCCAATTATAAAAATCCAAACTAGATATTCCCAATTCATGACATTCTTTTGCAATTTCTGTTATTTCACGAAAAAAATCAACATCTTCGGGATTTTTTTTAAAATAATTATAAATATCAATTTTTCTAATCCAACCCGAATTAAATCCTAAATATTCTTCAACCACTTCAGAAACATCAACATTAAATAATTTAGAAAAAACATAATTTAAACGATTGTATTTTCTTTCAATTTCTGAAGTAACTTTTAATTTTTCTAATAATATCGCATATGTTTCTGGTATTTTTTCTGTTTTTGATTTTATTTCATATACATTATATGGTTTTGCAATTCTTTCTAAATTTTTACCAATTAAATTAAAATTTTCAACGGCTTCACTTCTATCTTTAGTTATTTTCAAAATCATATTATTATTAACTTCATAGGCAACACCAAAATTACCACCATCAATATACTTTAAATTTTTTAAATTAAGTTTATTAACAACTTGATTTGCAATTCTATTTGCAAGATTTATATCATATGTTTCATTAATAACGTTTTCATTTTCTGGCAACAAAATTAAAAATTTTTCAAGATTAGGTTCATTCGCACGATAATCACCAAAATCAAAAAATTTTAACACACCATTTTCATCATATCCTATATTTTCAGGATTACCATAATCATTAGACTTAATACCCAAATCCATTAATTCTTTTTTTATTAATAATATACCCATCATATATTTATATGCTGCTTTTCTTGTTTCAATTGGAATATCTGCTTCTTTATTTTGATTTAAAATTCCACCTAATAAATTTTTTATTTCATTCATATCATTGTAATCAAAATTTCTTTTTTTCATTTTAATTAAAAAATCAGCAGTTGACATATTATTTGGTTTAATTTTATCTATTGCTCTATAATATGAATAAAATATTTCTTTTGGTTTATTTTCAATATTTTCTTCAATAATTCCATAAAACGACATATTATTTTCAGTATCAACTATTTTATAAACATTATATACCCAAACTATGTTTTTAGGATTATTTCTTCTTAAAATAGATGCCCCATCTGCTTCACCAACATCTGTTGTTAATTTAAAAACATTACCATCACTAATTATAAAGGCATAACCATATGAACCACCTTTCAATGATTTTACTATTGTAAAACCTAACTTTTTACCAACTTCCGATACAATTTCTTTAGCATAATTTTCATCCTTTATTGAAAATTTCTTAACTGGTGGAATATTATCTAATTTAACATTTTTAAAATCATATTCTTCATGAAGTTCTATTTTATCTCTATTATAACAATTTTGGGATATTAAATATTCTTGAAGTTTTAAAAATTTTTCAAAAAATTGTTTTTTGTTTTTAACACTGTCTAATGTTTCGTTCAAATTATTAATACAATTATAAAATTCATCACACAACACGCCAATATTAGATACTGGTTTATTCGGATATTCATTTCTATTTTCGACAAAAGAAATAAAACGTTCATTTATTTCACCATTACCACTTCCAATATCTTGAGGTATTAATGCCCAATTACTATATTTAATATCGTTTGTTCCATTGTCATCTGATAATATATCATCATTACCATCATTAAAATTATAAAGTTCATACATTTTAATTTTTTGTTTCCTATTTGGACTATAATGTGTGTCATAAACTTCTTTATTTAAACCATAATCTACCATAACAATCTTTGGTTTACCATTACGCATTACCTCACCAAACGTACTAGGTCTATTAGTATCACCTAAACCAATACCAAAACAATACATTAAATTTGTTAAATCAATTACAAAATCATTATTTGACAATTTATCAATATCAGATTGGTCAATTTTATAAATTCTTTTTTTGTTTTCATTTTCCAATTCTTTATTCACCAAATATTGAGATAATAACCATAAATTTGGAATTCCTGTTAATTCTTTTATTCTTTTTTCGGTCACTTTTTTAGCCTTTTCTGATATAATCCAAGTATAATCATCAGAAAATTCAAAAACCATTGTTATAATATCCTTAAAATCATAATTTTTACCTAAATCAAACTCTACATTATTTTGTGCAACACCTTTTTGATTTTTTGCTAATTTTAATACTTTAGTATCGTTTAATTCATATACAATTCTACCACTACCACCACCAATTCTTGTTAAATTATTATCTGCATATTTTATTCTATTAGCAAAACTATTGATATTATTTAATTCCTTTAAAAAATTAGAGATTTTAAATTCATTCATATTATTATAATAATTATATTAATAAATAGTTACTTACTTTAACGAAAACATTTTTTTTATAATTATAATAAAAAAAAATCCATTTAATATAAATTAAACGGATTTTATTGTTTTAAATAAAATATTTTATTTTGGTTTTGTTCTTTTTTGAAGTTCACGTATTACATCATAAACAATTTCTTTTATAAGATTTTTATTCTCTTTTAATACTTCTTTTATTCTTTCAACAGCATATAATTCAACTATTGTACTTTTTATTGTTTCCTCAACAATTGGTGTAAAACTTTCAAGTAAATGATTATCAATAATTCCTTTAATTTTTTGATTTAATAAATCATCGTTAATTTGTGGAAATGAAGGTTGCTGATTTTTATTTAATGAATATTGAGAATATTTTTCTAGTGAATTTGCCAATGTTTGATTATTTCTCCTTTCTATTTCTTTCCACAAATCATCATCACGTTCCATATCATTTTCTTTTGAAAAAATAAAAGGTTGATGTGTTTGTTTCTGATTATTAAAATTCGTATCAAAATTTTCATTAATTGGTAACATTGTTTTTTCATTCTTTTTTTCCGAAACCAAATTATGAACTCTTTTCACTAATACTGAAGCATTAGTTTCTTTTCCACTATCAACCGATTCATATAATTCTGTTAAAAATTTATTACGTGGATTTACATTACTAGATGTTAAATTCAAATCATTCTTTCTATTTGATATTTCTTCTTTTAATTTATTTAAATCGTGTTTATTCATAACAAAAATATAAAAAATTATTATTTTTTATAAATACTATAAATTTTTGAAAAGTGTTGTTTTTTTATATGGTATTGTTGATATGTTTTCAATTTCATTAACGTTTAACGATTTTTTTGAAACTTCTTTTTTTATTTTATTTAATTTCTCAATATATCTTCTATCATCAACCTGTTTTTTATTAATAAAAACATCTGATAAATATGGTAAATCACCAATTATTGCACTATCAGGTATTTTATATCTATCTTTATCTTTAATTGTTATAAGTTGATAATTTTTTTTATCATCAACAACAACTAAATAGTTACTCAATTTTCTTTTATGAAATCTACTAGCCAAATCACGCAATTTAATAACATCATTTCTCGTTATTTGGACTGAATTTTTATTACCCCTTCTAATACTATCCCATTTTTCTTTATTTAATTCACTTGGTTTCTTTTCAACACCATAAAATTCTTTATCATATTTATATTCAAAATCTGGTTGGTTTTTTGTTGAAACATAGGCATCAATTGAACTCATATTATCATCACCACCTTCATGATATCCCTGTGGAATCATTACCAAACCATTAGAATCATGAAATTTTTTACCCGTTGGTAATATTTTTATTATATTTTCAACATTAAACATTCTCCAACCAGGTTTATTACCTTCACTATCAACCCAAAAATCATGATTTTTACTATCTTTTCTAGTAGGTCTTTTATCAAAATGCCAACTATTTTTAGGATTGTCTTGCCATGCTCTAATCACTTTTTTTCCTGATGTTTTATGTGTACCTAAAACATATATTCTAACTGTTCTAAATTCCTTTGCCTTTCTATCATTATCAGCATCATAATATAAATAAACCCATTCATGATTATTAATAGCATTAATGATATCATTTTCACTAACACCTTCAGTTAAAAGATTTTTTAATCTTTTAATGTTATTAAATAATATTTTTACTTCAGATATCATTAACAATTATCACAATATAAATAAGAAGATGAATATATATTACCACAATTTAATTGACATTTTCTAATAAAAATATCACAGCAATTACCTATATATTTACTATTTTCAGGTTCTCTACCTCTTTCATCCATATTATCAGATTTTGTATCTATGTGATTTTCATCATATTTATTACTATTATAATCATATCTACTACAATTATAATTTATGTTACACACACGATAACATTCACTAATTCCAAGTAAATTACTATAATTATCTTCCATTTTTTTATTTTATTAAATAAATATTATTTTTTTATAAATACTATTTATTCATATTTCTTAAAGGCAATTGTCAAATATTCTAACAGATGTGGTACTATATCCAAAAAACTAATTTCACTTATATGATACCAACCATAACCATTATGTTCTTCGTTTAAAACAACATTTGTTGGGTCACCCATATATTTAGAAATATATATATGTTCAATACTATTTTTATGTCTTTTTATAGAAAACAACCATTTAATATTATCCAAAATTAATTTTGTTTCTTCAAAAACTTCTCTTTTTACTGCTTCTTCTGGTGTTTCACCAATTTCAACACCACCACCAACTAATCCCCATTTTGTTGGCATCCATATGTTAGGATTATCACTTCTTTTTAATAATAATATTTTATTATCCTCATTAAGAATAATAGCAACTGCGTTTTTTTTCAATTCAAATTCACAATAATTCCATTCTTCATTTAATCTAGGGGTTTTATATGGTTTTAATTCTGAATTTGGTTTTGTCATTACATCTTGTTTAATATTTTTACTCATTTTAACCGCATTTCTATCTGAATTTAATGTACTTTCAACAAAATTTTTCATTAAAACACCACCAGCAAGTTCATATTGAATATCATTTTTACCATTAGAAACAAAATAATCAAAAAAATTTTTTAATCTTTTTAGTGTTTGATATGTAATTTCTTTGTTATTTAAAAGAAATTTTGCCCTTTTAATACCAATTCCATTAGGATTTAAAATTAAAACTTTTTTTATGTGATTTAATATTTTTTCTGGTATTTTATATTTTTTATTATATAATTCAGAGTTCATTAATTAAATTCCAACAACTTCATTAACTTATTTTTATCAGATTGACTTAATTTATTAATTAATCCTGCAACTTTTTTTAATTTAATATCCCTAATATCGGATAGTGTTGATTTATTTGTTAAATCACTGTCTATTTTATTATCAACCATCATATCTTCTTTAACATAATCTTCATCAATATTTTTAATTGGTTTTACTGTATTTTTTAAATAATCATCAAAAATTTTCATTATTTTGTTAACCCAAATTTCTTCTTCTTTTATATCATTAGAATATTTTTTTTTATTTACAAATAATCTATAATCGGATTTTAATTTATTTGGATTTTTATAGTAATGCTTAATTACATTAAATGTTTTTTCTTGCATTAACTCTATTAAATCGTTAACCAATTTATCTTGTTTTTCATCACTATCTTCACCTTCCATAAAAGGCATTAATGTAAAACCAAAACGACCCAACATATCATATCTATATGGTTGAGTTCCAATTCTACTATTATAATCAGTAGTGTTATTTGCTTGTGATTCTAAATCAGAACCATTTGTTGGTATTTTTTTTCTACCAATTAATTCACCATCACTATCAATAATTTCAAAAATTTCTTTTTTACTAAATTTCATATTTATATTTTTTATATAAATACTATAAGAAATTGTGTTTGAAATATTAAAACGATTCTAATAATCGTCAAAATTTTCACCCATAGATTCTTCTAATTTTCTTGTTTCAACATATGTTTCAAATGCATCTTTTGCATTTTCAACTTCATTAAAAAGTTTTTCCATTGTATATTCTTCTGAAAGATTAAAATCTTTTTTGAAATCAAGAAAATATTGTTTTGTTTTTTCTAATTCACGTTCATTGCTTTCTTTTTTTGCTCTATCAATAATATCGAAAACTTCTAAATTATCCAAATTCTTTTTTTGGTTTTCTTTTCTTATTCTATCCAATTCCAATTCAAAATCAGATTTTGGTATATCAACATTGTTTCTAACAATTTTTAAAAAAATTCCATTGTATAAACCCAAATGATATTTATCATCATCTTTAATTAAAACTAAATCACCATTATCGTAATTTGAATTTATAGACTTAATTTTCGATTTATTTGCTTTAATCATCTTATCATTTAAATATTTTAAAGCATTATCATAAATTTCATAATGAACTTTATAATTTTCATGCATTTTAAAACCATTCCAAATTAATCTAGGGTCATATCCCGTTTTATTCCAAAAATCAACTTCCATTTTTTCTAAAAACATTGATTCGTTTAAATCATCATTATCAAAATTTCTTAATTTAATATCATCTTTTATTGGATTAATATCATTTTTAATCAATTCACCCTTACTATTTATTTTTATTAATATTTTTTGTCTTATTTCAGGATTAAAACCAACTAAAATACTTTCAACCCGTTTATTAAATGCATCTAAATATTTTTCAACATTATATTCACCTAACATATTAGGATTTTCAACTAATTCTTCTTTATTAATTAAAACCGCACAAAATCTTTCTTCACCTGTTTTTTTATCAATAATCCTTCTTGAATCACCATGTGATTTTTTATATCCACGATTAACATAATATATCATACTATCCAATTCGGGTTCTGGTGGCATATAATTAGAAACATATTTTAATTTTTCTTTAATTGTTAATTCTTTATTAATGTTTTCTAAATTAAATTTGTTTTTGTGTATTTCAAACAATTCATTTACTAATTTTTCCCTATTTTCAATTATCAATTCCATATGGGCTTGCATACCCTTATCCCTACCATTTTTATCTTTACCTCTTTTATTATATTCTTTAATGGTTAATTTAATCCTACTCTTACTTGCTATTTTCTTTAATGGAATTCTCATATAAAAAATATCATCAACATATTGATTATAATATTCAATAAATTCTTTTTCTTTTCCATTTAAAATTAAATTAATTCCATTATCAATAAAATCTTCAATATATTCTGGCATTGTTTTAGATTTTATCGTATTACCTGTTAATTTAACAACATTTTTCATTTCATTAGTTTTTTTATCTTTTTTCTTTGTTAATGTTGCATAATTAATACGTGATAAATTCAAACAAGAAATATTTTCCATATCATTATCTACTGACATATATGGTGGTTTCATTTCTTCTTTATTATATTTTTTTATTAGTGCATCAATACCCTTTTCATCATCAAAAACCCACATATTTTCAATAATATCCTCATTTTGATTATATTCAACAATATCATTGATAATACGAATTGTTGTTTTATTAGGTATTTTAAAATTAATACCATCCGTTACTGCCAACAAAGGAATACAACCAAAATCATTAAACCATTTTATTGCATGTCTTAATTGAATTCTACCAATACAAGTAATACGTGCTGCACATACATTATCTGACCAATTAAATGAAATATTTGAACCCAATGCACCAAACAATGAATTATTTAATATTTTTAATGGTAATTGTTTAATTTTTGAAATTGAAACATCACTATCTTTTAATATACCATTCATATATTTAATATATAATTCAAAATCAATTTCTTTTAATAATGAAAGTTCGTCATCTTTCATTTTAATACCAGAACCTAATTTTTTATATATATTACGTGTTGATGTTAAATATAGTAACATTTTTTTCATCACACCAGTAATATCAAAAAATGGAAAAACATTATCTGTCAATTGAATCATTGGGTATAGGGAACTATAGTCAATTTTTATTATTCGTTCAGTATATCCTGTTTTATAACATCTAGCCAAACCACCACTAAATCTTTCATTTTCATCACATATCGGTATTGCCAAACCATTTTCATAACTCCATGCCGTTAACAATAAATTCCAAATTGAAGCAGTACCCATTGTACAAATACGTAAAAAGGTAGTTGGAACTATTTTTGCAAGCATAAAAGAGGTTTGATTATATAATTCATCCACTTGTTCCGTTTCCCATAAATCATCTAATAAATATTGTTTTACTATTCTCTTACCATTAATAAAATTAAACATTTTATTTTTTTTAGTAAAATTTCTATACCAATCAACAAAATTTTTATTATTATCTAAACACCTCTTTTTTCTTTCTTTGTATTCTTCATCAGATATCTTACTTTTTTCTATTTGTAATTTAAGCAACAATTCACCAATTTTTTGATATTCATTGGGTAATTCATAATATTCATTACTTTCATTAATTAAAAATATTTTATTTTCATTATAATACTTACCAATCATATTATCTTCACCCTTAATATATGTTCTATTTGGTTTTGAAATGTTTTCAAAATTAGCAACATATTTCAATCCAGTTGCTCTTAAATCACTATTTACCGCAGCAGTACGTTTTACTGCATGTAAGGTATCAATTATTGAATAACCCCACATATCAGTTGATGTATATTTTTCAGTAGAACCACCAATTTTTACCGTACTATTTCCTTTTCTTTTTATTGAAATTGATTGATTTAAACTTGTGGGTATTTTTGATAAATCCATATTCAAAATTTTAGCCCTACCTAAAATAAAATCAAAATCAAACATTTCAGAGTTATAACCAACAATAATTGCGGGTTTTAAATAATTAATTAAATTAAAAAAATCTTGAATTATTTGTATTTCTGATAAATCATCATCATTTTCTTTAACACTTAGTATTGTTTCAAAACCCATATTATCCCTAATACCAATTGCAAAAATTCTTGATGTTTGATACCTTAATCCCGTAGTTTCAATATCGAATGTTAACTTATGTATTCTTTTATATTCTTCAATACCCTTATATAATCTACTTTGAGTAGAAATAAAAAATTGTTCAGTTGTTCTTACACCATAAAACATATCTCTATGTGAATATATATAATCGCCATTACTGTCTCTAACAAAATTACCATCATCATCTACCAATTTTTCATATGGATTTATACCACCATCTTTTAAATAATTAATAATATCGTTATAAGAACGATTACTTGTTATCATATAACAATATCCATCAACCAATCTTTTTTGATTACCTGTTTCTAGTTTTTTTATTTTTATACCGTATTTAATTCGTTTGCTTTCAACCAATTCATCTGATTTACCCATATATAATTTTATGTTATTTTTAGATAAATCTTTCATATATAAAAATGGTTCATATTGGATTTTTTCAATACGTGGTTCTTGATTTGGTTCATGTATTATACATTCAGCATAATTTGTTCTAGGGTCTGTTTCAACATTAACAATATATTTTAAATCATTATTATAACCCTCAAGAAAACTCTTAATTTCACTTAATACTTTACTTTTATCCATTTTTTTTCTTTTTATAGGTAAGACGTTTTGTTTTTTTATTAAATTTAATAACTACATTATCAACTAAACACTGATTTTTATCAATCAAATCATAAACATTTTCAGGAAAAATACCAGACAACCATAATGCACTAATAAAATTTTTTGGAATTACTTTAATATAAACATTATCCCCCTTTATATCAAAATCCAAAAATACAATATTTTCCCCAACTCCTTTGTTTTTTTGTAAAATTTGAACAAAAGTCGCATGAGTTTTTGTTAAAACATCCTTATTCGATAAATCAATATTATTAAAAATTAAATACAATAAATAATTTTCAATAAAATTATTACTAACTTGAAATTTACTTCCCATATTTACTTTTTATTTTCTCAATAACATCACTCAACACCGATTCTTCAACATTTGATGTATATTTTTCATTATCCAACACTTTTATAATTTCTTCACGTTTAGTTTCAATTTTTGAATAAACATAATCATCTATTGTATCTAAAAATATTAATGGATATATATTTACAACATCCTTTTGACCAATTCTATGACATCTATCTGCTGCTTGGTCATATTCACCAACACTATATGGTAAAGTCATAATAAATAACTTACTTGCTGCTGTTAATGTCAATCCATAATTACTTGTTTGAATCGTACCTAAAAAGATTTTCATTTGATTATTTGGGTCTTGAAATGAATTAACAACATCTGAACGTTCTTCAATACTTTGATTACCTGTATGTAAACCCGCCAAATTTCCAAAATATTTTTTTAATTCATATAGTGATTCTTTAAAATAATCCATAATAATCACCTTTTCACCAGTTTCTATAATATTTTCAACCAATTCTATAATATGTTTTATTTTAACTTCCGATAAATATTGTCTTAATCGAAGCATTATAGTTAATGGATTATAACTTGGTTTATCAATAAAATCGTTAACAACATCCTGTTCAATTTTATTATAGGTTGATAATTCATCATTTGTTAATTCTAATACAATTCTTTGATATATTTTATCAGGTAAATCATTCAATACTTCAAATTTTCTTTTTCTATGAGTATATGGTGCTATTTTATAGTAAAGTTCTTCAAATTTTTGTTCCATTGTATTTTGAACATAACCCCAACCATTTTCAAAATCATATGTCATACCACAATAATATTCATAAAAATATTTTTTTGTTGGAAAATCAATTGATGATATTTGATTTAAAACAGTATATAATTCATATGCTCTATTTGGTGCTGGTGTTCCACTTAAAAATAATTTACTAACTTTTTTATTTTTAAAAATGCCTTCTTTGAAAATTCTTTTAAAATTTTTATAAATATTTGTTTTTGTGTTCTTTAATTTTTGTGATTCATCACAAATTAAAACATCTATATTATTAATATTTAATTTATTCCATTTTAAATCAAATTTAGTTTTATTAGATGGATTAAAAAAATCATAGTTTATTATAATATATTTTGCTTCATTAATATCACAATCATTTTTTTTATAATTAACTACAAAAGCATTACTTTTTGTGAATTTCTTTACTTCATTAAGATAATTAAATTTTAATGAATTGGGTGTTATAACAACAACCCTTTCAAATTTATTCATTTCAACATAAAGAATACTAGATAACGTATTATGTGTTAAAATACAATGATTAGTTGCATATAGATGATTATCACAATCAACAGATATACATTGTGATTCTTTTTTACCAATATATTTAACATCAACAATTAAACGATATGGTTGTATAATAAATTTATATTTATTTTTTATTTTTTTTGGCATAAAATCAAATGGTAGTGTAATTCTAATTAATTTATCATCAACTATTTTACCAATACCACCCAAACTTTCAACCACAAATTGAACATCTTTAATTAACAATGTAGATTCTGATTCAAAAATAATTTCATTTCTAATATGAATATATTCACAATTTTCCAACAAACCATTTAATAGTTCAAACCTATCATCAATATTTGAATACATATAATCATTTGGAATAAAACTGTTTTTAGAATTAATTTTATGTAATTCATAAAATTTTAATGATGCTTCAATTTGACCATCAGATATTTTTAAAAACTTTTGATTAAAATCACCACAATACAATAGCAAACCTAAATTATATGGCTTAATTAAAAGATTTCTTTTTTCAAATGATATTGGTTTTATCATTGGAATTTCCCAACAATAAAAATTATTATTATCCACAATACCAAAATTTATAATATCTTCTAATGTTTTAACAACATATTTACTATTGTTAATATTTTTTACTTTCCAATAATGTTCAAGACATGATTTAGCAATTGTTCCATCACTAAATTCAATTTCGTAAATATCTTTTAAACCTTGTGGATAAACACCAGTTACTTTTTTTGGTAATCCATCGTAACCAATAACATAATCACCAACATTAACATCGCCCATTCTAATCCAACCATTTGGTGTTAATAATAATGAATCTAAATCTTGGGCTTTACCCAATCCCATTTCATGTGAAATTAAAGCATTACGTGTAGAATTTATAAATAATGCTGCAACTATTTGATGTGGATATAATTTAACATTTTCATTTAAATAACTATGACATTCATCCCAATACTTTTCATAATTATTTTCTAATTCTTTTTTATATTCAATCCATTTTTCCTTCTTTTTATTTAATAAAATAATTTCTTCACGTTTTTTATTTTCAAGTAATTTTATTTTATTTACTTGTTCCTTAAAAACATTTCGTGAATTTTCATCACCGAAATCAAAAAAAATTTTATCAGAATTTTTATATGATTTAATTAATTTAAATAACGATTGGGTAGTTATTTCCCATTTTTTTAAACCACCATTCCACTTACGTGTTTCTTCTGGTAATTTTTTTATTCTACCAACAATTTGTTCATTATATGGAAAATCTATATAATAGGCTTGTCGTCTACCAATTCTTTCACAAGTAACAACAAATAAAAATTTAGATTGCATAACCCAATTTTATAAAATTAATTAGATTAGCAAAAATAAACATTGTTTTTTAAAAAAACAATTATTCTACTGTTGTTTTTGTTAAACTATCAAAAATTACAATTGAAATATTACCATTTGTTGGTATTGTTATCTTACCACAACCAACATCGTTATCCAAAAAATCTAATTTAAATTCACCAAAAAATCTACCAATTTTTGAAGTTTCAAACTCTTTAAATCTATATGTTAATGTGTATTTTTCTTCATCAGGATAATTCATTCTATCATCATTAATAACAAGATTTGCTGATACATTTGCAATATGAAAAATACCATAACTATCTATCATTGAAAATGTAACACCAACATTATCCAACATATCTTCTGTAATATCATACTGTTCTCTAAAATGCTGTGTTAAAGGATACTTTAATTCTGGTAATGTACTATCCTTTTTTATATAAAAAGTTTTTAATGTGAATGTACTATAATCCATTATATTTCATTTTCTTTACTTAATTCATCCAATAATTTTTTTCTATCAGCACCAATTGATTTTGTTCTTCTTTTTAATGTTGCACCAATTCCATCACCAATTAAACCTAAAGAAACCGCATCAAAATATCCAAATTCATGCCCACTTACTTCATTATAAAATCTAAAAAGAATATATGTAGATAAAAATGTACTTAAATACCTTTTCCAATTATCATAAAACCAAAATTTCCAATTCCATTTTTTTGGTGTATTCTTACTATGAATATCACGACCTGTAGTTTCAACTAAACTATAAAGAAAATATCCGACAAGAAAAAACCAACCATAACCAAAAAGTTGAATCCACGTATAATCACCAAACAAAACTCTTATTAATTCTTTCATTATTTTATTTATTTATTAAATATTATTTTTTAACCAATACACCTACCGCTTATTAATACTTTATATTCCAAACCATCTTCAGGTGGTTCACCAAATTGTAAACAAACAGTATTTGATGTTGGTCTACTTATATCTACAAAAACTGTATTATATGGACTTACATTACGAACAACCTCAACCGAAACAAAATTATTATTTTTATTATGTGTAATAGTAAAACCTGTTGTTGTACTATCACCAGTTATTGTATATTCATTTAACAATGCTTTACCGTATTCATCAGATAATAATTGTAAATTAGTTCCTGTATATGGTAATATTGGTATTACATCAACATCAGAAGCATTTACTTCAACTAACCCATTTGAACTAATAATAATATAATTATCTGTTGTTGTTAATGTAATATTAGTACCACCACTTAATGTTTTTAAATTTAACGTATTATTTGTTAATCCAGTGTATATAATACCATTACCAACACCCAAATTGGTTGCACCTGTTATTACACCATCAACAAAACCCGCTTCATTTATAAAAATTGCTTTTGTCATATTTTAATATATTATACTATAATTTTTATATCTTTTACTAGCATTAGTTGAACTTATTCCAGCATTTTTTATCCAATATATTTTTTGTTTAGAATCCCAAGGTACATTAGTACCATTACCATCATAATCCAAACCATTTGCTAAATTATTTACTTCAAATTCTGTTAAATTCCAAAAATAATTTTCAGAAGTACCAGAAAATTGTATATATGAACCTAAATTACCTAATGTTTCTGTATCACCAGTAACACTATCACCTATATTTTTTATTCTAAATTCTATTTTTCCATTATAATTAAAGAATTTTCTATTTTCAAAAATATAATCTATAAATTCGTTTGAACCATATAAATTGGGACAATTTTCAACATTGAAATAATAAATACCATTAAATAATGTAACACCAGATAAATTACCAATAATATCTGTATTATTTAAACCAACATAAGTAGCCATATTACTAAAATTAAAATCAATTTCAATTATACTAGAAATATTACAATTATTTGCTTCTAAATAATTGATATTGTTATGTTTTAATCTTCCACTTAAATTAGTATTACTAATATATAATTGATTAATATTATTCACACTCCAATTAGACGTGTCACCAGATAATTTTGGACAACCAAAAATATATAAAGTATATAATCTAGTGCTACCTGTTAACCAATTTGTTAAATCACCATATAAATTTGAACAATTATTTCCATAAAAATAACTAACTTTTGATATATCCAATTCAGATAAATCACAATTCATATTATTATTTGAATTAATATATATAAAATTCATATTATTATCAATAATAAAATTAGAAAAACTTCCAGTAATACCACTAATGTTAGATAAATTTAATGTGATTAATTTATTTGTATGAAATTCTTTTGATGTTAAATCAATAAAAATATCAGTATTATTTAATACTAAATTAGTAAGATTATCTGGTATATCCATATCAATAATATCACCATATACACTAGTATTATTTAAATCTAACGTATTTATTTTATCATTTAATACTAAATTAATAACATTACCCATAATATTTTTATTACCACCAAAATTTAAATTAGTTAATCCACTTGGTAAAATAAATTCTTCAATATTACCATACATTTGATTATTACTAAAATTAATACTTGTTAATGTATTGGGAAATACAATACCATTAATATCGTAATTAATTTTCGTTTTATATATATTAAATGTAATTAAATCATCGGGTATTACTAAACCATCAATTGAGATTAATTTATTACAGTTATTTATATTTATTGTTTTTACATTCATCAAGGTGTTTGTAATTCCAGTTAGATTACCACAATATTGAATGTAAATATTATTACCACTTATTGATATATTTGTAATATCAATTAAATTATTACAACTATAAATAGTTGTTGAAAAACCAGTTATTGATGTGTTTGTAATTCCAGTTAAACTATTACAAATTTTAATATTTATTTGATTATTGGAATTAACCATACCAACATTAATATTTTTTGGTATTTCAGTTATACCAAGATAATATAAACTAAAATTATTTATTGTTGAAGGTAATTTCCAATTCGATAAATCTCCAACAATATTTTGATTTGTTGCTAAATAAAAATCAGTAATTTTTGTATTTTCAATATCCCAATTCGTAATATCACCAGTTAAATATCTTGAATATAAAGTTAAATTTGTTAAACCAGTATTAAATTCCCAATTAGTTATACTACCAATAAAATTATCATTAGTATCAACATTCATAGATATATATTCCAAATTTTTCATATTTAATGTTGAAGAATTACCACTAAATTTTGGTAAATTACTTATATGCAAATAATTAAAATTTAGATTATTTTCTAATAAATCATTAATACTACCTTTTAACGATGGTAAATATAATAATTCAATTTTTATTAAATTCTTAAAATCAATATTCGTAAAATTACCATTAAAATTACAATATCTTAAATATATTGTTTCAATATTATTAAGATTACCAATTGTATTAATATTACCACTTAAACTATTATCGTTAATATAAAAATTTATTAAATTTGAAGGAAAAAAAGAATTTGATATGTTTTGATTGAAAATTCCATTATTAATACTAAAACTACTTAAATTAGGAAATTGATTCATTAATTTAATAAGATTACCACGACAAGTTCGATTAAAACTAAATTTATGAACATTTTCCAAAGAACCTCTAAAATAAAAACTTTTATATAACGTATTATTTGGGGTAGTAAAATTTAAATTATTACCACTTTCTGATTTACCAACTAATGTTTTTTTATCAACACCATTCGATGTTTTATAATAAACAATAATTGGATTATCGCTTGTTACATCAGAATAATTTAATGTTAAATATGTTGTAGTATTATAATTATGTTCTAAATACGATTCCAATGCCTGTGATTTGAAAAGACATTCCCCATTTTTTAATATGTTATTTCCACTTCTTATCATAAATAATTAAAAAATAAACGCATTAACAAGTAAATGACCACATAATTCATTAGCATGTGTTGAACCAGAAACAACTCTTAAATATACGTCACTATTTAATGCTAAATTAGGCTCTTGGGGTACTGGTAAACTATAAACTTCATACTGACAAATATTTGAAATACCATAACCATTTATTAAATTATTATATACACCCCCACCACTTCCAACATTAATAGTTAATGTTGTTGGATTTGCTTGTTGCAACATGATTAATTTTAAATCATTAATAATTGCTCTTTTACCACTTGGTACTGTTAAAATTTTAGTATTTCCAACGTTTTTTAAATTAATATTTTCAATTAATATATTATTTGGTATAGAAATACAAGTATCCAAATCATTTACCATAATTGTTTGTGATTCGTATGAAAATTTTTGACCAATATGACACAATGCTTCTTCAGAGGAAACCCATTCATCAATTACAGGTATTTCACAAACTTTATTTTCATAACTACCAATCCAAGTTTTATCGTATGTTAATGGTTTATCATAATACTCTTTTGTCCAATAATTGCCACTTTCACAATATCTTAAATAAACATCTTCTAAACTTAAATTAACATTTATTGGATTGCCCAAACTATCACAAAAATTTGTAAATGTGTATTCAAGATTATTATTGTCTTCAGGTCTTGGTTTAACCCATTGATTTTGTTTTAAATTTGATGGTTTTGATGATGTTTTTGTTACCAATCCTAAAAAACCACCACCTGTTGTAATTCCCGTATTAATCCATTTATTACCATCATATACCAATAATTCATCTTTAGCAGGTGAATTAATACTAACATCAGTTAATTCGCTTAAATTTGTTGTTATTGTTAAACCAGAATTAACCCAATTAGAACCATTATACATTAATAAATTTCCAATACTCGGTGTTGTTATACTAACATCAGAAATATTATTTAAATCAATGCTATCAACTGATACAATACCATCACCATCAATAGAAATACCATCACCAATTCTAATTGCACCCAATGTAATATCACTAGCCATTGGTAAATCACTAGGTGTTATTGTTGTAGAAGCATTTTGATATGTTATATTAGCCCATTGGACTTCCAATTCAATATTATTCCAATCAGATGAACTTATATAAATTGTTTTATTAAGTGATTTAGATAACCTCATGTTAATGGTTACTGAAACATCATCATTAGGTAAAATTTTAATTGTTGTATATGGTGTAATTTCATCACCTGTTGGTGTTGTACCCAAATTAACATATGCAATTTCACTACCTAAATTCGTAATATATACCATCCCTAATGTTTGTCCAGATTCTAAAATACCAATACTTTGATTTGATGTAATACCAGTAATGGTATATAAATTAGGTAATGTGGTATCACTAACATAACTATCGTCAAGATAAAAACGACCAGCACCATCTACTAAAATGCCCCCATCATTTCTTACAAAACTACTAGATTTAAATTTATGTGTGTGTGTTGTTCCAGTAACTAAATTTATAGTAGTATTATCAATATCACTTGGTGTACCTAAACAAACATTTTGATTATTATATTTAATTAAACCATTCGTAAATCCAGTTACAAAACCTTCACCCCAAAAACCATTACCATTATCATCTGATGTAAACACCTTACCCATTCCATGATTATCTAAAATAGATATTGTTCCACCACTTTTAATTATTAAATTTCCAAATATGTTTGTACATCCCGACAAATTTAATGTTTCGGTTGTTAATTGTTCAAACTTACATTCATTTAAATTTAGTTTAGTATCTAACGCCATAGTTTGTTCAATAAATTAAATTTTATTTTCAAATAATAATATATTATTCACCATTAATTATAAATACTTTAAAAAATAACACACAATCATCAAAAAGAAATAAAAAAAACCCATCGAAATCGATAGGTTTAAGAATAATAAATTGAATTATTGATTATTTTTGTTTATTTACTGCTTCAATGATTTCATCAACATTGAATAAGTTTACTGTATCATATGGAAACTGTTGAACTTGACCAGATATATCAAATTGGTCTAAATAACTAAATTTATTTATTTCTCTAACATAATTAGCATTTGGTTTAATGTTAATGTGTTCAGGATATCCAAAAACTTCTGGTTTGTTTCCAATCCAAACAACTGTTGATTGTAAATCAAGAGCAGCAGCAACATGTTGTGCAAAACTATCAATAAATAATCTTTTTGTACTTAACGGAAATACGGCATATAATTCTCTATGTGGTAAATTTAACATTTCAACACCTTGTAAAGTTGGTTGTTCTTGTGATTTAATATGTAAAATACGATATGTTTTATTAAAATGATTTACTATTTTTTGTGCTATTTCAATTGGCATATCTCTATACCAAGATTTTTTACTATATTGTGAATTTGGTGAACCACCATGTGTTTGCAATAACATTATCGGTCTATTATCTGGTTTTATTTTATCTTTTGCAATTTCTAATTCACGAGGATTAATATATATTTTCGGTTTATAACCATCGTAAGGTATGTTATACATATCACACCAAGATTCAGTTAAATGTTTTCTTTGTAATATATGGTCTTCAGAATGATAAACTTCATGTCTTAATATTATTGTATCATCTTTAATATAATCACTGAAAAAATATTGCATTTGACCAAATGTATAAAAACGAAAAACATCGGGATTATAAAAAAACGGTCCGTCCCATGATGTAACAACCACCAATTTTCTATCGGGATATTTTTTTTTAATCGCTCTACATACAGCAGTTGCCATACATTGTTTTCCATGCCCACCTTCTGTATGAAATATAACATACTTATCATTTTCAGATATTCTATCACTGTTTAATTGAATTTTATCCATAAATTAAATTTATTAAATTTTATAATTTTTTATAAATACAAAAATAAATAAAAAAAAAACTCAAAAAAAAAAAATAAAAAATGGGAAATTATACAATTTCCCATTTTTATAATAAGATAACCTATGGTTAATTCATGTATGAAACTGCAAACCAACCACAAATACCTAATTCTTCAGAATATACTAATTCTAATGAACCATAATCTGTATTTATTAATGCATTATTATTACCATCAAATTTATGAGTACCACCATGTGAACAAATAATAACATTATTTGTAAGTGCATTACCTGATACGTCTTTTATTTTGAATGCTCTACCATTCGATACTGAACTTGGTAACGTTACACAGATTGAACTATTAGTAGTATTTACCGCAATTAAATATGTTTTACCCGTATTTGTAAATGAAGTATTTGCAGAAATTCCACAAATTAAATAGTTATTATTACTATCACCAATATCACATCCAGAAACTGTCTTAATCATTTTATCTGTAGAATTCCAAACTAAAACAGAATCACTAACAGAACCACTAGATGGTGTTTCCCATATTACTAAATTAGGTACTATTGCAGTATTACAATATGAATTTTCTGGAATTCCAATTCTACAACCACCCAATATTATTGAATAATTATTACCACAATTCAAACTATTAAAAGTACCACCAATTATTGTTCCATAACAAGAATTCACACAATTTGCATAACCAATTGAAATTGAATAATCACCATATGCCCTAGTACCCCAACATATATCTCTACCAATTGCAATAGATTGACAACCACATGCAATACCACCCATCATTGATAATGAATAATTACCATATCCACCACTAGTTAGGTCTGAACCACCAATAACAACACTATTATAACCACATATAATTCCAGAACCACCTATAACTGTTCCATTCTTATAATGACATACTGAACTATGTTGTGGTGAAATTTTTATACAATCACCAACAACATTAAATTCTTTTAAATTTGGTATATTCAATGAATTACAATCACCATAAATAGTAGTATCACCTGTTAAAGTACCACCTAAAACAATAGTACCACCACTAACACTTAAACCATTATCTGCATTAACTTTAATATTATCAACATATTCTTTATCAACCAAAGAACGACTTGTATACGTATCATGATAACAATCACCATATTCAATACCAGTACCATTTATTGATGTAAATATTGTGCTAGAATTGTTTATTACTAAACAATCACTATTCTCTAATAAAAAACACATATAATCTTCTGATAATTTAATACTTGAATTACAAGCATTTAATTCAATTAAATTATCAGAACCACAAATAGTTAAATTACTATCACAATTAGATAAACAAACAATATCATTATTACCATTTAAAATTAAATTTTGATTACAATTATTATAAACACTAAAATAATTAAAAGAATTACACAATTCCATAACAACATCACATGCATATATTAACATAGCACCACTTGAAACTAATATAACAGCAGTTTCCCCAGAATCAGTTCCCAATACAGCATAACCATCTTGAATTGTTACACAACTATTACTATTGCAAATAGTAAATTCATAACTATCAACATCAATTTCAGTATTTCCTGTTAATGTACCACCCAATACAACAACATTACCTTCTTTTGTTAAACCATTACATGCTGTTTGAATTCCTGATGTTGATGTTAATCCTGTTACAAACCCAGCATCAACCAAACTTCTTGCCACAAAAGTAGCACTATAATCATCAGCATATTGAATACCACGTTTATTTGTTATTGCAGTATCTTGATAAGTCAAACCACAAACATCATTACCACAAATTACTGTTGATGTTATTAATTGACCACCCAAACAAACAATACCATTATTATCAGTTAATCCATTTGTACTTCCACTTAAAACACCACCCAATACATTATTTATTGCTGAAGTTTCAACAATTAAATCATAAGAATCATCAAATTTAACAGGAACACCAGTAGTGCCACCTGTTGGTACATCTACATTAATAACACCGTTTTTCCAACATAATCCAGAACCTGCAATACTGCTGTTTATTGTCAATTCTGAACTACTAAAACACAAACCCGAATTATCTGCTAAGTCAACACTAATTGTTTTTACTGCACCAACTGTTGATATATCAATACCATTACCACTTGAAACATCAATTAGTTGTGAAAATTTAGTAAAAATTAATTCATCTACATCTATAGTAATTGGGTCTTTAGATGTCAATATCCACAATGTATTTGCATTAGTATTTCCTGTTATTACTGGTATTAATGCACCTTGCGTAACTTCGCCACTTGGAGTACCATCAAAATCGTTTGCACGATACCAATTACCATCATTAACAATATAAATACCATTTTCCGTTTTATCATCTTGGTCTTTTACTAAAATTCTATCACCACCAGTTAAACTAATACCATCAATAGTTTTAATATCAATCAATTCATCAATATTTGCTGTTGTTGCAACAAGAACTGCCGATTTTGGGTCAATACCGTAAACAATATTATCAACATAGCGTTTAGTAATTAATGAATTATCAACAAAAGTATCTGAATAGTCAGAAGAATATCTTAAACCCATTCCATCTGAAGTAGTAATAGTACCACCCGATATTGATATTTGTAAATTTTTATCGCTATTAATACCAATATTTTCACTACTATTTATTGTTAATAAACCTAATTTACTTCCAGCAGAACCTAAACTTAAATTATTTCCATCACCACAAATAGTAGTACTAGAAGAAAGAACACCACCCAATCCAACATTTTGATTTCCACAATCAACAATACCATTTGTTCCACCAGTAATTCCACCAAATGCTGCTAAAGATGTTTGACAAACTTCACCAGAACCACCTAAACAAAGTAATCCACCACTTCCAGGAATATTTGCAGTTAAATACAATCCACTTCCACCAATTTCAACACCACTTGTTACACCACTAAATTTTATTGTATTACTATTAACACCAAAACCATAAGAACCCGAAATTGTTGTGTTTTTAGTTAAACTACCACCTAATTCAATATTATGTGAATCAATTTTTGTTATTCCATTGGAAGCACCTGTTACTGCAACATTTGTTATACTTTCAATATCAGTTAATCTATTATCGGTATCTCCTGTATATTTATTAATTTCTGTTTTATTATAAAAACAACTATTTAAACAAGTTAAAACACCACTAGTTATACCTGTAACATAACCAACATGGGGTACGGATAGACAATTATAATCTTGTGTTTGGTCTGTTAAATATACTAAAGAACCCGTACTATTAATTTGATTACATCCACATAATGTTAAAGTTCCTTTTTGGTCAACTTTAGAATCATTTATTAAAATTTTTGTACCAACTGCCATAATATTCTTACTTTTAAAACATTTATTATTTTTTTATATAAATAGTTTATTTTTTTACTATTTTAACATTTTATTATTTTAATTATAAAAAGCCACAACACTCCAAAAAATACCATTATATCTTAAAGTTATTGAACCATAATCACTATTAATACATGCCAAATCATCTGAATCACTACTAATGTAATTACCATTACCATTAATAATAATTGGATATTTTAATGCACATCCTTCAATATCTGTAATCGTAACACATTGACCCAATTTTGGTTTATCTAATAAATAAACATATGCTTCATTACTAATACTATATCCAGTAACAGCAATCAAATCATCATCTTCTTCCGCATAAAAAGGATATAATGGTTCAGCATATCTAACATTAATACCATCTAATTTATTATCAACATATTCTTTGTCAACTAAAGAACGATTTGTATAATTATCATGATAACAACTATCATATATAATACCAGAACAACTACAAACACAAATCTTACCATTAAGACCACTATATGAACAGGTACTTAATATAATATCACCATTTTCAACACAATTTATTATTTTATTTGTATTTTTATCAATAATAATTTGAGCAGAATTTAAATCATTGTTTGTTTTTAATATAATTTCATTAACATTAATATTTGTACAAACATAAGACGAACTTCCACTGCTAATTGTAGTTAAAACACTTCCAGTTGTTCCTGTTAATATTAAATTAAATTGATTTATGTTTAATGTTGTTTCTGTTATTAAATTCCCACCTAAACTAACAATATTGTTATTATCAGTTAAACCATTTGTACTTCCTGTAAGACCAATAATCGTTCCACCACTACCACTTGTAATAAATTTTTTCCAACCATCGTGATTATCAATGTTATCAATATCAACCAACACATAATAATCATTTTCACTTATAACATACACAATTGTTGCATGTTCTTTCATTTGACCAGATGCTGTTGGTTCATCGATTTTTAATGACAAATCATATAACTCGGTTAAATTATTAACCTTTGTTCTAAATCCACCTTTTACAAAGTCACTATCAACAACTGCTAAGTTAGGATTATTATGTTCTACAATATCGCTTCTTCTTAATGCCAATTTTTTAATATTTAATTTAATATTTATTTTTTATGTTATTTTAATGCAATCACTTAAACCATATGCTTGTCTTGCGTTTGTTTTATATACTTTATAATTTACCGATACACCATGTAAATTAGTAACGGAAACGTTTGTTAATCCACTCCATGCCCCTAAATCTTGTTCCACACCATTTTTTATTATCGATGTTATATCACTATAATTACTTGGATACACATAATATGTGTAATTATTTGCGGGTGTATTAATATTATTCCAATTTAAAGAAACATCAGGCATAAAACATTTATTACCTAATGTCTGAATTTGACTGCTATTCAATGGATATGTATTATTAAATCCCCAATACGAATAATCTTTAAATCCAATCGATTGATTACCACCACAACCATTTGTGTATTCATCTTCATAACAAATTCTATAACTAATACAAGTAGCGTTATTACTTATTGTATTATCTTCAACAGATGGAATATTAATACATTGTTCATTTAAACTAGTACCCGATGATATTGTTTTCCATGAATCACCACTATAACATCTTTGTAAACACCAACCAACTATATTAACTAATTCTCTGTTGCTACAAACATATCCACTTGGACAACTAATAACATTACCTCTTTCCCTAGAATTTTGTGTTTCAGGTGATGTAATATCACCATTTAACGATATGTTTATATTTGGTGCAGTATATTGTTGTGGTGTTACTGAATACGATACAGTTTCTGAAGCACCAGCAGTATCATATACTGTATATCTAAAACAATTTGTACATGCATTAAATCTATCATTAATATAATGTTTGAACGTTTTACAATCAACAGATTCAGTTAATACAGTCCAACCAAGAATATCACCCCCATACCATTCAAGACACACACAATCAACATCAGCATCTAAAGTATTAATTACATAATCAAAACATAAATTAATTTCTTTATCAACTAAACCAAATCGAACATCATCACCACTTGAAGTTAAAGTAACTGTTGGTTTTTTTTCTTCATTTAATGCCATTTTTATTACATCTATTGCTGTTTTACCACTTGATGGTATAACATCACCATTTAGATATTTACCAAAAGTTTTTCCTTCACATATACTAACTTCTATATCATAATCAAAAACACTATCACCACCACTACTACTTCCAGTTGTTGAATGTATAATAATATCATAACCTACTTTACTAACTTTAGTACCACCACTACCCTTAATTGTATTAAATATAATCTCCTTTTCATGAACATCAACATATGGTATAACACCACTTCCAACACATGTTACACCCGTAATAATATTATCTTCTAAAAAACTAATTCTACCATCAGTATTACCCGAATAATTATTAATTTCTGTTTTCGTATAATAATTATTAAAACAACTATAAATGTTAGATGTTATACCAGTAACATATGAAACATCAGGAATACTATGTATTTCAAACACATCATGATAACAATCATCATATTTTAACCCAAAATTACAAGATAAAGAAAGAGATAATCCTGAATGTGATAAACAAATGCCATTATTATCAATATTAAATGTCGATTCATATTGATTTGAAGAATTTATTCTAAAATTTTCAATACAATCAAAATGAAAACCATGTAATCCTAAACCATTAATTGTTGTACCAGTAACTAAATTACCACCCAATCTTATTGTTGTACCAGCATTAATTAAAGATAAACCATTTTCAATAATAAAGTCACTATCATAACCAACATTAATCCAACTATCTTCACTTGTATAATTAGAAGCATCACATAACCAATAAACACCATTCTTGGAAGTATCAATATCATTTGAAACAACAACGATTGCACCATCATACAACCAAACACCACCATCACTATCACACCAAGTAGATTCTAATAATAAATCAGAATAACTATCTACAAGTTGTCTTGCATCTAAAGGTGCTTTTTTTGCTACTTCATAATTTGCAGAATATTTAAATGTACCTAAACTTCTTCCCATTTTTATTTATTTTAAAATTCTAATCTTATTGATATACTACTTCTATCAGAACCATTATATTCATATCTACGATAATCAACTGTTTGACCTTGAATTGTTTCTGTTTCAGAAGATTCTGTCCAAAATGTTAATGCGCCTTGTTTAGAACCCGATTCATATTCCCAAGAATTATTAGTCGTATTAAATGTTGAAATTCCATCTAACTCATTGCTTGATAACCAAGCACACGGAATTTCAAATTTTTGTTTACCACCAACTTCACTAACTAAATTTATACAAACATAATTACTTGACATTGATACTAATGGTTGTTTTGTTAATACATTAATATTTGATGTTGTGGCATACAATGGATATACACCATTAATACAACTTGCTTTAATTGATGTTGTACCTGATGGGCAAGCACTCATTGGATTACCACGACTATCAAGTGGTGGACTACTAGGTGCATTATAACTAATAGAACCTGACCAACATTGAATACCCTGTTGAACTTCATAATCACAAATATCAACTTTTACACATAAATCACTACAAATTATAGTATTAAGACAAGTACCTTGTAAATTATGTGATATTGGAAAACCAACAGAATGGGACGGACCACCACAATAAATTGGTAAAATTGACCCACGATTAAAGTTTGAAGTTGCCGACATACACGAAATTAAGCATCCAATTTCTTTTAATCCCGATTCTGATAATGTAAAACTACTAGAAGGACTTGTTATTGTTGGATATAGTGTTGGTACTAATAACATTTCAAGTATTTCATTTGATGTTTTACCTGTTAAAACATCACCTTGACAAATACCACCAAGAGTGATTGCTGCTGGTGATGATAATTCATAAAAACCACTTCCACCACCAGAATCAGAACAAATAATCAAACAATCATCACATGTTTTAACATGTGTTCCACCACTACCAACAATTGATTTTAAATTTAAATTTTTACCATTATAATTATATACAATACTTTCGCCAATACCACAAGTAGAAACATTAGAAACTGAAGTAATGGCAGATAAATAAACAAATGCACCATCAAAAGAAACTTTAAGATTTTCTGGGGTTTTGGAATTAATAGTTCTAAGATACATTGTTTGATTATCAACATATGAATAAATCGGACCACCAACACAAATTGTATTACCTGTCATTGTTGACCCTGAAATAACCTCTATTGATAACTCAGAACCATTATTATAAAAAGAATATGGTGACCAATAAACTTCAGTATATGGTATTGATGATTCATAATATGATTGTAATTTACTTAATACATTACAACCAATAAAACAATCAAGATGTCCAGACAATAATATCCATCCCATAGTATAACAATTCGCTAATGGTGATTCGTAATTGCTCCAAACAAAAGAAGTATATTTCATAGAACCACCACTAGTTTCATGAATAAATCCCCTTCTACCAACATCAACACCCCCAATATTTATTTTACCAACACAAAGAACACCATTAGAATTAATATAATAATTATTATACAACGAATCATAATACCCAGCAAAATTATAATCATCAGAATATTCTAAATACAATCTTTGAGTTCCACTTTTCCCTATATATAAACCAATATTATTACCACATTCCACATAATTTGAACTACTACCATCTGATGAACTATAAACAATAATTCTATCACCAGATGTTTTTACTGTTGTATTTCCACTACCTTGAATTGTTCTAAATTTTAAATTATTACCATCCAATCCTGAATATATTTCATTGGCTTTTCCTATATTAATACCACAAATTGTTGTACCTGATATATCTATATAAGCAGCATCATGTGAAATGTTTATTATATTCGGTGTTGTTGTTTTTATTGTTCTAAGATATAGAGAATTATCTTTAGTACGTGAATAAATTGGATTTCCAATTTTAATTTCACTACCCAAACCATTAAGATTACCTTGAACACTTGAAATAATTAAAGAACTACCATTATTATAACCACCAGCACTAGGATTCCAAGTAATTTCATTATATGGTTCATTAAGTAAACCGTAATAATTTTTTATTCTTGTTTTTACTGATTTTTCAATATATTTTGAAACATCAACATCAACCAAATTCCAACCAATTTTATATGAACCAATAACCTCATAATCACTCCAAACAAAAGATGCTTCATAAATACTATTTTTCAATAAATAAGCCCTTCTACCATTACCATCACTAGGAATACCAATTTGTAAATTACCTAAATTATCAATATAAAAATTTGGGTATGTTGAATCATAATCACCACTTAAATGTGAAAAAATACCAATTATTACTATTTCCAATGTTTGAATATTAGATAATCCTTCATAATATCCATAATTAGTCGCACCAGTAATGTAACCACTTAATAATCCAGTACCATCTACTATTTTTTCAACTAAATCATTATTACCAATACCATCTTTATACCAATATTCTGTTCCATTAATATTAACAGTTAAACCAGTATATCTTTCACTTGGTATTATTTTATTATTGACTTCTGTAATACCTGAATATGGTAATTGACTACCATTTAATGTTCTATTACTTAAATATCTCCAATCTAATGGATTGGGAGCAGCAATTTTTATATTTTCATTATATTGAATAGCCATTTCTTATATTTTTTTATATATTAACTAAAAGTCATACTATAATTTATTGATGTTGGATATGAACTAATATAAAAAGTATATGGAACGTTAGACCAATATGAATTTGGTGATGATATACAAACATTACAAACAACAGAATTATTATCAAACAATCCTGTTTCACTCGGTATATTTCCTTTATTTTCAAGGCTATTACCACCCTGCCATTTTGTTTTAAGACAACCACCACAATTTGGTATTGCTAACCAAATTCTATTTTCTGAAGAATTATAATTATCAACAACCACATTACCATTTGTCGGACAAACACAACAACCACTAGCATTATTAATTAAACAATTTTGATAACAACTATTACTAGAAAAACTACCAGTATGGTTACTCACACCCCAAAAATATGGATAAACACCAATTTTATTAATACAAGAAGTAAGACTACCAGCAGGACATGTACATCCACTAATATCGCAACCATTACTATAATGTGGTGGTTCACCTTCACAATAATAAACAGTTCCTCTAATTCTATTAACACAACAATGTGAAATTGGAAAATTATTTAATTTTGGTGTATTAACAAAACTGTTTGTAACACAAGTACAAATATTATAGTAACAATTACAACTAGGACAGTAATAATCATATTTATAACATCTTGGAATTCCAGTTCTATAAGAAGTACCACCATAAGAAGGAGTAACAGAACCTCTATTATAAATCGAACAAACACAAATACTACTAATAACAGAACCAACCTCTTGATATAACTTAGTTGATGATTTTTCAGTAAATGTGTATGAATTTGGTGTTAATGTTGGCATTAAAACTGGTGCAACAATACATTCTAAAATTTTACTAATTTCACAACCATAAATATCTGTCCCACAATTTAAACCACCAACAGTGCATGTTGTTGGTGAACTATTATAATATACACCACCACCACCACTACCACCAGACATTAATACAATTTTACCATCATAATAAGTTAAAACTTTATTATTACTAGCACCAGTTACAACAATTGGTATTTTATTATCATTATCATCAGTTAATATTAAACCTGTAGTATTATTAAATATTGTTTTACCTGATAATGTTAATGTAGTACCACTTAACTGTTTAAATTGGACATCATCTAAATTTGGACGACTAAAAAAAGCCATATTATTAATATCTTATACCATCAATTTTATTATTTTTATTGTTCACAAGTTTCATAACCTACTGACCGTACCCCCAATTAACAAATTCGACCATTTAAGGTCGATTTTATTTATAATAAATACAAAAGAATGTGATTAAAAACAAGATAAAATAAAAATTCCCCATAAAAAAAAACTTATGGGGAATTCAAAATCAAAAAATATTTAGGAATTACAAGTCAAATGGTTTCATTTTTCTTGCTTTTCTTTTCAATTCATTTAATTCTCTTAATGCATTTGGATTAAAACTTTCTCTTTTAACAATACTCACCATATGATTAAATTCACTTTCAGATATTACTTGACCAACATATCCTTCGCTTTTTAAAACATAACTTTTTGGTGATGTTGATGATGTTGGTTGCCCATCAGTATCTAATGTAGCAGTAAATTCAATATCTAACAATTCTTGAATTTTTTCATGTACATTTAAAGTAATTGTTTCTTTAGTTTTTTTCAAAACCTTTTCAAGTAATTCAACAACATTACCATTATGATTAGTTTTCATATTTTGATATGTTGTATAGAAATCAATCTTTGATGTTTTCTTTTTCAATTCTGAAATAATAGCCAAAGAACCGTAACAATCACGAATCATTAAATTCCATACCTGTTCTGCATACGTAAATGATGGAAATTTATCAATAGCAACAATTTCACCATCAATAAGTACAATAACGCCAATTAAATTTTTTGGTCTTTCAAAATGAGCAATAAACTGTTCAAGTTTTTTATCGTACTTATCAAAATACTTATCAAGATAATTACCCGTATTTGAATTAGTATCATTACCCAATTTATTAATTGCAGGATAAATTCTTGGATATCCACCACTTTTACCAATACTATCAAATAACATTTCACGCATTGTTACAGGAATCATTCTAAATTCAGAAGTATTTTTAAAATGTCCACCTTGACTACCTTGAACACAACCAGCATCATGATAAGTAGTATTTCCATAAGATTCAACATAACCCGCTTTAATCATACCATGATTTTGAGCAACTTGTTTGGTCATAACAGCCATTTGTGTTGGTATAATAATTTCTTTATCATTACTATTCACAAAACTCATTTGACCATAACTTGAATTACTTGATTTGATTGATGTTAAAGGATTTCCAAATCGATTATCTAATGAATATTCATTATCCGTTGTTAAACAAACAATTTGCATATTCATAATAGATTGAACGATGATATTACCATCCATATCTTTTAATGGACGACAACCCTTTAATAATTCTGAAAATTCTCTTGTATTCATAGTATAATTTTTTTTAGTTATTAACATTAATTTTATTAATACGACTTAAATTAGATTCTTCAAGCATAAGAACTTGATTTTCCAACCAACGCTTAGTGTCAATTTCAAGTAATCTTGCTGAAATTTGTGGTTGAATTGCAATTGGGTTATTAACTGCCATTGTAATAACATTATCACCAATTTTTCTAACATTAGAATCCATTTCAGCACTTGTTATTGGGGAAATTTGAAATATTGGAATATCAATACCTGTTTCAATTTTCCAAACATCAATAATTTCATTCAATAACCCATCATAAATATTTTCATATCCATCGGTTAATATAAAAATAGCATCATATTGTAAATTAGATGTTTCATTCTTTTTTAATAGTTCAATAAATGAACTACCCAAATCAGTAAAAATATCCTTAGTTTTTACAACAACATGATTTGTTACTGATTTTGACAATACTTTAGCAGTAAAATCAACAATTGCTCTTGGAGTATTTTTTGATTCAATTTTATTACCTGTCATTGAAATACTATCATCTTGAATAATACCAATATTTGTGTAATAAAAATCCTTTATTTTTCTTTTATTAGCAAGATTATCAATTGCATTTGTTAATTCTAAACTAAAACCATTTTCATATCCTGTTTTATATAATGCAAGAAAATCAGTTGCCTTATTTAAATCAACAGTTTTATCTACACCCAATTTAACATTAGATTTTGTTTGACGAACTTGTTGATTAATTGATGTAACTTCCACATTTTTACGAATTAACGCTTTAGTAGATTCTCTTTGTTCTTTATTAGACCATAAAACATGATATTGTGGATGTTTAATATCAGAAATCAAACCAATTAATACTTCTTCTGGTATTTTCTTTATATCACTAATATCAATTTTTGCTTTTTGATATTCACTAATTAATGGAAAATCATTAACATCACTATACAAATCAACATCTTGTTTTTTCTTGAAAATAAAAAACAATAATTTTATGGCTTTAATCAAATCACCATTATAATACTTTAAAACTAAACTATTTAAAATACCATGTTCTTTTGGTGTTAGTATAATTTGATTATTATCAGTTAAAAGTAGTTTATTTCCAATTGATAATAAAATAGATATCATTTTTTCACCATATACATGTTTAAAAATTTTAGCAATTTTATTACGATATTTTAAACAATAAAATTCAAGATTTTCCTGCCCCCAAATAAAACCTAAAACAAATTTTCTTGACCTTTCATTATTAATTTTATTAATTTTCAAATCTTGAAATAATCTAAAGACATATGTTATATGCAAGGCTAAGACCGTGCACTTAATCAACATTTGTGGGTTCATCCGTAAAAGAAAAAAGCCCACGCTCTTTTGCTTTTTCAAGGCAATTAGGGTTAATATCACAACCAATAAAGT